AGTCCGGTTATGCCAGATTTCCTGACTGCCCTGGTTCTTTCGGTCTTCGTCGTGGCCATGACATCTGCAAAATCGGCAAATGCCAGGCCCTTCTTTTGCTAGTCAATCTTATTCTCTAGATTCGGCTTCTTGCTAAAAAACGACTTGAGTTCCTTCTTCTGGGAATCAGTAATCGCTAGCTTATCGATCAGGTGATCCTTCTTCTCTGTTATGTATGTCTTGAATGATTTCATTTCTCCGTTATTTTAAACGTTGTTTCATCATGTTGCTCTATTTTAGACAATTCATATCCATTTGGTATAAATTTCTTTGCTATCTTTTCGTAAACACTACTTCTTCCCATTCCCCAACTCTTATCTGCATTAAATTTTATACATCTAGGAATTGTTTCTTTTATAAAATCTGCAGATATTTTTAAAATAGTAGTAAATACGATAGAAGCAATTTCTATACCATAATTAGTTTTTCCAAAGTTTGTTATTTGTGTATAAGGATCTATATTACTAAATGACAAAGCCCAAATATCGTCATCTTCATTATAATAAAAATCACATTCATATTTAACTTCATTTATTTCAAATATATACTCTCTATGCCATTTATTCCTAGATATCAATTTATACGGAACGGCTTTATCAAATAATTCTGTTATAAATTCTTTATAATATTTCATTTTCGTACTATTGTAAATCTAATTTTATCTCCTTCATCAGTTGTAATATATTTGTATTCGCTTGTAATATTTCTTTTTAATATTTGATTGTATAGAATAGATCTTTTACCATCCTTTTTATCGGCGGTAAATGTAATAACTTCTGGATTGTTTTTCTTAGCAAAATCTATCGCTATTTTTACTATTGTAGAAAGAACCCTTATTGCAATACCAGGTCCGACACCTGTTATTCCTTCTAAATAGCATTTTTGTCCTCTAAATTTTGTCATTGCAAAACCTATATTCCAACGTTCATCGTAAGGTTGCGTGAATCCTGCAGTATAGGTATAATCACTTATTGTAAATTCGTATATATGAGGATATCCTCGAAGCCCTGCATGTTTGAAATCTATAGGAAAATCAAACAATTCAGTCATGTAAGTCTTGAATGATTTCATTTTAGTTTCCATTTATCTGGTGAATCACCCATTTCATGATAATTGCCATTTATATCATAACCACCATACCAGGTGCCGCCTAACCAAGTGCCACCCCACCAATCTCCGCCTTTCCAAGTTCCGCCTTTCCAAGTACCATTTTCCCAAGTGCCGCCTAGCCACGTGCCAAGTTTCCAGATCCCTGAACTCCAAATTCCTGCCCACCAAGTACCATTTTCCCAAATACCGTCAAACCAGGTTCCTGCCCACCAATTTCCGCCTTTCCAAGTTCCGCCTTTCCAGGTGCCTGCTTGCCAAGTACCGCCATGCCAAGTGCCGTTTTCCCAAGTGCCGTCCCACCAATCACCTCCTTTCCAGATGCCGCCGTTCCAGATACCGTCAAACCATGTTCCACCTTTCCAAGTGCCACTAATCCAAGTGCCACTATACCAATCACCGTCTTCCCAAGTGCCGCCTTCCCAGACTCCGTTTTTCCATAATCTACCAGTCCATGTTCCGCCTTCCCATTTGCCGCCATCCCAAACAAGGTCCTTTAATATTTCCTTTATAATAATCCTGGCTTTATTTATTAAAGACTTGTTAATATCCACTAGGGTAAAGTATTCTGGTTTAACCGTGGTGATATTGTCTTCTATATCATAAACCTTTTCTATTTTATTACCAGAATTTAGTAATATAGCTATTTTGGTATCTTTTCCTATCAGATAAATAAGAACGTAAAAATTCTCGGCATATTTATACCAAAGTTTATCTAAGCTGTGGTGTGCTGTGCACCACTTGGCAGTACCATGCCCTATCTTATTTGACGCTATTAGTTTGCTAGCTTCCCAGGTAAGTGGGATGTAGGCCTGGAATGGAAAATCTGCAGGTACCTTCAGTTCAAGATAATCCTTGCCATCTTTGAGCCCGGCAATACCAGACTTCCTGACTGCCCGGGTTCTTTCGGTCTTCGTCGTGGCCATGACATCTGCAAAATCCTTAAAGGCAAGACCCTTCTTTTGCCAGTCAATCTTGTTTTCTAGGTTCGGTTTCCTTTTGAAAAAGTCTTTTAATTGTGCTTTTTCAAAATCAGTCATTTTCAATTTATCTATCAGGTGATCCTTCTTCTCCGTTATGTATGTTTTGAATGATTTCATTTTTTCCATTTATCCGGTGAATCACCCGCTACATGATAATTGCCATCTATGTCATAACCACCTCTCCAAGTTCCGCCTTTCCAAGTTCCACTTAACCAAGTGCCGTTTTCCCAAGTGCCACCTCCCCAAGTACCGCCTTGCCAGGTGCCGTTTTCCCAAGTGCCGCCTCGCCAAATACCACTTTCCCATCTACCTCTGGCCCAAACACCATCTTCCCAGATGCCACCTTTCCAAGTTCCACCCAACCAATCTCCGCGTTCCCAGAGGCCGGTTTCCCATGTTCCATCTTTCCAAATTCCTGCACACCAATTTCCGCCTTTCCAAGTTCCGCCTTTCCAAGTTCCTCTATACCAAGTACTGCCTTGCCAGGTGCCGTTTTCCCAAGTGCCGCCTCGCCAAATACCACTTTCCCATCTACCTCTGGCCCAAACACCATCTTCCCAGACTCCGCCTTTCCAAGTTCCACCCAACCAATCTCCGCGTTCCCAGAGGCCGGCTTCCCATGTTCCATCTTTCCAGTTGCCATCTTTCCAGATTCCGTCTTCCCATGTTCCACCTAACCATGTTCCATCTTTCCAGTTGCCATCTTTCCAAGTACCGCCTCGCCAAATACCACTTTCCCATCTACCTCTGGCCCAAACACCATCTTCCCAAATGCCACCTTTCCAAGTTCCACCCAACCAATCTCCGCGTTCCCAGGTACCTCCATCCCAAACAAGGCCCTCTAAACCTTTCCCTATAATGCCTCTGGCTTTATTTATTAAAGACTTGTTAATATCCACTAGGGTACGGTATTCTGGTTTAACCTTGGTGATATTATCTTCTATATCTCTTACTTCTTCTATATGATTCCTACTATCTAGTAATATGGCTATTTTAGTATCTTTTCCTATGAGATAAATGAGAACATAAAAATTCTCTGCATATTCGTACCAGTGTTGATCTAAGCTGTGGTGGGCTGTGCACCACTTGGCAGTACCTTTACCTATCTTGTTGGATGCTATTAGTTTGCTAGCTTCCCAGGTGAGAGGGATGTAGGCCTGGAATGGAAAATCTGCAGGTGACTTCAATTCAAGATAATCCTTGCCATCTTTGAGTCCGGTTATGCCAGATTTCCTGACTGCCCTGGTTCTTTCGGTCTTCGTCGTGGCCATGACATCTGCAAAATCGGCAAATGCCAGGCCCTTCTTTTGCCAGTCAATCTTGTTCTCTAGGTTTGGCTTCTTTGCAAAAAAATCCTTGAGTTCCTTCTTCTGGGAATCAGTAATCGCTAGCTTATCGATCAGGTGATCCTTCTTCTCTGTTATGTATGTCTTAAATGATTTCATTTTAGTTTATGACTTGGGAATTGATGAAATGCCGTTCCATATTTAGAATAATTAATGATCACTTTGGTCTTCCACTCCTGAATTTCCCCATCTGATGTTGTTACTTTCAAATTAGAACCTCTCCATGGATCTCCTATGAATGTTGCTTGGGTAACGGGTTTACCTATCTTAACAACCATCTTTCCTACCCAATTGTCATAACTATTGCCAGCAGCTTCTATCTCTAATTTTACAAATTTTTTCTTCTTTATTATGGAAGGTTTTCTAAGTATTTGAGGTCCAGATCCAAATTTACCAGTGCTTAATAATTTGTCTGTGTTGTTTGGTTCTTTATCGTCAGTTATTGCTAAAAGAGTAGTTCTTTTCTCTCTAGCTTCTCTATAATTATAGCTATTAATAGAAGGTTCTGGGGCCGTTTTATTTATATCCCATCCATACTCTTTAAGATTGTTCATAAAAAACTCGTATCTGTCATTTGCAAATTCCCCAGCTTTTTTCTTATATTCTTCTTTGTATGTTTCTAAAACATCTATAAGTGTCCTAGAATCTGTAAATTTTTGTTTTAATTCTATAGCTTGCGATGCTTTCTTTTCTGCTCGTATTACAGTTACTTTAACAATATATTGCTTTAAATCTTTCAGATTCTGAGAAACTTGATAATATTCTTCATAGAACTTTTCTGCAATAATAATAGCTTGATCTTTAGGGCCCCAAGCACTTTTAGCCTTTTCAATCTTCTTTTTTAGAAACAATACATCATTTGCACTCATAAAAATGCTAAATAAATCTGAAAGAAGATTAAAATTATCGTAATCTGTTAAACTGTTAGTCTTTGTATGCTTTAAGTATTCGGGTACGGATCTACGCAACGAATCCCAAACTTTATCAACATCTCTTGCAGCCTTTTCTATAATATAATTTATAGCACTTTTTAACTGATTATAATCTGGGTTTGTTATATACTTAGAGTTAAGTGCTTCTGACGTGGCTTTCTCTAAAGCAGGGAGTGTAAGTCCTTTATACGATGCTTCCGTTATGAATGATTTAAATGATATCATTTATTTAATTTTAATTTTATTGATATTGTTTTTACTATTTATAATAAAAAACATTCTAATTGGAAAAGGCAACCACATTTCTGTAGTTGCCTTTTCATCATTTAAGAAACTAATTTACTTAAATAGTAATTAATATGCATTTTGAACAAGCATAGATAAATCTGAAATTTGTGTTTGATCCCATATCCATGCAGAACTTCTCTCCCCAATTTCTCCTTGTAACCACAACAATTCTCGTGTTGCTTTATCGACCGCTAAACGTTTAAACTCATCCCATGTATTATCAAATTCTAAGGTGTTTACTCCATATTCAGTTTCTAATTCATCATTCAAAACTCCTGCTAGTTCTAAAGCTTTGCGGTAATCTTCAAATGAATATTCAGATTTTAATTCTATATAAAGATATGCATAATTTATTCCTTCCATATTAGGTTCAAAATGATCATACAATTTATCTCCACCAATGCATTTGAATTTTGTACAATCTTTAAACCTAACTACTAATATTCTATTATCTGCAGACATAGTTAAAATGGAGTTACCTGTTTATATAACTTTCTTTTGATTTTATTAAAAAGTTGACCCAAATAAATAATGTCAAATTGAATAGGTGCATCATAATATTTTCTTATAGAAAGAAGAGAACCTCCATAATAAAATTTATCAGAATTAAATTCTATAGGAAGTATTTCTATACAAAATCCAAAATCTTCATCGTCAGTTTCTACTCTAACAGATGCTATAGAAAAATCAAATGACGAATAGGGTGTTGGTGTATAATTATCAAAATCGGGCATATCAAATTTTTCATCTGGGTGTTGATGATCTTCAAAAAAATATTCTAATTTTTCCATCTGTGTGTTTTATCTTAAATTATAGGATTCTCTAACGTATTCTATCACGTTTGAAACTTCATTCCAACTTTTCTTCCAATAACAAGTAGAATTTTTCATTCGACTAAGAAATTCATTAATATGTATCTTTTCTTTATTCCATGCATAATTGAAATTTCTTTTGTTCCAACCATACGCCTCTTCTTTTTCTATTGTAAAATAATCTCTAAAAAGATCATTCCATTCAGCAGAGGTCTTTAAATTCGACTTCATAATTATGTTTATTACTAATTTAACTCTTTTGTATCTTTTCTTGTTACTTATTTATAATTTCCCCCCGATACCGGTTTGTGGTGCACTTTCATCTTCAAGTTCCTTTAATCGTTTGATTGCATACTCTTTTGATGATGTGCATTCAGGTGCAAAGCATATCACATCTTGCAATACTTCAGATAAATCTTCTTTTAGGTCAGCAATTATTGCATCGTAATCAGGTTGGTTTATGATGGATTCAATGTGTTCTGGTCTCACGATGTCACCATCGTCAAGCAACACTTCATAACGCTCAAAATCCACATTTAACGGAAAAAACTTTCCCGGTACTGAATGGCGCGTTACTTGTGTCTTTTCTGTCCACACTGCTTTTTTGAATTGTTCAGGTGTCATTGATGTTAATTGTTTGGTATTGTGTTAATCAACTTCTTCTTTGCTAATCCTGCATTTTATAGTTTTTCTACGCTGATTGAACTCGGTGTCCACTCTAATTCCATGCAAAGAGCCACCATAATTATGTACAACAGATGAACTGCTTTTTATAGAGTAAGAAGCAAGTTCTAAGGATTTTATATCACTAAGCTCAGTCTCATTTGTTATGATTATTTTTTTCATCACTATCATTTTCCAGTCTCTTTATCAAAAAAATCAGATAATAAATTTAACTTATTCTATGGAATTCTGCTCATTTAAAATTGATGTTAAAGGAGTTCCAGGTTGTTTCCTTATATCGGCTAAAATTTCATCAATCTTTTTTGTCATAGGATGTGATCTAGGGATTAAACCATATTTATGAGAGTGATATTTGCTAGCAAAACCTCCATTATCACTAATAAAATCTTCGCATTCTGCATCGGATAAAATCCAAAATTTATTAGAATTATTCGAAGAAAGATAAATGTTATAGTTAGAAAGATCTTTTTTAGAAAATTCTTCAATTTTTTCCTTGGAATAACCATAAAACCTATATGATAATAAATCAGGAACTAAAAAAAGAAATAATACGATTGCAATTAGACTTAAAATTATGTATATCATTTATTGTTTATTTTATTGTTTGATTCTAAACAGTGTATACCAGCTTCTAAAAACCAATCTGCTACGATTTGTCTATGACAAAAATTAACAGGCTTTTCATAACACATTAATATAGGAATTCTCCCATCTGTTATTTCTAACAGATCTTTATATACAATATCAGGATCAAGCTTTTTTAATCTAACTTCATTATATATTTTCGTATACTGTATATCATCTATAATTCCATTTTTATAATCATACACTAAAGGTTTTGGTGGAGAAAGTTTATGATAAGATGGAATTTTTATTGGGCTAGTTCCTGATATTTGCACAGGAACTAGCCCATCAGATCTATATCGATTTGTAAGAGCGTAATAACCTGTAAAAATAGTTTTACACATTTTTTAAGAGTTTTTTAATTAAATCTCTAGTTGCTTCAATATCGCTCATAGCATCATGTGCATCTGTTAATGTTATTTTAAAGTGTTTACACACAGTTTCTAATTTATAATTTTCTAATGATATTTTCCCTGTCCAATCCATCAAATATAACAAAGGGAGTGGGTCGATTGTTCTCCAATTGAAATAAGATCCTATTCCGAATCTTTCACCATTATACTTAAACATTTCTGATAAAAATTCGGTGTCGAATTTAGAATTATATCCTGCGGGATATATTTTATCGTTACGATCAAATTTGTTACAATGCTTATCTAGAAACAATTGAATCTTTTGAAATCCTTCTACATGAGATATATAACCAAGAATATCTTCTAATGTCGTTCCTGTTTTATCTAAAGCTTCTTGTGATATTTCTGCTTCTTCGAACGGTTGAAATTTGATATTAATTCTATCAACTTCTTTACCGTCGTATTCCATTATACTGGCAAATTGTATTATAGAATTCTTTTTGGAATCTAACCCAGTTGTTTCTGTATCAAAAAATAAAGTTTTTTTCATTTTAATTTTTAAATTTATAGAAAAATAATAAGAATATAAATGATAATATAGTAGTAATAATCAATTCTAATTTTAGTCTGTCCATTATTTTATAAAATTATCAAACATTAATGGTAAATGGTAAATAAACACGAATCTTTATATTATTAAAAGTATGAATAAATTCATAATGTCTTTCTATTTTTTCTATATATGCTAATTTTTTTATTATGGCGTATGGATATGGACACCATAATAAAATAACCGTTTTGAATTTATATTTTAACATTTTATACAAAATTTATTAAATTTTCCAATTATTGAAAAAATTTATCATCAGTACAAAGTTCATAATAACGACTGGTTATTTTTAATCTAAAATAAGGGATTTCAGAAATATTATATTTCATAAAGGTCTTTTTGAATAGGTTCCTGAACGAACTGCAATTCTAATTGTCTAATTAAAGATGATTTTCTATATGCCTCTTCAACTCTTTTCTTCTTTTCTAATGCAATATTTAAACGCTCGTTATTACTTTCATCAAATCCATAAATTATTCCCTGTGGATCGTCTCTATAATCCCAAATTCCACCAAGAGATTCATTACCATCATTGTCAACATTGACTTCCAATGCCAATCCTCGTGGATGAAAAAACTGTCTATTTACTTCTTGAAGATAACCAAACTCGCGAAACTCTTTTATATCAATTCTTTTTATAGTACCATTATTCATAAATTATCTCCATCGCTGTTCGTTTAGAACAAAATGTCGGAGCATATTTTTAGTCGCATATTCTAAAACATCTCTATTTATTTTATCCTGTGATTTTAAATTTGCAATATTACGATATAATGCAATAATTGTATCTCTATGCGATGACATTATATTAAAAACACAATACTTTTTCATTTACTGATCAACTAATTTTATTTTGAACTAAATTATCTAACAAGAATATGTGGGTAATCTCTTTGAATTTTTTGCCTAACTAAGGCTCTAATATAACCACGTCTTTCTGTTTTAAATATAGAAGTTATCCATGTACGATGCGTAACTGCACTTACGTGACATCCTATATCGACAGTAATACACTCAATATTATATTTCATAATCAGATTTTTGTATTTCTCTAATTTTAAATCTTCCTGTTATGGAATCAAATACAAAGGATTTCTTTTCAGAATGTTCTACAAAATATCCATTAAAATAATAATGTTTTAAACTATGATATCCAATTTTGCGATGAATTGGTTTTATATCATATTTCTTTTTCCAAAATTCGTACCATCTTTTCATTACAATTGACCTCTATGAAATATTGCAGTAAAATAGTTTAGTTCATAACGATTATCTATATTAGAATGGTAATATAGATCATACATTCGCGCTTGATTCATTTTCCAAATAAAAGCCGAAATAGATTCTATATTTGTTCATAATTTTTTGAGCTGCTTGTTATTTCAAGATATAAACCATCTATTACATTGTACAATAAAAAAGGGGAATCGCTTGATTCCCCTGATCTATTAACTTTCTGCTTCTAATACATATTCATCCCATGAATCAAATGCATAACTCTTTGCTAATTCTGTTCTCGCATCACCACTAGAACCTTCTACGCAAATAACATATTCACGTTCCGTACTGTGATCGACGATCTGTATGAAGAAAATATGTTCTCCGGCTAGTTCGTCAACTTCCTTTGTTTTATATAATTTCAAAGGGCGACCGCTTCTATCTGTACTTTCGTCGACAATTTCAACTTCAAGCAATTCGAAAAATTTCTTTTCACCCAAAATCTCCATAAACGCTCTTTTTACCTCGACGTTATCGACATCTTTAATATCTTCCTTAGTAATCATTTCGGGGAAGAAAATTAACTTAGATGGAATCTGAAGTCCATGATGATAACATAAAGAATGACCATCATTAAACTTAATAGCAAATCCGTCTTCACTATGTAGCCTTCCTTCTGAATCTGTTTTGATATCATTTGGATGCGAAATAATAATACAAATATCTTGTAGCTGAATACAATCATAAATACCAGACTTTAAGTAAGCTTTCATCTTCTCAAAGTTTTCAGTTGATTCTATAGTTTTATTTTCAATGTAAAACTGATAGTATGCAACGTACCCTGCATCACTTATATTACCATTCCAAGATTGAGAAACAATCTTCTCACGTCCTTTGTAACAGTTTTTCTTTAGGAAATTCTCAGTCTCTGATTCTATCCCAACAAGATCTGAAGCAAACGATTCCAAGAAAACTTTTAATGTAGCATCCCATGTAACATCTTTTTCAGTAGTAACAGGTGTTTTAAACTTCTTAATGTCATCAAATTTCTCGATGCACATCATAATCATATTATAAATATATTGTGCCGAAAGAGGACTTTCTACAAAAACCTTTTTTGGGGGAGCAAACCCTGTAAGACCATAAAGAAAATCAACTCCCTTTTCTGCTTCGGGTTTGTTGATTTTCATACAGATAAGACCAAGATACTCCTTGGTAATATCGTCCATTAACTGCTTTTCCTGCTGCGTAAGTTCAATGCTCATTATTTAATTTGATTTAGGTTATTTTATCACTCGTTATTAATATAACAAATAATTTATTCATTTAGAAATCTTTTTATGAAATAATTCTAAAAAGGAAGGGAACTACTAAAATATAATAGCAGTTCCCAATCTAATTAATCATTCACGCGCGTTACGGCCTTTAGATATGGATCATATTGCTGATGGATACGGCATTCATATGTTCCAGCTGGAATAGCAATTGGTGTATGTTCCTTAGTCCATACGCCAGTACCTTCTAACAAATGCTGAAGCTGAGCATCCAGTACATGTTCGGGGATATCAAGATACATCTTATCCGAAGATTCATCTATTAAAAGAACAGCTTCATTTGATGCAGAAGTCAAAAAATGCGCATGCCCAGAAAATTCTCCATGAGCAATAATTTTATCTTCAACTTTCTTAAGTGTAACACCTTTCGGTAGTTTTTCGATTCGACGTACAAGAACGTCACCCTGTCTGTAGATCTTTTGTTTCATTTTTATTATTGTTTTTATATTATAGTTATCTTCTTATGATATTTACTAAATCAATTTTTCTTCTATTTCGACATAAAAATTATGATATTTTACCATTCTCTGTATATCTTTTTCTGTAATGCCCTTAAGCCTTCTTATATCACTATTATGCCTTAGATCTGATTTTTTTACAATCATTGCATCTTTATTTGAAAAAACTGCATCTTTATACTCATTGTATGTTTGTCCAGGCATCTTTGTTAAGCAAAAAATAGCATCTACTATTCTCTTTGTCATTCCAAGATTATACAGGTCATTTGCAGTTACGGAAGTGTCTTCAAATAAATCATGACCAACTGCAATACAATTTAATTCTTCGTCAGAACTTCTTACATAATGAAGAACTTTTAGTACATGTAAAATATATGGATTGCCAGATTTATCAAACTGTCCACTATGCGCATTAACTGCTAGTGTTAACATTCTATTTAAAAGTTCACCGTTTTTCATTTTAATTCTATAGTTTATATCATAATGTTTTATTATTTATAATATAATAAAAATTAATCAAATTTTACATTTTAAATTATAAAAATAACCTGTCACGAAGAAGTTTCTACATCTACAATAAGTTTGTGTTTGTTGTTCCAACAATTCGGCCCAAAATTCAAATTTATTAATCCAAAGAAAATCTGAATTTATCCATCTAATATGATCGATTTTGTATCGTTCCATTATTTTAAAATATAAATCTTGCAATGCCTAATAATCTTCTCAACTTCATGTACTTATCGAAAATATAGGGAGGCCATGGAAAAGAAGCCACAGTACAATCAAGAATGTGAATATTGCATCTTATTAAATTAATTTTATATTTCATGCAACGATATCATCTATAAGACTACTAGCAAATAATTTAGAATCTACTCCAGCCTTATAATCATCAAGCGGTTTTTCAATTTTAGAGTTTTTAAGTTTCTTGTAAGCAAAATTTACACAATCTCTATAATCTCTAGAATTTATTCCAACCAAACTTTCTGCACTTGGTGCATGTTCTAACTTAATAATATCTGCTTTTTCACAAATTTGTTTTTGAACTTTCAGATTCATTCCCAACAATTCATTAATAATTCTCTGTCGATCTTCTCTTTTTAACTTTTCTTTCTCAAATTCATTTGCCACTAAATAAGAATCGAGTTCTATATTACTATCAGCTGTTATTTGAGATTCTATTTCTTTAACAGAATCCTGAATTTTTATTGTTATTCCTTTTTCTTCAAACTTTGTAATTAGTTCATCTTTACCCAAATAATCAAGCATAATAAAAAGTTCGCTGATAGTGTCTACTAAAGAATCTATCTTTGATGGAGAATCTTCTTTGGGATAACCTCCTTTATAATATTCCAAATCTTTTATACGGGTAAAAACATTTGATTTTCTATTAAATAATCCAGCAAAAATTTTCTTATATGTTCTAGCTTTGCTATGTAAATTTTCGTTAATATCGTATCGTATTTCTGAACTCTCTTTAATATATTCAGAAATATCTGTAATTGTTGGTTTAATTTCTTCCATGATTAATTTTTATATTTTTATATTTTTATAAATATGAACCGTCATATACTGTTCTAATTTGCTGTATAGGAAAATTATAATAAATATGTACGAAGTCTATTATCTAACCAAAATTTATTATTAAGAACTACTAAGTTATTAAGAACAGACATAAACCCATTAGAAACATTTTCATGAATGATTTTGTTTTTATATTTTTTCATTTAAAAAAAAATCCAATTTTGTACCACATTGACTACAATAAATTGATTCGGGATATGTTAAGTTATTACACTTGTTACAAATATAACTTCCTAATAGATACTCTTTAAGAATTTTTGTTAAAGTGTTTCTAACTGCATAATCCATACCTAAATCGCCTGTCCATTTTAACATTTCTTTTTGTATAATAGATTCAAGTCTCATATTACAACCAACCCTCGTCACTCAATTTAACTTTTTTGTAATAATCTGAATTAACTCTTACAGCAAATACAACCCACCATACAGTTTCAATGATATTCCATAAAGAATCAAAACTATTTACATAAGAATATGCTTCAGATCCAAATAATATCCCTAAAACTGCTCCGAATAGAAATGATGTTATGAAATAACTAGCTAAAATGAATCCAAAATATACAAGTGCTTTCCTCCACATTCCTAAATATATGTAATAAAATAAACCAAACAAAAATGCTGGAATATTAAACCAAACTTTTCTCTTTTCTGTAAACGTCATCCCAGGATAACTTGCAAATAATTTAGATGGATTTCCAGTTTTTTCCATTAAACTAAATGTTTGTTCCCATCTTGCTTCTTTTCCAGCACTCATAATTTTCCTTTTATTTTAATTATTATCCAACCCTGTATTTTAAAAAGGTCAAACGTAAATTGATGATTATTTGCTAAATTTGTATTCCACATCTCTGGTTTAGAAATAGCCTTTTCTTTTACAGATCGATAGTGTCTATATTCTAAACCTAATTTGTATATAGATTTATCAAGAATCCCATTTCTCTTCTTAATAGTGAATGAAATGAATGACCATGGCAATTCTATTTTTTTGATGATATAATTTTTGTTATCGTTCATTTAAACATTTCTTTATACGTTACTAAAAGTACGATATAGTGTATGAGTTGATCTGCACCTATAGCAGTAAAAAACAAATGTCTTTTATTATTTACCCATAACTTAGACGTTATTCTTGATGTCACGTAATCAATCACAAAATGAAAATGTATATTAAAAAGAATCCATAGACCAAATAAAATGCATTCTTTAGAATTCCATTTAGAATCAATTATAGGTATTATAGTTCCCGAAACATAAAATGGAATTGAATATAACCAACAATGAACATAAAGGATTTCACTATTTTTTGATTTATTAGAGGCAATTTTATCAGACTGTAATACAAAGTCTCCTATAAAATGCGCTATAAGTATAATTAATATAATATTGAAATCAATCATCTTGACGCTTTAAACAATAAATTAGTTCCTAAGTTATTATACTCAATATGAACTTTGTCAAACCCAACTGAATTTAAAATTTCTTTCCATTTAATCTCACTATATTCCTTAAAATATGGGTTCAACCAAGTATCTGCAATTTCTTGATCAGAATTTTCATATCCATTAAACCACGATAAAACTGCTTGGGAATGTTCTCTATTGCACATCCATAAACGCACATCTTTTGGTGTGAATTCCATTTTCCTAAAGAAATCTACTCTATGTCTTATTTCTCTTGGTCTTTTATCTGAATATACCATACCAACAAATGTACCATTGGAATTCATAAGAGATACTATATTATCTAAAGCTAAATATAGATCTTCTATATGATGAAGAACGCCGGTTGCATCGATAATATCAAATTTTGTATGGCTGCCAATGGTACAAATATCAGCGACATGATGCTGAACATTCTTAATTTTATATTTTCTTTTAGTAGATTTTGATATAGCTATCTGCGTTTCTGATATATCTAAACCCACAACATATGATTGCGGGTTTGTGTTTGCAGCCATAACAGCTAAAACAGAACCACATCCAACTACAAGAATATTCTTACCTATATGTCCAGTGCCAATAGTACCGCTACCATGTTTAAATTTTGCTTCGGGCTTGCAAATATATTTACTTGGATTTGGATAGCAATAGCCGTTATAAAAATCCTTTATGGTATTGTTCATTTTAATCATTAGAATCAGAAGAATCGGAAGACCAATCATCGGTTGATCCACCGCCGCCGAAGCTTCCGCCTGATGGTGAAAAATCTTCTTCCACGGTTTTAGATGATTCTTCGTTTTCGATATTAGAAGATTTTTCACCATCGCAAGATTCTTCCCACGATGATTTAACATATTCATCTTTATCTTCTACAATACCAAGCCACGCATTATACCCTTTACGATATTCTCCGTGTAAAATAGAATATGCATATTTTCGTGGTCTTGAAAGTTTTGCATCGGTATAACCTTCATTGTACTCTGGTGAAGTGTATGACATAATATAATAATAATTATTTTGTTATTAAAGGATTTTTATACGATTCTTCTGCATTAAACCACAATATTTGCAATGTCAGTGTTACTAATGTGTAAAATGAAGCTGTCCAAATCCAACCTCCACCAACTAACAAAGTTATAAAAATTACATTTGAAAAATTATCAACATATCTAAAAACATTGCTTCTAATATTTTTTGGTGTAACTTTTATAGACTCTTCATAAGATAAAAGAGCTAATGAACCTATGATAACCGCAAACCATACGTAAAATAATATTAATCTAGATGCTATAATATTATTCTCATAGATTCCTAAGTAAGCTCCATAAAAAATAATGGAATTAGATATGATAAAATTGATCCACCTTTTCATAATATTATAAGATTAAAAGATTTTTACGTATTATATTCTATTTCTTAATGCATCAACTACAGAATCGACTAAAACAACTGAACCAATGTAATCTTCTGCTTTAACCACATCAACATCTAACATATGAAGAACGACTTCAATCAATTCTTCGTGACTTAGAGCACGAATATCAGTCTCTGAAAGACCATCACAATTACCTAATTTCATTTTTTTATAATTTATAGTTTTAGTTCGTATAATATAACACAATAAATAGTAACAAAGAAATATTTTTTATTTTAAACTATTCCAAAATTTTTCTATAAGATTATTATTTTTATCCTTTTTCTGGAAGAACTTACAACAACCGTCAGGATTTACCTTTAACACGGAATAAATCCCAGATATCCTCAAATAATAACAGTTATGTGAAGGTTCATAACGATCTCCACCATCGCTATAGTCATAAAAACCACAATTACTACAACATGTTTCATTAAAACTATAACCAAGTTTCTCTAAAGCTTCTTGATTTGTCATTTCTCCATTTGTTAATTGTGTCATAATACTACATTTTTTATGTTTTCATCGGTTATATAATTTCGCATTGACAACCAACCTCTTTCTGAATTATTAAATAATCTGCGATTTACTTCATCAAATGTTTTTCCATTATCATCAAAAACAGTAGCATCTTCTCTTGTTAAAAGCCAGGGTTGATATTTGTCTTTATAATAACTTGGTCCATCTGATTCTACCCTATAAAAAACAATTATATATTTCATAGTATATCGCATTTTGTTTGGTTCATACATTTTTCTTATAGTATAATATAACACAATAAATAGTAACAAAGAAATATTTTTTATTTTAATTGTTTCTCGTAAAAAACAATCTTTTTTCTTTCCATCTCTTACTATAGAACCAAACTCCATGTCCTTATTACCCGTACGATTTATATAATCAAAAAGACATTTTTATAATAAACTAAATTTGTACTTATTATGTTGCAAGTTTATTGACTTGCCGTTTAATTGTATGAGTGAGAGGAATCGAACCTCAATTCTGGAGTCGAACCATTTAATAGCTGTTAGCTACCTTCAACCGTTGAAGCTCCCTGGGCAAGAGAGGCATAACCATTATGCTACACTCACACAAACTAAAACGTAGTAATGATTGATTATAGTTACTACGTTTTAGTTTTTGTTCTTTGCTGCTACCTCAAATTATTTTAAGTTTCCTAAAAGTGTTTCTCTGACTTCTTTAAAAGTTGTGTCATTATATAAAACACTATCCTCAAAAATAACTTGTAACTCTCCTTCATTTTCTTCTTCTTTAGTACACTGATCCTTAAATTTCAATGTACCAAATTCATCTTTGTAAACCTTCAGAAGACCTTTAGCCGACTTCTTGAAACCTGAATCTGTGATGGGGTCTTTGAAAATTTCCCTTTCTTCTCCATTGACAACACCCCATGTAGCCTTCATAGCGCCTCCAAAAGTGTCTCTGGTAACATATTCGTACGTGAAGCTACCAATTCCAAGAACTAAGTTACTCGCAGAGAATCCTTTTGCTTCTAACTTTTCAAGAATCATCTTCTGTCTATCCAAAGTGATGGAATCTCCGTAGATCAAACCAACCTTACCATTCAACTCTTTGTAACCTTTATCATTGATTGTTCCACTAAAAGTTTCCCAGAGAAGCTGATATGCACCCTTCTCTGCTGGTGACAATTCAACTTCCTTAACAACAAAATCGGTTCCTGTATGAGACTGAACCTCATAAACTCCATTAACTCCATTAATAGAGAATAAACGACATCCATTCATGTTATTGGAAAAAAAGAATTCTGCGCCGCTCATATTATCAAAATGCTTTATGTTTACACCACATATTATCTCTGTAGGATCACCAGAGTCTGGACGAACAACAACACGACCGTCGCGTGCAAGAATGTCGTTTTTAAGAGTAGGCAAATATTCAGTCAAAACTTTCCATAAATCCCATGTATCAGAAACAATAGAAACAATTCCAGAAGGATAAACAATATCAATCAAACGCTTAATTGTTCCTATCTCACCATCTTTCATACCCAAACACATCACAGAATGCTCTGTTGCGTTGACTGAACCACCTATAAGCTCTTCATCAGAATTAGCGCCATAATAATCTTCTATGAAGTCGATGGCCGGGATGGTATCTGTTCCTGAGAACGACAATAAATGTCCTGCACCACTCATTACAGCATCTTCAATGCCTGACATACCCCGAAAGCTAAAATCATGTCCCTGCCAAATAACAAACTCTTTTGCATAGCCGGTAAGAGACACATACTGCTCAAATCTCTTCCTGTATTCGAATGCAGTCGTGGCGGAAGTAATCGGCTTCCAGAGAATATTACTCAGGAGAGTCTCAAGGTAGTTAGTTAACCAGAAAAAATCTGGATGAGTGTTAACAATAGTAAACAATGGAACACCAATTGGTACTAGAGTTCCTTCCTTGATAGCTTTAATCTTTATTGGCAAATAACCTAGGTCATGTAATGCTTCTACATGATCTACTCGAATATTAGGATTTCCAAGATAATTTGCAAGTATACGCTTGTATTCTGATACAACCTTTGCTTTTGGTTGAAAGAAGAATTCTTTGTTCCAAAGATCTATTAAATACTCTTTCTTGAGGTATTGGAATCCAAATGCCACAACATAGTTAACATCTTTCACACGGCTTTTTCTGAAAGTCAAATTTGAGTAAACATAGTTTGTTCCATCTGGGTATTGATCACGGTGACCAACTTTGTACCCGTCTATCAGGTGTAATGGTCTTATTTTCATAATTTATTCAATTTAAATGATATTATTTACAAAGTTCAGGACGATCTTTCCAATCTAAAGGTAATGGAGTAGCTTTAGTCAACTCAGAGGCAAGCTCTGTAATTATCTTTCCAAGCAAATTCTCTCCCCAATTATCAATATTTTCTATGGCGTATTTTTCACTATAACCGATTCCCCAAATCCTATCATTCGGAGAAGCCTCTACGATTATCTTATCATTATGATTTTTTAATGCATCCATGTGTTTTGAATTCTGTAAGAACTTTTCTCTAAGCCCTTCTTCACGAGATGATATCGGTTAGCACTCCATGCAGCTTCATCATAATTTTGAATCTGTCTTCCAAGCTTTTTCTGATTAATAGGCTGCTGCTCTTCCATAATTTTTCCCGCTGTAAGAACGTCACCACAGACCATCGCTTTAGCCCACATCATATACTGTTCACCACAATTAAATGTGATGGAATCACATTTAAAAGGAGAATAGCTCCAATTGCTAAATTCACCGGCCCAAAAGAAATAATATTTCATGATCATTTTGTGTTGTTAATTAATTTAAAGTTCTCGTGTCTTCCTTATGTTTATCCAATAATTCGAGTAATTTTCTTGCGAACTGACGATCCTTTTCCTTTTCAACTTCTGATAAATCCTCATAGGGCATGATGCAATCCTTTTGCCACCTCTTTTTTGTTTCCTCGATTGGTTCTGATGTTTTTTATCAATCTATTGGCATATACCATCCAACACTCTTCGTGTAGGAATTTACTAATCTTCTCTATCAATATAAATTTATATAAGTTTTTTCAAAAATATCTGATTTACAGGCATAAAATTCACCTTCCACACCTTTTATAATAAAATCGCCTTCCGTAGCAATATGTTTAACCTGGTGATCTCCTTCACCATCCTCAAGAGTACCAATTTCAACCCATCCAACAGAATTATCGTCTATCCCCCAATTGATTAATGCATCTCCCATAAAATGCTGTAGTTCATGAATACTATCTAAAGTTTTAAATTGAACTGCTTCTATTATTACTAGCTTCTTTTTAAAAAATGGCATTTTATTATTATTATTTAAATTTAATTGTGTCTATGATATTTAAGTCGGTAGATATCAAATGATCCCAAGAAACAGAAAGCATTTCATTATAAGACTCTCCACGAGCTGAAACTTTAAATCCTAATTTCTTCAATTCTATAATTGCATAACTAGATATTATACTAGATCTATAAACATGATTACCATATTTTGCAAGCACTTTTATTTCCTCTAATATCTCCTCCATTTCCCTTTTTACGTAAACCCTTTGACTTCGATAGTTAGTTCCGCTGCTTCTGTTGCTGTTAGCATTATTTTATACATTTTATTATTTCAATAAGCTCGTCATGTGATTTCCGTTTATATTCTTCGTCAAATAGATAAACAAAATCAATATGAAGATACTCATCATGTTCTCCATTAACCTGATGGAATACAATCAAATCACCATCTATTTTATGGAACCATGGAAACGTACCACTCAATACCGAATCTGGATGAAGAAAATTATGTCTATCTATATAATGTTTTTAGCTTCCTCTATTTGAAGAGGATTATCATCGATATACGTTCTAATATATTCGATTGAATCATTATAACTTTCAATTGCTTCTTTTAAGTTCATGTCTTTTAGATTTTGTATTGAACAACAAGATTATTGCTAATATCTTTCATTGAGTTTGTAGTAAAAATTAACTCAAAATACTTCGCTAAATCCTCAAATTTGTTTGAAAATATACCATGAGTTAAATAGAAAATCTAGTTAAAATTTCATCTTTACTATCACTAAAAGAATTAGTTGAAAAAATATGTTGTATTCCACTAATTCTTAATTGATCAAATCCCTTTGAAAAAATTCCATGAGTACAGAACAAATAAATATTACCAGCATTCTTTTTCTTTAGTTCTTTAGCAATTCCAATAAATGTTGCTCCGCCATCTATGATGTCATCTACAATCAAACAATTTGCTCCCTTGATATCATCACAGAATACTTCAAATCCATCAATAGTACCATCTTGTGTGTTTCTTCTTTTATCACATTTTATTAATCCTATAGGATAATTAATACCAAAATGTGTTATCATCTTCGAATATAAAATATTCATTTTCTTATTAGCACCAGAGTCAGGCGAAACTAGATATAAAAATTTATCGAGTTTTAATTCAGGTATTATTTGTCTCACAAAACGAGTATTGGAAATATTAACACAATTTTCTATAATTGCTGGCGCAACATCAGAATGAGCATCGTATACTGTAACCTTATCAAATTTAGCAGTATTCAAAAGATTAGCAAAAACTTTGAGACTAAAAGATTCTCTTTCTGCGCATTGCCTATCCTGCCTTGCATATGGAATATATGGCATAATAAGCTCAAAATGCTTAACACCCATTCTTTCAAGTGCATCTTTAGCAATAAAAACTTTCAATAAATCATTACCATCCTTGAATCTGTTTGTTATAACGACCTTATAGTCTTTATAGTGACGAAATTTATTAACCTTTATGTGCCACTCTCCACCAGAAAATTGAAATAAATCGGCAGTAATCGTATCTTGAGCATTCCCAATATCAAGATTTACAGATGGATTAAAATCAGAATCTAAATTCAACTTCATTATTATCATTATATCTCCATTAAATATTAAAAAATTCTATGAATGCAAAAAAGAAGTAATCAAAAGTATTGATTTATTGATTTAATTACAGGCAAAATATCGTTTTTATTATAAAATCCAGCACCGTTTAAGCAGTTGAATTCTATCACTTTAAGTCCTTCCTTTACTTGAGCAATATCCATTACACAACATTTATGAGGTAACCAGACGTCTGCTAAGGTTTGAAACCGCGACAAATCAAATTCAACATCGCCGATGACAGTACCATGTCCCTTGTTGATATGATCCTTATACTTTGTAGCAGTTATGACCTCACCGTCAACAACAAAACATCTCCATTCATAATGAATATTTTTAGGTTCTGCTACCGCAATAATAGTATTCTCATTAAGATCTGGATTGTTATTATCTTTACTATTTTGCCAATCAAAGAGTTCTTCACATGTCGTAACTACACCAGAAAATTCCTTCAGGTCTTCGTCTGGTTTAACAAACACATTTTCTTCTTTCTTATAGTCATTAATATTTGTAGTTTCTTTCATTGTTTTAACAGAAACAAATACAGCATCCTGATTTAACATATCTTTTCTATTAGCATTGAAAACACTCATTTTGAAATTTTCATTATAGAAAAGACCAGACCAATTATTATCCCTTGATATCTTTATCAACTTAGTTGAACCGATAGGAATTATTGGAAATTGATGATCTGGTTCTTTAAAAGGAAAAACAACATCTGTTGTAAATGGAATCACCTGAATTTCAAACAATTTAAAACCGCTATCAATAACAGCTTGTGCTAGACATTTTTGTTTTTCAATATCAATCAAATTCGATTGAACTACAAATTGATTATTGTACATCTACAACAATTTCATTTAGAATATCAACAAAGCCTAAAATTGCTTCTGCTGTTTTCTTTGGTACTTTAGCAAATACAGATATTTCTTCTACCGTTTTACCTGCTGCAAGTACCATATAATAAGAAGCGAGTACCGAAAGGAATCTATCAATGCTATCTCCTTCTTCTCGTGTTAAAAACCTCTCTTCCTCTATTCCATTAACGTTTTTGTTGAATTCTACAGACTGATTGTAGGAAATTAATTCCCAATCTTTGTTTGCCATATTTTTATATTTTTATATTTTTAATTTTTTCCAACTCTTTCCATATCTCAAAACAATTCTTAGCATCAGATAATGCATTGTGCTCATTTAAATTATGAACTTTAGATGTATCAAATTTAAGTTCATCTATAGTTTGTCTAATGTCTCGGGTATAATATCTCCACCCCTTTGGAATATCTATCATCTTCCCGAATAACTGACATAAGACAACGTGATCATAAGCACACGTATCTGCATAAAAAATAGGGTTCTTTCCTACAAATTTTAATATTTCTTCACAGATTTCATTTTTAGTATTTCCATATTCCTGAAGAAGATACCAAAAATCAAGTTTCCTAAAATAAAAATTTGTTATGTCGCCGCCTGCTTCTGTATAACCAATTAACATGTCATGAAAAATATCGTGAAGAACGTTTTCGCGAACCCAATCGTCTCTAAAGATTCTATCTATTTCCATTTCTTTGTTTATAAGATAGAGTTCCTTACCATCTTCTCTAATAAGACCAATAGAAATTAATTCAATGGTTTTACCATCTTCTAAAAATTCTGTATCATAAAAAATTCTCATTTAATAAAAAGTAAAATAATAATTCCAATAATTGCTGTAAACAGAATTATCCTGTCCATTGTATAAGAAAATGTTTTTGTTAAAACTGGATATGCACATTCTAACACCAATACAAATATTGGTAACATCAATGTTACATTCCTTACTCCTGTGGTAATAATCATTCGTATTTTTCTTTAAGTATCAAGTATTGATTGTATTCTCGTGTCTTTTTTTCTTTCTCTCTTTGTTTCTCTCTTTCGCTCTTCTTTTCATCTATTCTTTGCAACTCTTCTATTCTTTCCTTATACTCTGAATTAGTTTCTATTCTATATGTTACTATGTAAAAAAAAATGCTTGAGGGTTCATCATAGGCATATCCCTTTTCAATTATATGCATTTATCCCAAAAAAGCATACCTTGTAGTTCTTTATCCCAAACTCTAAATTTTATATTTCTTCTCATTTTATAATTATTAAGGTCGATTTGGGAATTCTTTAATATGTTTAAAATAGTTATCCAACCCTTCTTTATATGATGTTATAGTCATATAAATAGTTGCAAGCCCAACAAGCGTACCCAAGAAAAAGTATATCATAATTCAAACGTTAAAGTTGGATCAAATCCGGTATCTTCTGAAGGATATCCAAGTGGATTTGTAATAACCTTCGTGTTACCTATCATATATTTTTGCATAGAATGAGTATGGCCTGCTATCCAATATTCTATGTTATGTTTTTTTATTTTTTCATCTAAATCAGAAGCAAATGCTCCATTCATTCGATCCCCTTGAAATTCTTTTTGTATACCATTTAAAGATGGTTGATGATGCGAAACCACAATGCACTTATATCCCAATTTAGAATAATGATCTACTCCATAAAATATACTTTCTAGCTGCTCTCTATGAAATACCAAGGTTTCTCGTGGCTTTAATATACTAGTTTTGGAGTCAATATCGTTGCTTGTTTCGATAATATGAAAATCACTCATATATCTTTGCGCAATAAGCATAGAATCTTGATCTTCATTATCAAAATTAGTCCATAAAGTATATCCAATTATAAAAATGCGTTCTTCTTCCAAAACTAAACGTTCTGTATAAATATTTGATAAAGCAAGATCATCTATAGCCATTTTGATATTAATTTTATCTATATTGCTATGATACCATTCGTGATTACCTCCAATCCAAAAAATATTTTTAAATTGTTCAGAACTATGTTTCATAAATTTTGCATATGTTCTTGGGTCATATAGAAGTCCTATATCTCCAGCAAGAATTAAACAAGTTTCTTTATCATCTTGAAGATCTGGTAAAAACAGAACATCATCAAGATATGATGATCTAAATTCTAAATGTAAATCACTGGCTACTCTAAATTTCATATTTTTACTTCAATTAAGCATTTGCAATATTACCAATCTTGACTTGTGTACTGCGACGGAAATAAGTATAACTGTTCATTAAATTGGTCGGCTTTATCTTACTCTTTTTTATGATACCCACTAACCCTTTCCGTAAAGTTTCTATCTTTTTTCTTTTGAATTCGTTCGAATGTCAAAAGATAAAACAATTGAAAACAAAAAGTTATACTTAATGTAAGAAGTATTGGCCCAATAAGAAAGAAAACTATAAAATCAAAAAGATTGTTCATTAAAAATAAATTGAATAATTCATGTATTCTATCATCGTCTTTAGAATTTCTTTTTCTGTAAGTAAACAAATTGATATCTGGGTACCTGTAATAATAGGAGATGCTTTTACTGTTACTCTACATCTTTTACCGCAACCATAACAAATTTTACATTCCATTTTTTCTCCTTTATTCATTAAATAAAAGTGAATTCATTATAATTAATATAACATTTAATTACTATAATAAAAAATATAAATTAAAGGGGGAAATTCAACTATTTGAGTAATATTATTCAGTTTCATTTTTTTGAGATTTATAAAGCTCTTTTGCTTTAGAAAGAGCATATGCAGTTATAAAATAAGTATGATTAATTCCCTTCTTAGAAAATCCTTCAATTTTTAACAAAAGCTGCGGATCACTCATTTCTAAAATTTCCAAATGATCTGGAATAAGTAAAAGAATTCTATTTGATAATTCTTTTACAGTATTATTATGTGCTTGTAGCATTATAAGGTATATTGTATTTTTAAAAAATCAGTTTCTTCTGGAATGATATCCATAGAAACTTTTGCATCTGTAGCAATAGCATCTTGGAACGTTTTATAAATTTCTGATGTCAACGACGTCCAACCATATGACTTTTTATGACAATAATAACTATTACCAGAAAAACCAAATACGTGGATATAATCACCTGCTTCTACTACGCTGGTAATACCGGAATTTAATCGCCAACTAGCAGAACCTAAATACGTTTCATTCCAACCAGCTAATAGTTTATATGTCACATTTCCAGGTTCAGAAAACTTAAGAATTATCCATTTATCTGGGGTGCTTGTCATAATTACGTCTCCTTTAGATTGAGTGTCATGAAAATAGTCTTATGTATCCAAGCATATCTGCTACGTCTTTATCTTCACAGATTTCAGGCAATCTTGGTAAAAATAATGAATAAATGTATCTACCTTTTGTTGTTATTAATTGAAGATTGTTGTAATAATACTTCCGCTATACGTGTTAAAGTCAAATCCTTCTTTTAATCTGATTGCTTTACAATATAAGGAACTGTTGGCACCAAACCCGGCCAAACTTTATTAATACTTTCTATACCAAATCCACAAGAAAGATCTCTACTAATTATTTTTCTTAAAACTTTTCTATCACCGTTATACAATGAAGAATCTATTTGTTCTAAAAAGGCTCTTGCAGAATTTCCTGTCACAATTCTTCCGATGATTTTATCGAGATCTATCAATGCATCGGATAAAGTATAATTTCCAGGTGCCGGTTTTTCCGGTTTTGATTCTGCGTAGTCTTTTACCCAATAATTAATAAAAGGGGAATAAGTGTATTTCAACACAGACTGAAGAATTTCATTGTCCTTATGTTTTTCTAAAATATTTATTTTAGCGTTAGAAGAGGGTTCTGATGCTAATTCGATGAGGATATCATTTATTCCCATAACAAATTTTTTGTTTAATCATTTAACCAATATAACATTTTACACTAACTATGAAACTATTTTTTAATAATTATTTCAACCTTTTCAACTTCCTTAATGATTTTTTGGGGTGCTAGAGATTTTAAAAATTTCTTAAGATCTGGTAGAATTCCATACGAAGTTAAAACATATCCTATAATTATACCAAATGCTAATGTTAAAATATACATAATAATATTGTGTTAAATTATTTTTTTGAGATTCGAAAAATATAAGATAAAACTACATTGGATCTAAAAAGAGCTTTTGTAGTATTATAAGTCCTCCTATATCTTTTATATATTTAGAAAGGGATTTCGATGTATCTAAACTAACTACCTGTAATATATTATAATGTCTGTAACTTATATACCCACAAACATCACTGGTATTATATTTCATCTTCTTTTACTTTACAATTTATCATAAATTTTAGTCTTCTCAGTGTAATATCATTTATCTCCAAAATTCTAGGACTATAACCTATTTCTATTAGTTGAAATTGGTATTCTTTAATTCTTATTTTTATTGAGATTTTTTCTATACTATATGTCAATTGCAGTAACTTTTAAGGGATTAAATTTAAGCAAAGATGGCTGCATATATTCATGAAAACGAATTCTATATTCCCAGTTTACGTTTTCAAGTTCAAGATCTTTTCTCCAGTATAAACGATTGTTTCCACCGAAAAAATATCTATTGTTTGTGTGTTATATTTCATTTATAAATTATTGTTATAAACTATCGCAGTTCTATTAATCATTGTAAACTAACAAGAATAGAACTGCGATATAAAAAATTGCACCTACATAAAAATATAAGGTTCCCAAGTCTTCAGTTTATTATCATCTGAATACTTTTTAATTATATGAATATGAGTAGGCAATGCGGGTTCTCTTTTTAGTACCATTTTTGCTTCTTCTGCTGTTCTATCACCCTTTTTATTATTACATTTAAAACATGCAGTAGTAAGATTTTTCCAAGTGTTTTGACCTCCCTTAGAAACGGGGATAATATGATCTAGTGTAAGATGCTTTGTAGATCCACAATACTGACACATATGCATATCTCTTTCAAAAATATTCCTTTTGGTAGGACTCATCTGTTTTTTACGAAGATAAATGTAATGTTTTAAACGAACAACCTCAGGAAAAGGAAACGTCTTTGTAATAGTATGAATAAATTGATCAACTTTAGCATGAACAATTTCTACCTTTTCTGTGAAGTATAGAATAAGAGCCCTTTCAACACTTATAGTGTCTAGGGGAGTGTAATCTACATTTAATAATAGAACATTCATAATTTTTATATAATATTACTCCCAAGTATCAATTTTAGGAGTGTAAGATTTTATCTTATTTAAAAGATTTGTTTTTCCAATGATTATTTTAGATAGTTGCTTTATAGATTTTGGTTCTTCGCCTTGCTTCTTTATCTTAAAATACGAAGCTTTCGATATAAAATGTCCTCCATTATTGGAGCTTTTACTCTCTATATCATCTCCAGTAACACTAGCACTTATATAAAAATCTCCATCAATCCATTTTCTTAAGGACTCAGAATTACTCAATAGTTTCTTCATTGTAATAGAAACTCCTTGATGATTCTGTAGAAGTATATCATTATCTACAACTCTTTTTCTTTTAGCATTTTGCTCAATTGCTACTTCTATGTCAGTTAAAACCCATACGATATGAATATTTTCCTTTTTATAACCCATATCAACTACTTTTACTGATATTTCATGAAGTTTTTTAACAGAATTTAAAGTAACATCAAAAATAATATTTGGTTTCATCTCTTCTTTAGAAAACATAATAGTAACTAAACTATTAAAAAACTGTCGTTCGTTCTTATCTTGGAAATGATAAATGTTTTTTATGATTAAATGTAACTTTGAAACCTCTTCTGATTTCCTTAAATCAAACGTCTTAATATCATATCCAGTCTCTTTTAATATCTTTGCAGCAAGATTGGTAGAATTTATAGATAGAGATTTGAGTTTATCAACATCAAATATTTTTCCTTCTATACCTAAAAGATTTTTTATAGTAAATCCTTTTCCACTTCCAGTACCTCCACACATTATAACAACATTACCAAATTTTGGATATGCTTTTCCACCAAACGTCATTAACTTTTCTAAAAGCATAGAATCTTCCATAATACAAAATGCATCATGATCTGAGAACATTTCATCTATCTTCTCAGACCTTTTATTCAATTCTTTTATAGCAAAAGTTTGCTTTTCGGATTCTAAACCAAATGAATTTTTTATTATTTTTTCGTTAAAATATTCTACGAAAGTTTTCATCAACTCCTTTTTTGTTACTTTTTATTCTAGTAGTAAAATAATTACTTTGGAAATAAGAAATCTGAAGATTAGACAGGAAATTGGTTCTGCTAGAAGATCTCAAATATCAATTATAGTCATAATTATTTATAATAAAGTTTCTTTTAATCTATCAAAATTAATAAGAACCTCTACTAAAGATTCTTGACCTTCACGCATATATTCTTTATTTTCTTCGGTATCGAGTAATTCTACTAAAGATTCTAAAAGTTGTTCAATATGCAATATACCATCTTTCAATTCATTCTCAGAAAAACCAATTGAAAGAGAAATAGCTCCATAGAGTGTTGCGATGTTGTACCTTATCTCATTTGTTAATTCTAAAATTTGTTCTTCCATATTACACTCCTTTAAAAAGTTATTATCAACATAAAATTAGTAGTTTCTGCAACTATTAACATCAGTCATTAAAAATTTTCACTTTAACTCCATAAGCAATAGTATCTTTCGACGTATATGTATAATATAATAGGTCACCCCATTTATCATATGTACCCTTTATATAACCAAATTTTGCTATTTTTAGAGTTTTTTCACTCTTTATCTGAAACACAGTTGGAAATGCACCAACATTTAATTCAGAAATTTCTGCAGAGAGAGTTTTTGACTCTGGGTGATACCTGAATCTTTTACTATTAAGTGTTAACATAGCAAAAATTAAAATTTATGATATTAGTTTAATTATTCAACTAGTATAATATAAACAATTTTTACTAACTATGAAACTTTTTAGTGATTCTTAAATAATAAATCTCCAACATCACTTGGGAAGGTGTTACCCCAATCTGCAATATGTTGTTTATCTGATTCCTCGTTGTAACCTGGAACAATTGCTATAAAATACTTTATTCCTTCGTATGGAACGTCTAATTTTGCAATTCCAATTTTGCCTGCAAACCAACGAACACCTAGTATCAGCGTATCTCTTTCAATCATTTTTTTATTTTCCTCTTCTAGTTGTAAAATTTCTTCTATCATAGTAAAACTACCATATCCACTCTGAACAAACCAACAATCATTCTTAAAAAGATAATTATAGGACTGCCCAGCTTTCTCAATCATTTCTTTTATTGTTTTGTAAGTAACAGCATCATAACCATCAGTGCCTCTATCACGACCATATGCAATGCAATATCCTTTTACGGGATTATCAAAGGTATGACCCACAGGTTTCTCTGTACTTTCTCCAAGAAAACTCAATGACCCAAGATTAAGCAATTCCTCAATTTTTTCACTAGTAGTATAATTCTTTTGGAGAATTTTACCATTATGTTCTGTATAACCATCCCAATGACAATAAATAGATTTTATTGAACCATCTTGATTTTCAATAGAAATAGTTGAATTAGTACTCATGTTATAATGTTTGGTTAAGAAAGAAATAAATTTATTTTACTATGAATCCTAGTTCGGTAATTATTTTTTTTCCTGAAACACTTTTTGCATAATCAACAAACAATTTAACATTTCCTACTGGTGCACCATTTGTTATAAAATATAAAGGCCTAGATATCTTATATTGATTACTTTTAACTGTTATAGAGGATGCCTTGATTCCATTTATTGTTAATGCTTTAACAGATTTATCAACAAATCCAAGACCATCATAACCAATCGCAGAAGGTGTTGATGCTACTCTATTCTTAACAGCACCAGATGATGATTGAGTTTCTGCACCTTGTTTAGTATGATTATCCTTTCCGATAACCAACTCGTGGAACGCTTCCTGTGTACCAGAATTAGATTCTCGTTGAATAACATTAATAATAGCAAATGGACCACCTACTTGATTCCAATTTGTTATTTTTCCGGTATAGATATCACTTACTTGTTGAATAGTAAGATTCTTTATTGGATTACTTGGATGAACTATAACTGACAATCCATCAAGAGCTACTATTGTTAGAACAGGATGCACTCCCTTCGTACTTGCTGCGGTAATTTCTTCTTGTTTTAAATGTCTTGAAGAAGTTGCAACGTCACAAGTTCCATTGAGTAGTGACTTTACACCGTTTCCAGAGCCAGATTCTGACACTGAAACCTCAATTCCATTCTTTTGGAATTCTGATGCAAAAGATTTTGCTATTGGACCTACTGTTGTTGAGCCATCAATTATAATAGGTTTAGAATAAGCAGTTGCAGATGTTAAAAGTATCCCAAGAATAATTAGTAATTTTTTCATTGTTTTTATTTTTTTGTTTTCAAAAATTCTGTCATTGCAATTCTAAATGCCCGGCCAACTTCCAGATCATATTCATCTTGAGTTGTTATTTTCTTCTTCTTAATTGTTTCGAACTGCGTTTTTTCATCAACTTGATATTCTAATGATATATTTCTTATATGATTAAGAAAATAAGGTTCAGTTGCAGACGTTACATTAAGAACTGTAAATTTCATGTTTTTAGTAGTTTTAATTCATTTTCTAAATTTTTTACACGTTCTAACAAATCATGATACTCATCACGTTTAACGTACATTTCTGGGTCAAATGATTTTCCTCCAATTTCTATATAATTTGTTCTTATAGTAGGAGTGTCTATATAATTTGTTACAAAGAAACTTTTAACGTATAAACTAGGTATAGAAGAAAGTATCTCTATCGAATTAAAAGTAGCTTTATATGTAACATTAAGATTTATCGTTTCACATGAATTTGATGATATCTTATCTGCTTCTATTTCCCAATTATTCAATCTATATTCTCCTACTGTATTTAAATGCTAAAATTTTTCTTTGCTTTATTTGATTTTTAAAAAATAAAATCAAAGAATTATAGGAGAGCTAATAACACTTTTACTGCCACAACTAGGACAAATATATTTATAAATTGCTCCAGGTTCCAAAGCAATATGAGCAGGCGGATTATGAGCGGGATCTAAACATGGCTTAGGTGCATCTGCAATTTTTCTAAACACTCCAGTAATAGATTTATTGTTATGAAAATTGATAGATGTTCTTCTATGGTCACTTTGTTCATATTGACCATAATCAATTACTTGCGTCATTTTTTTATCCAATTTAATATGTTTTCTACATTAATATATTTGTTCCAATACAACTTGCAGTTTTCGGCACTTGCTTCATTATTAACCGTTATTTCATGTCCAAATTCATTACATCTAGAATTTGTGCCTGGAACTATGGGTTTCAGAAATTGTATGCAATTATAACAAACAGAAAGTGATGCTGTTTTATCAAGGAGCAATTCCTTTGTCCCATTCGTATATCGAATACCCAGCATCATAACCAAACTCATCTTCATCTTCTTCTGAATTTAATGTTTCTTCTGTATTGTCTTCTTCGGGGTTTTCATAAACGTAAACAAACTCCTTATATGCATCACTATCTTCCCCACCATATAATGCAATAACCATTTGATCTATACACCAACTTTTACGGTGTTCTCCATCAAATCCTGCATAATTTAATGCGATTTCCAATGCATTATCTATTTTGCTGTTTCCTGTTGTTTTTAATTCTCCCATATTTTCATTTTTAATTTAACGAAAAATAACTATTAAATGCTTTTTACTGGACGCACAAAATAATACGTTGATTGTGGAGTTGTGTTAACCCAAACAGTTCCATCTCCCGTAAAAAACATTGTACCCGAAAAAATGTCACTCGTCCAAAAACTTAGTTCTTTTAAATTTCCAATTTCCTTTTTATTTTTGAATAAAATAATCATTTCATCCAAGGTTGGCAATCTCCAACCTTTCCCTAATTTATCACATTCTGCTATTGCTTCTTCTGGAGTATATACACTAGACAAATTTTCTCCGTATATAAGTAAATTTCCTATATAAAAAGCAGTAGAAACTTTGTCTTCTATCTTTGTCTCTACATCTGTCTGAAAATTCTTTAGAGAATCTAATAAAATAGAATTAAATCCTGCTTCTAAAAGAAGTTTCTTAGCATCATCATCTAGTTCCAATTCTACTGAAATGCTTCCATTTTTATATTCTGTAGTGCTCAATACATCTATCTTTGCCATATTTACCTTTTTAATTTAATGATTGATAAAATTTTGTTTCCTCTTCGATAAGATGTCTAATGTCTACAATAGTAACATCCATTTCATCGAGAATATTGTTAAGAGATGTTAAAGAGAACTTACCGGTACCTCGATCAGTACCTTTCTTAATTTTCCAAAAAAGTTGATCTCTCTTTTCTTGTAGAGACTGTCTAATTCCCGTTTCTTTTATTTCTTCTATATTAATCATTTGTCTGTGAATAAGTGGAATAAAACATAAACAATTAGATAAATAATGCCACATGATATAACTACTGCCAGTGGCATCCATAGTGGACCAAGAACCCACCACCATGACCAAGTTATATAACCGATCAGTTTTAGAGTTATAAATACAATTGCTAGGAGTCCAAAGAATCCTATACTCGAACTATTATTTTTACTACTGCTCATTTTTTCTCCTCTTAGATTTCATTTTTATTGCAACCATTTCATTATAAAGATTTACTCCCGGATTCGGACACGATCCATTATTAATAATATCCGCGAATGACCAATCTTCTACACTGTCAACGTGAAGTTTAAATTGAATTTCGCCTATAGGTAATTCTGGGTGATTTGTTGCCCTAAGTATTCTCTGAATTTCGCTTGATATTGTTCTTTTTTTGTTCTACTGAAAACATTTACGTTTAGTCTTGATTTTTTATTAAATTATATATACCATATAAAAAGTTAATTATTCCAAGTATTACATTTATACAAAGTAACCATATATCGTGAATTATAAATAGGGTACTAAATAGCATTGTTGCTACAATTAATTGTATTATTCCCAAATTTACTTTATTATTCATAATTTTAAATGTTTGATTGATATAAGTTTTTAATTATAATAAATACATTCTGGATCATGATCAATATCTTTTTGATAGAAATAAGGTGCTCCACAGCAATTACAATAAGATAAAGGTTCATTATTCAACTGTTTCCTCTCTAATTCTATTAGATATTGTGCTTTCTTATATTCTTCTATTTGTTTATTCATGCTAATATTTTAATGAAATTCATTTTATTATAGACAGGTTCAAAAGTCCCTTCAAGACATGTATAATCAGTAGCAAATAACCAACTTAAATTAAGACGATTTAAATGACCGTCAAATTCCCATACCCGGAATCTGTTAGAAATATTTCTTATGTTATACAGTTTCATTTATTCCGTAATAATCTCTAATAAAACTCCTGCATATTGAAATGTTCTATTGTTCTCAAACTCTCCGACAAGTTCTGCACAATTTTCCGCGGTGTGGTTTCTAACTAATTCTGCAAATTTTTCCAAATAACTAGAAATATCCTCATCCTCAATAATAGGAGAATATATTTCTCCGGATTTTTCTAAATAAAATCCTGCTTTTACTGCTAATTCTTTGTATATACTATTTTTCATTGCTTAAAAGTTGTTTTATTGTAGAAAGGTCAGTTTCAAATTTAATTCTTTCGTATAATCTTTTCTTTGTTATTTTACCGTCAACGAAACTATCTGGATGTTTTAAAATGAATATTGTTGGTTCATCAAAAACAGTTTTTCTTTTTAATATTCCATACATTGCATCATTTTTTATCGATGCTATAACTTCACAATCAAAAGATAAAGAACCATATTCCTGTAATTTTGTTGCAAATGTAAGAAATTCCTTCCAATCCTTTTTAGTTATCATTGATATAATTTATCCCGCTTTTAGATTGCATTTTTTCAAATTATAAGAAAATACGTTGATATAATGCAAAAAATACATATAAACACCATTTGTATACTAACATATACCAAGGCAAAGTATTTTCAGTAAAACACAACATTTCAAAATGCGCAAATAGCATATTTAAAACCCTTTCAAATCTCTTTTTCATACACATCTAATGTTGCTTCAATGAGTCCAAAATGTTTTATAATTCTATCCAATACTTGACCAACAAGACATTGATCTCTTTCTGACCATAGCAAGATATCATCTTTTGCTTCCTTTATACATTCTAATATAATAAGATTTGCAAATTTTTCTATATTATCATACGGAATTATTACAGCATCTCCAGATGATGTTTCACACCGATATCGAGATTTTTCTAAAAGTTCTTTAATTTTCTTATTCATAATATAATATTAATATAAGTTGAATTAATTTTTACTAGAATATTTTTAGTAATATACCACATTTTACTCTTATTTTCTATTTCAAAAATAGGGAAAAAACTTGGAATCGTTGGTATTCCAACTACAAAATTTAAATTGTAATGTTTCATTCTATTTCAAAATTTTCATATTCATCAATTCTTATTAATGATAATAACGAATATCGCAATTCTATATACATGATATAAACAAAACTATGCAGATCATCACTGATTTCCGGTGGAATTAATGGAATTATATCAGTACAGCTTAAACCCCAATGTGTAAATATATCAATCTCATTTATTTTATATAACATCAAAAGTCTCCGTAATTTACTTGAATCATCGTATAACCAAGACGACGACCAATATGAACTACTTGATCTCTGTCGTCGATCATTGCAACGATATTAAAATCCTGTTGAATGTTATTCCAGAGTTCTGCTTTAATTTTCCAATCTTTTCTATTATCACCTGCTTTCCTCATTCTAAGATGAAAGTTCCTGAATTGATCCTCAGGAAAAGCAGAACTAACTATTCCATTTTTAGGATCATTTAACCATGCAAGAGTTTCTTCACGACAATTATCTTCCCGACCAGAACAAAAGATAATATTAGTTGTGCCTTCATGCAATACTTTAACAATTTCTGTGATACCTTTGTTTGGTGTATCTAGTTTTACTTTACTAAGATCATGGATTCCTCTATCTCCCTTCAAAGCAACAGTACCATCTATATCAACAACCACAGCATCTTGCTTAGATACAGAATATGGTTCTTTTCTAAAATTTATCTGTATATCATTTACGAATTTATTATATTCATCAATTTCATTAATAATATTTGTATCTAGAAGAGATTTTAATGATTTATTCTGCGCAAGAATTACTTCTTCACTGGTATGTCTTTGTCTATTCCCTTGGCAAATTTTACATTCATTAAGATTTGTATCAAAAATAAGTTCAAGTTCTACACCAAATACTTTATACATATTAATGTAGCATTTACGAAGATGAGTGTTGTCTGCTATTACATTAAACCCATTTTGAAGTGCATACCAAATTTGCTGTGTAGAAAAATTTGTTACTATTTCCTCGCGCTTACGTATAACTTCTTGTGGTTGCGCATAATACTCGTCGTATGTTACGTCAGTAAGACCAAAAAGAGACATACGGATAGCATCTCTAGAAACTATCACGGATTTATCTTCAGAATTTTTTACATAATTCTTAGCCCAAGTAGATTTACCTGAGCCAGAAATACTAATAGGGATAATGATTTTATTCATCTATTTTTCATCGTTTATTTTTCTTATAGTACAATATAATCATTTTCCATTAACTATGAAACTTTATTTTACACCAGAAGAACCAAAACCGCCTTCTGCTCTATCAGATTTAGAATCCTTCCACATATCTTCTTCTAAAGTTTCAATGGGAAAGTGAGAACCTATAGGTAACATAATACCTTGAATTATCTTTTCTCCTGATGATATTGTAGTAATTCCTGTACCCACGTTGATAAGATGTATGTGTACTTGACCCTCATATCCAGAATCTACAACTTCCGCTCCTACCAAAAGATTCTTCTTAACGGCAACACCAGATTTATTAAAGAATACTAAAGCCCACCCAATAGGTACATCGACCTTAATTCCAGATGGAATAAGAATAGAACAACCAGGTTTTAATAAGGTTTCTATAAAATCATTTGGTACAAAAAAATCAATTCCCGCATCTGTACTATGTGCTCTTGTTGGTGATTTTACATCTGCTACTTTACAAAATTTCAATTGAGGTGTCATATTTTTTCGGCCTCCTTGACCGAGTTATAGGATGATAAAATATTTTCTGTTATATGAACTATGGCTGGAGAACCTACGTTATACATAAGATGGAAGATATGAAGCATGTTGAGTTCACCCGAATTTGATACATATTTGCCATCTTTCCATAAAGAATTATGCAAATCTGTTAAAAATTTAAGAAACACTCTCGCACTGCCCATAAATACTGATTGATCATGAAGACCTTCTGTTATAATTTCTCCAAATTTACTAAAATTTGCTGCTCGTATTTTTCCATCAGGATCTATAGAAAAATGTACATATGGATCTTTCTCGTATGCTACAGGAACTATTATTGGCTGTCTAGATATATTTGAAATGTGAGATTTTAATTCGACAAAAAGTATAGAAGTAGGACAATATAAATCTCCCCATATTATTGTTATTATTCTTTCATCCAATTTCCCTTGATCCTTTAGAATTTGAAGAGTAGAAAGAACTGCATGGCCGTCACCTAATCCTGAACTTATTTCTAGAATACTTATTGGAGTTTCTTTTGAATTTTTTAAATAGTTAAAATGAAATCCAAACCCATTTCTTGCTACAATAATAATATCATCAAAATAACCTCTAGCACTTTCTATAATCCATTCTATATTTGGTTTTCCATTAATTGGAAATAAAGCCTTAGGAATGGGAATACTGCCCATCCTACTACCATTTCCAGCTGCTACGATAATGAGTGAATGCATAATATTTTTAATAACATATTTGTGTCAAAAGCTCCCTTAACTTTTATTCCATGAATTTTTGGATTAGAAAACATATCCTTATCGTTTCCAATAGGCTCGTCCCCAACGTAAGAAATTTCCTTATCCTTAAATATAGTGTTCATAATAACAGTTTTAGATAACGATATGGTAGACAATTCTACCGTACTATTTCCTGTCATTTTTACTTCTATCCTATCATTCAAATTATTTATTATTAGAATATAGAAAATTAAATTAAAAATTGAATATCTATATTCAGGTAATATAGGTCTAATAGATAAAATAGAATTGTTTCTATTCTGTATCATACGCTTTGGTATTCCATGAACATCTAAGAGTTCTATAAGAGTTTCCATTGTGGATTTTTCGATAAGCATATCATTATCTAAATGCTTTATAAATGTTATGTTTTCTTTAGATACTAGATATTCATTAACGCCGCCATCCGCAAAGGTGTTTATAGATGTTTCGAAATGTCCTTTCAATTTGCTAACATCGTTTCCTGTACAGATAAACAAAGAAAGTTTGTTTGATCTGTTAATAAAGTCAAACATTGCACAATTTTCTCTCGAAATCCACTCAAAATTTAGATTTCTTGCTATTACAGTGTCATCTAAATCAAAGACTAAATTATTTCTATCTAAAATAGTTTTAATTCCAAAATAATTCCCAAATATAGAAAGAACTAGTTTATTTGGATTGTGTTTATTCCCTTCACTCATTTCGGAATAAACAACATCTGCAAATTTTTGTTTTACTTGTTCTACTTGATCGGGTGTTATTAAAATATCATCAGATGCATTACTAGAAATAACTGGGATAAGTGTCTTGGTATCAACTTTAAGATGAGTTGTTATTAGATCAAGAAGTTCTAAACCAGACAGGCCTTTAATATCTTTATCCTGAGACGTATTTAAAACTACATATTTCTTAGCTTTACTCTTAGATATAGCTTCTGTAAATCCTATAGACATATAAGTTGGGATAAGAGAAGACCATTGAGTTCCTGATGAAAATATTAAAACATCTGCATTGTCTATTAAATCTTTACATTCAGTTGTTAAGATTGGTGTTGCTTGATTTCCATCTACATCTAACAAAAAACATTCTGTTATTTTATCTTCCGCATTATTCCATTCTACCAAATCTCCTTCATCTGATATTATATGACCCGATTTGGTTTTGGCTTGTAAAAAGAGTGAGGTATCATCGTTGCAAATAACATCGTCCGGATATATTCCAAGAACTCTAGACATTTGTTTCGCTGCTCCGTTCATACCATACTTTGATGCTAAACCCGAATATATTATATTAGCTACAGAAAAGTCTTTATACTCTACATTAGTAGCATTTTCTGAGTTAAAAAAAAGTTGGGTTCCTTCCATACAAATAGAATACAAATCGAGTTCATGCTCATCATTTTTGTCTAATAAATCTACCAACTGATCAGTTATCGCATCTTCTATATCAGAATAAGAAAAAGTAAGACGTTGTTCTAAAAATTCTAAAAGCTTATTATTACCATGAGATAATTCGTGTCTAAGAAGTTGATTTTTTCTTAAGTCTGATGGTCCTAATATTTTTCCGTCAAAAACTTGGCGGCAAGTACCAGTACTTTTTCCATTATCATAACAATTAATTATAACAGAATAATCTAAACAATCAGGACCAAAAACTTTATAAAGTCCTCGTTGTAAACCAACAGATCCGGTGCCACCAGAGAATATTACAATTTTCATATTTTATGTATAAAATTCTGTTATTAAAGATTGTTTAGCTAAAGTTATCAATGATGGAACATTTTCTATTGGTTTAATAGTAGTAATACCAAGATCTTTTATTCTTAACTTTTGGATTTTTTCATCGGTCATCGAAATTGCTTGATAATACTCCAATCCACTTACAGCAAATACATGCAATTCGCATTCTGTAAAATATAAAGTAGCAACGTAAAGCCAAAGATCCGACGTTACGTTTGTTTCTTCATGTGCTTCTCTTATCATAGCATCTAAAGGAGATTCATTATATTCTATCTTACCTCCTATTCCGTTGAGTTTTCCTTTTTGCCAATCAGGTCTGTTTTTTTTCTATTAATACTACGTGTTCCAATCCAGTATCAAATATAAAACCCAAAACGTATTTTTGCATACTATTATTTTTTATTGTTTTCGGCAACTATAATATAGCATTCAGCTATCTCTGGTTTCATGAATGCTATAATACTAGCAGCTAAACCTTGAGATACATCTTTAACATTATTATACAAATCTAAAGTTTCTTTATCTAGCAATTTCTTAAAATATTTAGCTTTACCCAACCAACCATTCACACGTTTAATAGAAAATCCTGCTTCCTGAATCATAGCTTTCATTTCGTCTAAAGTAAACTCCTGAATATGATTTTCCGGCCAGACAAATTCTTGTCCTTGAGATTTTTTTGGATTAGGAGACGAAACAATTATGAAACCTCGATCTGATAAAATTTCTTTTGCTTCTTTTAAAAGAGATTTACCAGTTTCTTCTGTAACATGTTCTAGAATTTCCTGTAAAAGTATAACATCATATTTTTCAAATTTTCCTATGTCATGCAGTGATTGTGTATTCAAATCATATTGAATTACTTCATTTGAATTGGCAAAAGTCTCGCTGGAGGTCTTATTTGCTTCTTCCACAACATCCTTAAGGTACTCTAAACCGACATAATTAATTCTAGGTCTACAATGGGAGTCAAAATTGCACATCCAAAATCTGTAAAATGTCTTGTTACCACACCCAATATCTAATATTTTTAGTGAGTCTTGTTGATTTTCTCTCTTTACTCTTAAAATTTCTGTACATGTTGTAGTATATCTAAAGGCAAACGACATGTGCCACCCGTTGGAAAACTTTGCATTCCCAAAATAATTATTATTAAAAAACATGGATGATGAATCATCGAATGTATCTTTTATTTGTGTCATGCTAAATTTTGAATTAGTTTATAAAAATCGGAGCAATATGTATCTCTATTAAAATCTACTATTTTATGTTGTAATTTTATTATAGTATTTAGCTCAGAATTAGTTAACATTTTTAACCTTTTATAAACTTGATCTCTATTTGTTACATAAAGAAATTTACCTAATTCAGTGTCTCCAAAAACTCTTTTATTTCTATCAAAATCTATATCTATAAACGTAACGCAATCAGACATGATTGACTCATATACTCTCTGAGAAATCATCCCAAACTCTGGGTAATGTCCATCCCCTATAGCAACATGTGCTTTGGATTCTGACATTTTATGAAGCATTTTATTGTAATCAACTGGGCCAGAAAAGTTTGGAGATCTAAGAGTTCCTACTTTTTGGGGGTTAAATTTTTCTTCTTTAATTTTCCCAAACAATTCTACTTTTAAATCTTCGGGATACCCAAAGTAAAATTCTATTAATTTCTTTTCTCTGCGGCCTGCTCTAAATGTTCCGCCATAAGATAAGTCAGATGTATAAATTCTTTCTTCTGATATTTGTGGTTTTACAAACATCATAGGAAATTTCTGGAAATCGTATTGAAAAATCTTATCTATATGTATGTCCTTAAATGCTGTCAGTACTTTTGTTATGTTTGTTGATTGAGTAACTACATCTATTTTCTTAACAATAACTATATCAGATTCTTTCCAATCAGAAGCCCATGTTCTATTCTTTATAGAAGGCCAAAGTTGTTTCAAAGGAAGATTGGGATCACAATGAATGTATATAACTTTCTTAGAAAAATTGTTTATCATATGATAATTTAAAATCTGTGAATTATCAGCAACACCTCCAAAAAAGTTCACAGTTCCGTTTATAACAATAAGTATATCATAAGTGTTCACTGTTGAATATTCTTCTTCTATTTGATGTATATTAATATCATTTGGTATATAATCATCCTTAAGTATCTTTGTAAAACAATGAACTTCTGCTCCAGCTTCTGATAACATATTTACCAATGATTGAGCTTCACCACTGCCGCCACTAGAACCAACCTTATCGCCAAATACTAACCGTGCCCCTAACTTAATAACAGCTATTTTCATATTAAATAAAATTTAACACCACATTCTGTAAATACTGTCTTGGTAAATTCCCAAGAATCTTTCCATTTTTCAGGCCATTCTGATTCTATGTTCATATAAACAGAACGTATCCCAACCTGTATAATTCCCTTTGCACATTCACTACATACAGGAAGACCATAAACGTATAGAGAAGCTCCATCGAGAGATACTCCATTATAAGTTGCATTATAAATAGTATTCATTTCTGCATGAACCATCAGAGAATATTTCATTTCTCTGTTATTTAATCTTTCGGTGGTATCTTTAATACCCCGAGCAAAACCATTAAAACCCTGAGATAATATTTGGCCCTTTGAACCAACAGCAACAGCACCAACTTTTGTTGATGGATCCTTTGACCACGTTGACACTTCTTTAGCTATTCCTAAGTATCTTTTTGCCCAATAAAGTTCTTTTTCTGTCATTTTATAAATTTAAAGTGTCGTTCATAAATGTGGAGTGAAGATGCAAACCAATGAATATTTCCAGGTCTTATATTTAAATCATTAGCCAATTTATCGTGAACATATTTCATAAATGCATAGTCATTATTATAACCGAATACAGCATCCTGACTTCTAAAATTTACAGTTGTTTCTAATTCTCCCGATCTTATAAAATGAGTTGTGTTGCTACAACACATAAAATCAGACATTCCATCTGTATTAAAATCGGAATGCATACTGGGTCTCGTATATATCATCTGGCCCCGTCTAGATTCAGAATTTTGCCGAAGTTCCTTTAAAACGTTATCATATTGTGATCCATTTTCTTTAGAATAAATACACCAACCATAGTTAGAATTAATAAGACCTTCCGGGCTTGCACATTTTTTCCAAATTAATGGTACTGGTTCTTCAATATCATAAACATTTCTGCTCTGAGATTCATACCATGCTAATTCTCTTCTTATATAATCTTGATTTGGTGTACCAAAAATAAACGGTTCATTAGCTAAAAATTTTGCACCTATAATATCTACTGTTTTTACCCCGGTTTTGTCTATAACAAATGTTCCAGATAATAATTTAATACGAAACTCATCGCGTATTTTATCTATTGTAGAAATCATTTTTTTATTTTTTTATTTTTCTATTCAAAAAATCTTTGTCAGCTTTCTGACCATCCATTTTTCCTCTACAATAAGATACCGCAAAAGATGCATAATTTATTAAATCTATACATGAATCTTCTATAGACTCGAAATTTGGAGTATAATTAACATCATTTTCCATAGCTTCTATAACAGATCTGATGCGAAGTGCTTTACCTTGAATTATATCTAATATGGAAGATACTCCTCTGGGATAATAATCTGCTTGATGTATACTAGAATTTGGATTTTGATAATCTGTAGATTTTTTACGCTGAATATCTAAAGCTTCTAAAAGTACTTTAATAGATTCAGTTTGCTCTATATCTTGAGCTCGTGTTTTGTTGCAACTGCATTGATGATTCGACATCTTGTATTTCCTTGATTTTTGTCATTTTACTAATATCCCAAGCTATTCTCCCATTACTTAATTCCCTATAATCGAATCTATCTGAACATTCCCAAAATGTAATAATAGGAGTGCACAAATCGTATTCAACGAAATGTAGAAACTGAGCACCGAATCCCTTTTTAAGATTTGGCCAGCCTAGGCATTTTTGAAGTTGATTTTTATCTACAGTGAAGGCATTTTCTTTGTAAAATCTAACTTGTGTTTTAATTTCTATTTTTTTGTCATCCAAAAAAACATCACATTCTTGATCAAAAGCATCATCTAATTGCTTTCCACCAAATTCTCTAATCCACAAGAGTTCACCAATTTTTCCAACTTTTGATTTATTTTCCATATACATTAATATAGAAAAATAAATCAAAAATAAAAGCGTGACTTTAAAAGAAGAGTTCTGAAACGATTATTTTCTTTGCGTTTTCCATAGAAACAACAATTCCCATTTCATCATAGGGGCTTTCCCCTACAACAAAATGAGTATTATCTTCTCGTAAATATTCATATAAGATGGTAGTTTCATTTTTTATAAAACCTAATCCATCTACAATTTCATACCATTGGCCATGTTTGCATTCTGATAATGTCATTGTTCAACATTTTCTCTGGGACAATTTTCTTTAATGTGGGCTTCTATTTTAGCCAAACCCTCATTAAAAGAGTAAGCATCATCAAAAAAAACTTTATTTAAGAATATATTCCATATTCCACTCCAACAAACGAGTCTAAATTCACCTAGCGGAGTTGTAGACCACCACGTAACCTTATAATCCTGATTATAAAATAATGATACCATTTTGTTTTATTTGTTTTTAATCGTTTTTAAAACCGTAATTGTTTGCTGTTATTAATTCATTAATACAATCGTTTATGTATTTTGGAGATTCTACTATAGACCATGAACATTCTTCATCTATCCTTACTATTGTAGTTTCTACATCATCTTCATCCTCAGGGATTTGAGATGGAATATAACGATAAAATGCCCCTATCTGAGTTACATCTATAAAGAGAGGGGCACCTGTAGTTGTTAAGGTGAATTCGTAAAATGGATTTATCACATACTCCTTTTTTAAAAGTTTAGAATAGGATTGGAGATCATTGTAATAAATTTATTTAAAACAACTCTCTGCTTCTTTATTGAATTCGCTTGTCTCGAAAACATTCCTTTTACATCTTTAATTGCATCTTTCATGTTATTTGGTGTAAAATTTGGGCTTTCAGTATCAAAACTAAAATTACTTTTATCAGTTCTAATAACATATAATTCATTATACGCGCATCCCGTAAGTGCTATACTTCCATCTTTAGACAATTTCTGATGCTCTTCGTAATAGTTATTGCTACTTTCTATTTTAGAATATGAATGAACGCTGGAAAATTCACTCAATCTTGATATTAGAGAAAAACCAACAACTCTAACATTAGAAATTTCTTTTACGTATAATATTAAGGCATTAGTAATAGAGTCTCTACTGTCTCTATTACCATGCGGCATTTCTATTAATGTAGGATAGTTTTTATGCCCATGTTTAATAATAGCGTTTGAAATGTATGACGTTGTATACTTTGAACCATAATAACTGCCGGGTAATCCTTTCACAACTCTCATATCATCTGTAGCTTGACCATCTGTAAGAACTACCAAATGAACAACCTGTGATTTATGATCATGACGAAATTTTTCTATCAATTTCGGGCTTGCTATTAAAGCAGAGTTTAAAGGTGTTCCAGAAAGAGTATATTTTCCAGAAATTCTAACTTTACTTTTAAAATTATCTTGCTGCCAAGCCCAAGCTTCTCTTCCTACAATTAATCCAATTCTCCATAGATTAGCAAGTGCTTGTGTAAATTTTAGTCCACTTTGTTTACTTGAAATAAAATTTAAAAGTTTAAACCCTGAGCACAAAACAACTTCATTTTCCTTAAGATTTTGATATTTATCAAATTCGTTTAGGGTATCGCTACTATCTCTAAATGCGTATACCTCGAATGCAATTCCAGCTCTCTTACAAAATAATACCAAAGTGATGATTTGTTTTATGGTATCTGAGATTATATGAGACATAGATCCAGAAAAATCCAATAGCATAACAAGACCGTGAGATTTTCCATTAGGAACTGTTGCTATTCTTTTGAATATATTATCATCATATTTATATTTATGCACCAAATTACAGTCAATAGAACCTGATGTAGCAAATTGTTCTCTCTTATACTGTTCTGCATTTTTCTTCATTTCAAATTCTTTATGAAGATAATTAACTACATTCTGATTTTGCGTTTTAAACAGAGCAAAATTATCTATATTAAGAGGAGTTTCTTCAAAAACTTTATTCAGTTCATTTAGAATTTCATCATGACTGTCTATGAATGAAGTTATATTAAAATTCGAAATTTTTACATATTTTAATTCTGTAGCATTGTTATCAATAAAATCGTTCAATTTATTCTTTGCATTGTCTGCAGTAACTCTTTCTCTATTTCGTGGTTTTCTATTTGATGTTTTTCCAGAATCGTCGTCGTCTCCTTCGCTATCGCCTTCGTCGTCTCCTTCGTCGTCACCTTCGCTATCGCCTTCGCTATCGCCTTCGTCGTCTCCTTCACTGTCTCCTTCACCTTCACTGTCTCCTTCACCTTCACTGTCTCCTTCTTCGGACTTTTCCTTTTTGTCAGATTTCTTCTTATCTTTGTTTTTATCCTTAGAACCATTAGTATTTTCGCCATCTTCTCCATTTTCTACTTCAGTAACCTCTGACTCAGAATCATCTGATTCTTTTTCGTCTGGTCTATTATCATATTCCTTAATTTCCTTTGCTAATTGAACAACTTCAGAAAAAGTAAGAAGTTTTTTAGAACGATCAGCAAAACCCTGTTCTATTTCATTAAAATAACCAGGTGTAGAAATTTTCGAATGAAGATTGAGTCTATCAAAAAGACTCAATGTTGAAATATCTTCGTTGGCTATACCAAAAAAATCATCTGCGGCCAAGTACGAATATCCTTTAAAAAACGCTTTAGTAAGACCTTCGTACTTATTTTTCATAAGTTTTTCTATTCTGATGTCTTCTACCATATTAACATACTGAAATAGCGCTCTATTTTTTACTATATTCTCGTCTAAAGGAGTGAAAAGAGCATGACCAACTTCATGTGCAACAAACACATCATACACTGATGGTTCAATATCTTTTTTGTAAATGGGAAGAATCAATACGCGGTTTTTAACATCAAATGCTGCAGTACGAACTTTACGATGTTCAATAGAAATATTCTCACCAGCCAAAAGTTTAGCCAATAGTGATTTTGTTTCTCTAAGTGCTATAGACATAATATAATATTGTTTAGTTATTCATATAGTATAATATAACCATTTTTCTTTAAAAGTAAAAATAATTTTATTACTTGAATAAACTTGAAATTATAAAATTTTGAATAACATTAACTCTCTCGATAATTGAGATGTTTGATGGAGGGATTTATTAGCGACCTTAGGAGAATCGAACTCCAAACCTGTAGATCGACAGTCTACTGCTCTAACCAGTTGAGCTATAAGGCCTTTTTTAAATGAGATTCATATACATGCAAACCACCCAATAAAATGTATCTGTATCCTTGCCAATCATAAGTAATATTTATTATCTCATATTCATATTCATTACTAATAAGAATAACTTTATCCCCTATTTTAAAAACCGGATCTTGAATTTTATTATAACTACAATTCATATGGAATAACTTTATCTTTTTACTAGTTTATAAAATTATTTGTTGGAAGTATTCTTTTCTCTTTTACTCGCGTTTATTTGAGCATAATAATTAATTTCTCTTAATTCGTTCAATCTACAACTTATAGACTTTTTTGTTTTAGGAGTCATTAAATATGCTCTTTCATCATTAAATCCTAATAATATCCATACCATACCTTTTCTAGAAGCCCATGATATATGATATTTTCTATTAATAGTAGGATTTGTTACTATAAAATCTTGTTCTATTATAACAGAATTTGTCATGTATGAAGTTTTATACTTAATACTTAAACCTAGGCGTATGTTTCGCGCCTATATATTATAAAGACTTTGCAAAAATGCCTTTTCAATTATATCATTTAAAATATTTTTGTTTTCTTGGCAGGATTCGAACCTGCATATTTACAAAAGCGTTAACCAATTACGCCACAAGAAAACGAACCCTTTTCTATATAGTATGTATAGATATTATTAGAAAGGCGTTTCGATTGTTTCTTCACATTTCTCTGTCGCAGGTTCTTCTTCTGTTACAGTAGCATCAATTTTTGTATAAGCGTCTAAAAATGCTATTTTAGACTGTTCATCGAATCTAGCAAGACATAGTTTAATAGATTCCAATTTATTCGAAAAAATGCTATAAGTTTTTGCGATATGTACTAAACGACGTGTAGTAATAATTTCATCCATTGATCCATTGAGGAAACTATCACGAATGCATTTTGCCCACTTCGTAAGTTTGTCTGCAAAATCATCGTCATCAATATCATATTTCGTAAAGAGTTTTGTCAAAATATTCTTCTCTACAATAGATGAAGGATATTCCTGTTCAACTGTAATAACAAACCTCTCCAAGAAAGCTTCGTTAAGTATGTTTGTTCCAACAAATCGACCATCTTCAGAACCGCGTCCTTTGGTATTTGCGGTAGCTACAATGGTGAATCCCTGTGCTGGCTTCACAGTTTCACCTGTTTTCTTAATATAATACGAACCTCCTTCAAGAATAGACTGCAGACACATAATTTTAGAACTAGCCAGATCACATTCGTCTAGCAGCAACACTGCTCCATCTTTCATTGCATTAATAACAGGTCCATGCTCAAACACGGTATTTCCGTCAAAAAGTCTAAATCCACCAATAAGATCATCTTCATCTGTCTCAACTGTAATATTAACACGATACAGTTTTCTTGAGATTTCTGCACAAGCTTGCTCTACACTTTTTGTTTTACCGTTTCCTGAAAGCCCGGTGATAAATATTGGATAAAAAAAGTTTTTCTTCAATATTTTTTTGAGAGAGGCGTGAAACCCGAATGGTACATAAAGAGGATCTATATCAGGAATGACTCCGAATGTAGTTTCTGCAACATCAGTACTACAGATCTCTGGTGATAAATTTGCGGTTGGCTTTGTTTTTGTTACAGTAACCTTTTTCTGACGGGTTGTTGGAATAACCATATCAAATTCCATTGGAATACTAAATGATCCACGCGCAACAACAGTTTCTGGCCGATATGCACGCAAATAATTATACCAATTTTTGTTCGTTTTTCCAAATGCTTCACGAAGCATTTTGTTAGTTACTGTTTCGCCGCCAAATTTCTCAATCAATTGCTGTTCAAATGCCTGTATTTCCATGATATAAATATAATTTTAGTTATTCAGATAATACAATATAATTATTTTTCATTAACAAAAAAAATATTTTTAATTATTTTATCAGAACCTGTAAGAACCAAGATCAAACTGTTTTACTTTCTCACGGCTACCATTAGGCATATCAACATATTCCGATATGTGATAATTAGAAAACTGTTTTTGATGCTCATAGGAGTGTTCCTGAAGTGCAGAGACGACATCTTTGAAATTTTCCTCATTGGAGATCATCTTTGTCATAGGAAGATCGTTCTGCTGATAATTGTAAAATCCTGCAAATGTGGTGTTTTTCAATGTGTAGTTCCTTTTGTTTAGTTTTTCAGATAGAATAATATAAACATTTTCTACTAACTATGAAACTATTTTTTAACTCTTGTAAAAATAAATATACTTCTCCAACCCTCATCTTCGATACTAAGTTCATAGTTATCAGGGGTAAACTTTTTGCCATTTTTATATACAAAGATGTTCTAGAGTCGGGGTGTGTATCTTTTGTACTAACAGCCTTTTCTGATTTATATGTATATTGTAACTGGCTGGGTGTATTATAAAGTTCCGTTATAAGTGTGCTGTATATTTTCATTTTAACAATTTAGTTAAGAATTCTGTCCATTGTTGCCCTCTGAATTCCCAATTATAGAAAATGTCTGCGTATTTTTTTTGTTCTTCTAAAAGGCTAGTAATACTCATTCCATTTATTTTTTTTCCTATCCCGTTGCCCCTTATACTGTCAATACCTTCTTTTAACGTATTATAGAAATTCTGTGCGTGTAGATTAAGGTTAGATTGATAATCATACATTAAGGAGAAACCTGCACTGGTTTCGGGCAATGCTCCTAAGTTATTAGTCACTATAAGATTTCCTGCACTCATGTTTTCCATGATAGTAGTGCAACTACTTTCTTCCCAGATTGAAGGGTATGCTAAAATGTGATTTTCTTTTGTAGCATCTTTCAATTCTTCATGAGAAACTGAACCATAATAATTTATCCCTGGATGAGATTTACATTGATCAAACAGTGGCAAAAATGGTTTATTTCTTTCATGATGACCATAGATATCAAAAGAAGAATACACATTTAGTTCTATGTTTTTGTCATCCTTATAAAGCTCGTCAAAAACAGAATATAAAATATTAAGGCCCCTTTGTGGAGTAGAAGAATAAATAAGTTTTACCTTCTCTGGAAAAAATTTTTTAGAAATGTCTATATTCGATGGTTCTATTGCATTTTTCAAGACGTGTGATTTTTCAAATGGAACTCCAAGATAATCTCTAAACTGATTTCTCTGATAATCAGAATTGTGTATGATATATCTAAAATTATCACGGAATGCAGGTTCTTTTAACCTCTGAGATTCTGGTTCAGAAACAACTTCCTTACACCAGAGTAAACGTGGTTTGTCTTCGAGTTCTCTAACTCTTGTTATTATTATTTGAAATTGATCTAGAAGTTCTTTTGCAACATATTTTTGTAAATACTCTGCTTGTAACTCAGAACCGCCTCTTGCTGTTGCATTGACTTCATTTTTTGATAACTTATTCATGTATTTTATTTTTTGGTGTTATTATGTAAACTGTAGAAAATTCATACTCATCTGGTATAAATTTCTTTGTTAATGTTTTATATAAAGACGCTCGTTTCTCACTATCTGCATCATTTGCTCTAAATTCTATTGCGCTAGGGTTTATTCTAGAAGCAAAATCTTTCATTATATTTATGAATGTTATAAACACAACTATAGAAACATCTAAGCCGACATCTATCTTATCCATAGTAATCAATATTTCACCATTATGACTATATAATAAAAAATTAGAAGTATATACATTATTCCCTATATGTTTGAAATATACATTATAAGAAGAAGTTTTAACTATAAATGAATATATGCTTTCTACACTGGGAACTTCATATACTAGTTTAAATTTTGCTGGTTCTTCGAACATAATATTGATTTTTGTTATAAATAATAAAAAATTAAAAATATTTATGTATATTTCTGCAGGAATTGATTATTCAATAAGTGGACCGGCATTATGTATTGGTAATGGTTCTTTTGAAGAATGTAAACTCTTTACTATGACAAAGGAATCAAAAGATTCTGATCATCTTAGAACATTTTCAAATATAACTGTAGAGGAACTTCCAATAGATTATGAAACAGATATAACAAGATTTGAAACTATTGCTATGTTTTTTATTAATAAACTGATTGAATATAATATTAAAAGTGTAAATTTAGAAGGGTATGCGTTTGCTGCATCTGGTAGAGTTTTCACTATAGCAGAACATACTGGAATCTTAAAGTATTTGTTACATAAAAATCATATAGAATATAATATACTATCACCTGGCACTATAAAAAAATTTGCTTCTGGTAAAGGAAACGCTAACAAAATCATTATGAATACGGCATTTGAAGAACAAACTAAAATTAAATTAGTTCCCAAAGAAAATAAAATCGGGAAGTCTCCTTACTCTGATTTGATAGATGCATTCTTTATAGCAAGATGTACTTAACCCATATAATCTCTTTTTATACTTTCCTTCGCATTTTCTACTACTTCAGGATTTTTCCAAAGACCTATTTTGCATGTAGCTGAAGCCAATCTACTTTTTACTGGCATTATACATCCGCAAAGTTTACATCGCTTGCCTATTGGATTAAAATTAGAACAGGTTTTACAAATCTGCATCCTAATTTGTTGTTCTTCGGGTGGTGTTATTATTGACATTTTTATGTTATTAACATTTCTTCCATGAATTGAACCTTAACATACTTGCAGGTCCTTTATATATACTACTATTTATCAATTCTTTTACTTTATCAAGTCCCATATTCTTTACCATATCATTAATGTCCTTCTGTTCTATAAAATCTGGAAAAATGACAATATTGTTATTAGATTGAATTATTTGCTTATACACTTTACAAATTTGTTTATTGCGGGGTTCATTATCTGGACTAAAAATTAATTGCAAACCCGAAAGCATTTTCATAACTCTCTTTAAGTCCGCCCCATTTACAGAAATACCATTGTCTAGAAAAAGAGAATCTATAGCTCCTTCCACTACAATAATAGGTTTCTTTGGATCTATTATCAAGTTCCCATTAATATCATAAAGTCCGAAAACAAGAGGCATTTCTTCCTCAAACTTATAGATTAGATATCTTTTTGAAGAACAAGGATCTAATGATCTACATGATATTCCTATAAGAGAATTTTTACCCCATATTGGAAGAATAATTCTAGAATCTTTATCTAAGATTCTTTTTTTATACTTCCCTAATTTATCAATCTTATGTACATCTTGCATATTTTCTGCAAAATATAAATATTTTAGTTTATCTTCTGGTATTTTTCTATCAAGAAGATACGTTCTTGCTGGATGATCTTCTTGTAAAGATAAAATTGGTGTAAATGCATCTAAAAAATCTTTTATATAATCATTTACTTCTGGTATTTCTTCTATTTCTACCTTTACTTTTTGTACTGTTTTTTCTGGAGAAGATTGATTTTTCTCCTGCATAAGCTCAAAAATATATTCCCTATAAAGAGTTGGATCTATAAATTTTATAAAGTTGCTAAAAGACATAGATACTGGGCAATTATGACAGAAAAATACGGGATGAGATTTTCCTGCTAGAAGCCAACCTCTTCGTTTTGATTTATTTTCCTTTGAGTCCCCACATACTGGACATCGAAAATTCACATTCGCGCCAACTCTATGAAATCCTTCTAAACGTGAAGATAGAGTAGAAATAAATTTTTGATCAATGTAATTCATAATAAAAATATAACAAAAAATTAGTGATTTAGACACTTCTTACTGCTCTTACTCTAGCTAAACCCATTGTTATATTAGACCATTCAACTACACCCCGCATTATAATACATCTAACAGATTGTCTTTTATTATCATAAGACGAAGACCAATACAAACCATATGGATGCAAATCAAAATTATCAACAATATCGGTATTTTGATATATCAAACGCAATTTATTAAGTTCATCATATGTAGGTAATCTCCAACCCAAGCCGAGATCTATACATTCTTCTATTGCACGTGGATAATCTACTTCATTGATAGTACTATCTTCGTTATATCTCAAAATAAGGTGTAATTCTTATCGGAGTTGTTCTAATCTGAGGTGTTACAATTTTTCTTGCATTATCTATAATATTCTTATTATCCGATATTAATTTATCTATATCTAAATGATGACCAGCACTATCACCAAATATGTTTGAGTCCCAAACTCTATTATGTTTAATTAAGTGATTATCATCACTATCCCAGACATGAAATACATCTTTTTTATTTATTTTTATTGCTAATTTTGTTCTTTGTCCTATAAGCATAATAAATACATCTCCTTCTTTTGTATATACATTCCAATCATTGTTTTCACTATGATGAGATATGCACCATTCACCTGTACAGGGTCCTATCTTGTTGGATGCAATTAGTTTGCTAGCTTCCAGGTAAGTGGGATGTAGGCCTGGAACGGCGAATCTGCTGGAGTTTTGACCTCTAGATAGTCTATGCCTTTCTTGAGACCTGTGATGCCAGACTTCCTGACTGCCCTGGTTCTTTCGGTCTTCGTTGTGGACATGACATCCGCAAAATCCTTAAAGGCCAGATCTTTCTTTTGCCAGTCAATCTTGTTTTCTAGGTTTGGTTTCCTTTTGAAAAAGTCTTTTAATTGTGCTTTTTCAAAATCAGTCATTTTCAATTTATCTATCAGGTGATCCTTCTTCTCCGTTATGCACGTCTTGAATGATTTCATTTTAGTTTCCATTTATCTGGTGAATCGCCCGCTACATGATAATTGCCATCTATGTCATAACCACCATACCAGGTGCCGCCTAACCAAGTGCCACCTCTCCAGGTACCGCGTTCCCAAGTGCCGTCCCACCAATCACCTCCTTTCCAGTTGCCATTTCGCCAGGTTCCGCCGTCCCAAGTGCCGTCCAACCAAGTGCCACTAATCCAAGTGCCACTATACCAATGACCGTCTTCCCAAGTGCCGCCTCGCCAAATACCACTTTCCCATCTACCTCTGGCCCAAACACCATCTTCCCAGACTCCGCCTTTCCAAGTTCCACCCAACCAATCTCCGCGTTCCCAGAGGCCGGCTTCCCATGTTCCATCTTTCCAAATTCCGTCTTTCCAAATTCCGTCTTTCCAAATTCCATCTTTCCAAATTCCGGCTTCCCAGGTTCCGCGATACCATGTTCCATCTTTCCATAATCTACCAGTCCAAGTGCCGCCTAGCCACGTGCCTCCATCCCAAACTCTGTCCTTTAAACCTTTCTCTATAATACCCCTGGCTTTATTTATTAAAGATTTGTTGATATCCACTAGGGTATGGTATTCTGGTTTAACCGTGGTGATATTGTCTTCTATATCATAAACATCATCTATATAATTACCATCTAGTACCATTGCTATTTTGGTATCTTTTCCTATGAGATAAATGAGAACACGAAAATTCTCGGCATATTCATACCAATGTTTATATAAGCTGTGGTGTGCTGTGCACCACTTGGCTGTTCCGTTACCTATCTTGTTTGATGCGATTAGTTTGCTAGCTTCCCAGGTAAGTGGGATGTAGGCATGGAATGGAAAATCTGCAGGTGACTTCAATTCAAGATAATCCTTGCCATCTTTGAGCCCGGCAATACCCTGCTTCTTTACCATCCTAGTTCTTTCGGTCTTCGTCGTGGCCATGACATCTGCAAAATCGGCAAATGCCAGGCCCTTCTTTTGCCAGTCAATCTTGTTCTCTAGGTTTGGCTTCTTTGCAAAAAACGACTTCAATTCCTTCTTCTGGTGATCGGTAATCGCTAGCTTATCTATAAGATGGTCCTTCTTCTCCGTTATGTATGTCTTGAATGATTTCATCAAATTGTGTTTGCAAAATTACCACCTTTAAATTTCCCAGGATAGTTACTTGGAATACTACCTACTTCTTCTGGATCATCTATAATCTTTTTCCATTGATCTTCTGCTTTCTTTAACCTTGCTTTTCCAATAGACTTCAAATATTTTCTATCTTTAGGATCATCTAAAATTTCTTTATTTATATTACTAGGAATATGTCCTACTAATTTAGGATTTTCAGCAATATCGTCCCAAGTTTTAGACCCTATTTCTGTACGAAATTCTTTATACGTTTTCATTTTAGTTTGTTTTTTAGTTTCCATTTATCCGGTGAATCGCCTGCTGCATGATAACGGCCGTATTTATCATAACCACCCCACCAATCTCCGCCTTCCCAAGTACCGTCCCACCAATCACCTCCTTTCCAGATGCCGCGTTCCCAAGTGCCGCCTTTCCAGATACCGTCCCACCAATCACCGCGTTCCCATGTTCCACCTTTCCAGATGCCGCCTTTCCAAGTGCCACCTTGCCAAGTACCGTCCCACCAATCACCGCGTTCCCATGTTCCACCTTTCCAAATACCCTTTTCCCAGGTTCCGCCTTCCCAGGTACCGCCTTCCCAGGTTCCGCCTTCCCAGGTTCCACCATTCCATTTGCCACCATTCCATTTGCCATTTCGCCAAAGCCCGTATTGCCAGGTTCCGCCTTTCCAAGTGCCATCTTTCCAAGTACCACCTTGCCAAGTACCGTCCCACCAATCACCGCGTTCCAATGTTCCACCTTTCCAAATACCCTTTTCCCATGTTCCGCCGTTCCAGATACCGTCAAACCATGTTCCACCTTTCCAAGTGCCACTAATCCAAGTTCCTTTATTCCAAGTACCATTTTCCCAGATGCCACCTTTCCAAGTACCGTCCCACCAATTTCCGCCTTTCCAAGTGCCACTAATCCAAGTTCCATCTTTCCAAGTACCGCCACTCCATACTCCGCGTTTCCATGTTCCATCTTTCCAAATTCCGTCTTTCCAAATTCCGTCTTTCCAAATTCCATCTTTCCAAATTCCGTATTTCCAGGTGCCGCCTAACCAAGTGCCACCTCTCCAAATACCATCTTTCCAAGTTCCACCACCTTCACCATTATTTTCAAACATTGATATTTCTTCTAATAAATGTTTATACGTTTTCATTTTTAATATAATTAAAGTATTATAAATTTAAAATTTTAATGTATAATAGATTCTGTGTATATTTCCCAAGCACTTTCTAAAGTGCTTTTTGATGGGTAAATATTAAATTTTTGTGAATTCTTTAAAGCTTTTAATATCTCTATATTTTTTTCTTTGCATTCTAAAATAAAGCATTCGCCCAAATGTTTATTTCTTTTTATCCAAGAATCATAACCCGGAAGATCTGAAGTATCAAATAGTACATTATTTCTTTCCTCAAAGGTGTCTATTCCTAATTTTGCTGCGTTTTTAAATCCTTTTTTCCAAAGATTTGCTATAGCAAGCCAATCACATTCTACTTCTGTAGCTTTTTCCCCAAGTATAAAATGAGAACATTCATGAGATTCTACAAATAAGATTTGTGTTTTTGTTAAATTTTTTATAATCTCGCCATCTTCTATAATAATTTTCTTATCTAGGATACCTATTGCCCATCCATATTTCTTAAAACGCGGTTCCCAAATGTTATATTCCTCGTCTGTTTTATAAAGAATGACAACTGGAATGGATGAATCGAAGTAACTTTTTCTTATTTTTGATTCTATTATAAATGTCTTGAATGATTTCATTTTAGTTTCCATTTATCTGGTGAATCACCCATTTCATGATAATTGCCATTTATATCATAACCACCCCACCAATCTCCGCCTTTCCAAGTTCCACCCAACCAATCTCCGCGTTCCCAGAGGCCGGCTTCCCAGGTACCGCCTTGCCAGGTGCCTGCTTGCCAAGTACCGCCTTGCCAGGTGCCTGCTTCCCAAGTGCCGTTCCACCAAGTGCCGTCCCACCAATCACCTCCTTTCCAGATGCCATTTCGCCAAAGCCCGTATTGCCAGGTTCCGCCTTCCCAGACACCGTTTTTCCAAGTGCCGCCTTTCCAGTTGCCATCTTTCCAAATTCCGTTTTGCCAAATACCCTTTTCCCAGGTGCCGTTTCTCCAAAGTCCGCCTTCCCAAATTCCACCTTCCCATGTTCCATGGTCCCAACTGCCGGCTTCCCATGTTCCATCTTTCCAGTTGCCATCTTTCCAGTTTCCGCCTTTCCATAATCTACCAGTCCAAGTGCCGCCTAGCCACGTGCCTCCATCCCAAACTCTGTCCTTTAAACCTTTCTCTATAATACCTCTGGCTTTATTTATTAAAGATTTGTTGATATCCACTAGAATACGATATTCGGCTTCAATCTCAATAGTATTGTCTTCTATATCATAAACATCATCTATATAATTACCATCTAGTACCATTGCTATTTTGGTATCTTTTCCTATGAGATAAATGAGAACATCTAGATTATCTGCATATTCATACCAATGTTTATATAAGCTATGATGGGCAGTGCACCACTTGGCAGTACCTTTACCTATCTTGTTTGATGCGATTAGTTTGCTAGCTTCCCAGGTAAGTGGGATGTAGGCCTGGAATGGAAAATCTGCAGGTACCTTTAGTTCAAGATAATCCTTGCCATCTTTGAGCCCGGCGATGCCCTGCTTCTTTACCATCCTGGTTCTTTCGGTCTTCGTCGTGGCCATGACATCCGCAAAATCCTTAAAGGCAAGACCCTTCTTTTGCCAGTCAATCTTGTTCTCTAGGTTTGGTTTCTTTGCAAAAAAATCCTTAAGTTCCTTCTTTTGGTGATCGGTAATCGCTAGCTTATCTATCAGGTGGTCCTTCTTCTCTGTTATGTATGTCTTAAATGATTTCATTTTTTATTTTTAAATTCTGTTATAGAATCTAATGATACTTTACCATATTTTAAAAAACATATTTGACCTGTAGTCTCACACTTCAAGATAACTGGCATGTTTGGGTTACTAATTGCATATGATCTAATTTGTTCTCCCAACTCAGCTCTTCCTACATATTTATCATATTTGTTATATCTATTCTTTGCAGACTTTGCTTCTATAAATGTTGGGGTATCAACAGTGAAAACTTTAAAATCACCATGTGATTCGACTCCATTGCCTTCTGGTATTGCATAAACAACTGGAGCTCTTCTAATCATAGCATCCTTTTTCTGTTTTCTTCTTAATGCACCAACAGTTGAAGTTGGTATTTGTAACGTAGGCAGATCTCCAGTTACTTCTTCATTTATCATTTTATCTTCTTTAATGAGACAATGAATCTCTGTTAATATTGGTATGAAATTTGTATTAGATGAATGAACTTTATCGTATATTTGTTTATATTTTTCTATAAGAAGTTTTTCATCATTTTCTTGTTCTATATGAAAAGTTCTATTCTTTTCCTCTTTAAGTAAAAGCAATGCTGCAATTAAAGAAGCCATCATCGTTTTGCCCGCAGGAAGTTTACCTAAAAGTTTCTTTAAGTTAAATACCATCACTGTAAAATAGGTATATGCATTTTTTTGCTCATCTGTTGTGAAATCTTTTCTAGGAATTAAATTATTGCCATATTTATCTATAATACCAAGTTTAAATGCGTCTGTTTTATCAAATGGAATAACAAGACGTTTAATAAATTGATATGCATATAGCAAATCCCAGTATTTCCCTTCAAATAAAAACTGAGTCATTAGTTAGAATTCTTCTTTGATTTTATAATATCAACACTCTCATGTTGAAGTGGTCTATAAGATGAGTTTACTCTACCTTTCTGCTTATTGTGCCATTCTACACCATCAGAATCTATTTTTCTATGATTCTTACCAACATTATAACCATACGTATAGTGATCGCCAAATCTACCAAATGAAGCGTCAGGACTATCTAATGGTTTTCTATTATTCATACCATGGTTTAAGCCCATATCGTATGCCTTTTTTGCACCGCCTGTAAGTCCTTCGACCTCTGAGTCAACAAATTCTTTAGATGCTGTGCCAGATTCTTCGTTAATTCCACAATTTTTGAATTTTTTGATTTGAGACCACCATTTAGATAGAATTTTCTTAAAAACGAGTTGTGTAGCGGGTTCTTTAATCAGTTCTATTTCATGTTCTGCTTTATTAAGATATCTAGTAGCAGTAATCAATTCTTTCTTTTCAACACAACGTCTTTCATTAAATTCTTTAATCAATTTACTAATATATGGTCCAACAACTCTAACTAAAAATATAGCAGCATCTGCAACTAATTCTTCTTTCTTGTTTTCGGGAGTCATAAATAATTCATCTAACGATTCCTCTGAAATCGATTCTTCGATTTCGTCATCAGATTCCCAATTAGAATCAACATAATCAAAGAATTTTTTCTTTTTATCTCCTGTTAATTCATCTTGTGATTCAACACCGAATTTTTTTAGCGCATTCTTAAAGAATGTTCTATATTCAGATCCCTTTTTTAAAGATTCTGTAATATTACCAATAAGGGTATCTACATCTTTACTTTCTTTTAAATTTCTTTCGAGTTTTTCTAGTTCAGTTTCCCACACATCGCACTGATGTTGATATCTATCTTGAACACTTTTGTTTATAATGGTAGCTATTTGTTCCTCTGCTCCTGTTAATATTGTATGAGCTTTCTGTATTTCTTCTCTTTTAACTCTTCTCTTCGTCATTAAATTAGAGATGTAAGGACTTATTGTTCTTACAAAAAGAACTGCTATATCTGATGCAACTTCTGCTGCTCCCTGTTCCAAATCTCCATCTGGTCTTATAAAAAGTTCTTGTAAAGGTTCAGATGCCTTTTTGTCTATAGTTTCCCAGACATTTTTGAAATTTATTGTCATAATTGTTTTAGTCTTTGTGTAATTAATGTATCTTCTTTAATTTCTGAACTCCATATATTATGACCTCTAATGCCATATATTATATCAGGCATATAATTAAGGTACGATAGAAATGATTTTAGAATAGGATAATCCATTTCATCTAATTTATAAAATAACATTTTTACCACAGCATCAACAGTAAACACGTTACTCATAGTTATAAGATGATTCAAGATTAATCTTTCTTGTAAAGATCCTGTATTTTTGTAGCGATTAATTAAAATTTTAATGTACCGTATACTTCTAAGATCATCGTGAAATTCTGTTAAATCAAAACAAAAGTCATTTCGATAATTTCGCATAGCATATGGTTCAAAATTATCTTCGTTTAATAATTCGATTGTCATTTATCATAAGAATATTTATAAAAAGAGAGGTTTATAAACTTATTTATGATATATCGGAGACTTATTTAATAAACAACAATGGCCCTGGTGAATTCACCAGGGCCATTTTACAGTGTTGACAAATTTAATTTAATGATATCTTAGAAAACGTTAATGATTCTTGTACTTGATTAAATTTTTCGAATATAAGTCCAGATAAAAACATACTGTATGCTATCATCTTTTCATCTTCTGTAAGATCTCTTTCTATTGCTAGAATAATACCTTCTATACTAGATTCTATACAATTTGCACTAAGAGGATCAAATTTTCTTAGATCTTCCATTACTTCTTCGAACTGATTTCTTTTCAACTAAATCCTCCATTAATTTTGCATTTTCTGCCTTTATAAAATCATTTTCGTCTTTTATTTCTTGCATTTTATCAAGTATACCTTGAAATGTTTGCCACCATTCTAAAGGTTCTGTATTATTTATAATTTCTTTATTTTCCATTCCACTTTTCTCCAGTCCAAGGATTAACACGAATTAAATTTTTTCTCAATTCCTTCGTTTCTTCGATGTTTGTCCAATGTCTATAATCAATAACTCCATCTATTGGTTCATTATAAACTGAAGCTTCATATCTACACATATAACATCTCCAAGTATAATTGTCTATAGTACTACCACAATGAGGACATTCAAAAAATTTATCTACATCTTCGTAAACAGGTTTTTTAGAATTTTCATTATTACCGGGATGCTTATAATTAACAAATTTTCTTTGATCTGCTGGAATTGGTATATACTTTGTCTTCTTCTCTGGTATTCTATCTAATAAAAATGGAGAATCTACTTGTGGGTAATGATCAGGGTCAGTAAGTTTCCTGCTGTGTGGAGCTTGTAATTTTTTTCGTTTCACTTGTTTCATTTTTTATTTTTTCTATTGATTTTATTTCATGTTGAATATAATATACAGCTTTTTTTAAATCCTGAACTGCATCATCTTTTCTTCCCATACGAGCAATATATTTTAAAGAACTTCCAAGGTTAAAATTGAGATCCCAATCTCTAATAACATCAATTGGTTCATACGATCTACCCTCGGCATAATGTGCAGGATGTTCTACTGCTTCCTTTTGTTTATTTGTCATTTGTTGTATATAATTATTGTTATAAGCTTATTATCTTTTGACCTAGAATTAAGAATCCACGATTGAATTTTATTAGTACCTTCTTCAAATTCAAATTCATGAAGTAAGAAGTGCATCTTTTTTCCCGTAACGTGACTTTGGATTAATAATCCTTTTTCAAAATTCTTATTAACAGATGTTATAAATCCTTTATCTACGTTGCTCAAATCTGATTTATAAGCGAAAAGAGTTGGAGGATTTTTTTGATATTCGAAATGTTTTGTACTTAGCATTGCTTATTTTATTACTTATTAAATATAATCTTTTTCCCAAAATTAAAAAAATATTTATACCAATTAGACGTTTATAGAAGAAAATTTGTTTTTAGATGTACCAAAAAATCCTCCAGCTGGTTTTGTTACTTGACTTTGCCCTGATTGAATGATAGTGTTTTGAACACTTGTTTCTAAATCAAAAAGTTTCATCTTTGATTTGTTGACACCAACTAAAAACCTTGTTGGTGAATTAACATCATTATATCTATTTTTAAGTTGTTTGAACTGAAGCTGTCCAAGTTCTGACAATTGCTCTGAAGATATGATTGCGAGCATAAGATCACACGTTGAAGAGAGGCCTGTCGATTCTGAAACGTTGGTAAGATCTACATCAGATGAATTTTGCGCATTTCTATTAGTTTGAGTAGCAGAAACTATTGGTACATTGAATTCTACTGCCATTCCTCTTATTTCTTCTGCTATAGATTTTATGTATGAATAAGAATTTCCATCCATTTTCATTCTCATACTTAGACATATGTTTATATAATCTATATAGATAATATCTGGTATAAACTTCTCTTTTAATTTCAATTCATCTAAGAGAAATCTAAAATGACCGGCATGTGCTGATGCAGTTGGGTATTCCTTAATAATAAGTCTACCCATAGTTTTTCTTTTTATATCATCTACATGATTATGATATTCAGTTTTAGACATAGAAGATATATCTTTAATGTCAACGTCAAAGACATTTGCATCTATTCTTTTTGCTGTCTCTAACTCAGACATTTCTAAAGTTATATAGAGAACGTTATTACCATCCATTAGATTGTTAGCAGCAAAATGACACATTACCATAGACTTTCCAGTTCCAGTTCCACCAAGAATAATAGAAAGTGCTTTCTTTGGAAGTCCACCATTAGTTATGGTATTGAGTAGTTCTATGTCAAATGGGATCTTCTCATCTTTCTCATGATAATGTTCATATCTAGAATCAGAATCACCTATGTAATCATGACCTACCTTACTATCAAAAGTAACAGCTAGAGCCTTTGTGAGAACTGATGGAATGGAAGTTTTAGAAAGGTTTTTGTGTGTTGTAGAATTTTTGTCTGCATTCATGATCTCTATAGACTCCATAATTGCATTATAGAGTGCTTTATCCTGACAAAATTTCTCTGTATTTATTAACAGCCATTCTAACTCTTTATTATCTACAGTAGAATCCCCGACTGTAATAAGAAGTTCTTTCAACGATTTGAAAGCACTTTCATTAATATCTACGATATTTTCTATCTCTATCGATAAAGCTGAAATAGATGGTAATTGTCCATATGTTGTTATATATTTGTGTATTGTGTCAAAGAGATAACGTTCCTCCAAAGAAGCAAAATATTCTGTTTTTATAAATGGGAGAACTTTTCTAGAAAATTCTGCTTGTGTAATTAATCCGGAAAGTATAATTATTTCAATTCGATTCATTTTTTTGTTTAATCCTTTATTTGATAGTATAAAATAATATATAACAACAATTTTCACATTTTATTCTTCAAACTCTTTGAAATCTTCAACTGTATTGGAGATATCACTAACATTAGCACCTATTTTAAATAATTCTGATTGATCTACAGATACTTTAAGTCCTTCCTCTATAGTTTTAACAAATGTAGTATTCTCAAAAATATTTGTCCAGAATTCTTCAGAATCCTCTATATCTTTTTTCCATGCCTTTTTAAATTCTGGTAATTCAGGGACAGCATACATCATTCCTTCTTTCATTAAAAAGCCAGTCTCTAATGCAAGATCAAACAGGCCTGAATATTTCTTAATCTGTCCACCTTCAGGTATTGTAATTGGAAATTTAATTCCTTCTTTTATAAATCTAGATTTCTCTGCTTTAATCATAAAATCGAACCCAGCTTCTTCCTTATTATCATTCTTACGACGAGACATGATGAGTGCAGAATTTGCAGATAGGAGTACTCCTGTTCCACCACTTATTACTGCTTTGCTATAGATTTCCTGAGTCATATAAATGTGATTAACAACAAAAAGTGGAATATTTTTCAGATTTACTCTTGGCGTTATCATTCTAAAAAAGCTTTTTAACATTTTTGCGCGGGACATATCTTGAGTTGATTTTCCATCCTGTGCATCAGATACTTCTTTAAGAGATGCCAAATTTCCAATACTATCTATTAAAATGAAGATGTGTTCTCCATTATTAATGGAATCTACCTGACTTATAATATCGTTCTTAAGTTTGTCTATATCAACTATAGGTGTTATGAATATTCTGTTAATATCTATCCCAAATGAAGCTAAATACTCTGGGGTAAATGAGAACTCTGAATCATAAAGCATTCCTATCGCGTCTTCATGTGCGTCCATATATGCCTTTAAACAAAGAAGGCAAATGTTAGTCTTAAAGGTTTTTGACAGTCCCGCAAATACAGTTAAACCTCGTGTTATTCCTCCTTCAAAAAATTTACCAGATAGTGCTAAATTTATTACTGGGATAGGAGTTGGGATGGATTCCTTTATCATATAAAGATCAGAATCTGAAAAAACTGACGATTCTTCAACAGAAGACGTCTTCTTCATTCTTTTTAGGATATCATATGCTTTGCTATTTTTTGTTACTTCTGCTTTTGCCATTGTGTAGTATTTGTATTATTAGGAAGGATGTTATATATTAATTTGTGGAGTAAATGGGGTTCGAACCCAATAAATAATCACGGTATTACTAAAGAACATTCTCTGTTCATCAAGTCCTCCAATGTTGCGATCATTGTAGAGTTATAACCAGTTCTGTTTTTCGCTAATTATTTCTAACCTGTGTTACCCCATTTTGTGGAAGTGGAGGGAGTCGAACCCTCGTACAACCAAACGAAAAATAAAAGTGTTACAGTCATGTTTGTGTTATTGTTCGGTAATTGACTTCCCACAAACAGGAAGAGATATACCTAGTTTCAAATTTAGTACATTGGTGAGATGAAACTTCGGACCAAAGACGACTGCTAATATTTTTAGATGATAACTACTCAGCGTCTATATAGTTATCAAATTTGGTGTTTGTCTGTTAAGATCAAGCAGCCATGCGATACTCGAAAGTGTCTGCATTTATTGTTTACATAGACTTCTTTAACGAGTCCATCCATGCTGAAACTCGAACTGCACTCCTATTTAACTATTTGACTGGCAAAATCCCGTCACCCCCATTATTACAACTAGTTACTCAGTTAAAAGAGTTTTATCAGATGAGTTTTCTTCTGCTACGGTTGAATTATCTATCAATGCTTGCTTATAGCCCAGCAACTGTTGAAACTCTGTAGACAAATTGTTGATCGTCTGATTCTCTTTTGCAACCTCATTTTGAATTTCCTTTAGTCTCGATTCTACTTGTTCAATTGTTATTGCCATTGTTTTTCCTCGGTTTAATTATTTATTTATGAAATATAGATTCCTTTTCCTCTAACAGAAATATTTTCTATGTTGTCTTCGCCAAAATGCTTAAGTATTTTGACAATACTGCTTCCAACTACTAAATAAGTTTCCCACTTATATTCAGATAAATTTCCAGAAACAATGCCTAAAGAATTAGGCAAAACTTCTACACCTTTCTCGCTATTGGTGTTCGGGATCCTTACTGTTACCTCATAAGATGTCTTTTCTACTATTGCCATTGTTTTTCCTCGTTTTTAATTAAAATAAATCTATCAAATTCACACTTGGTTTTACTTGCCATCCTACTGCATCAAGAATATTAGAAATAGGTGCAACAAACGCCTTTTGAAACTGCAATTCATAATCTATATACTCCTCTAACTCAAATTCTTTTGGCATTAAAGAAACAAACCCTATTACATTTGAATTTAAAGGATTAGGCATCTTAAGATATGTAAATCTTATTTTATCGCCTTCATGAATATGCTCATACTTCTTATCTAATCCTAATTTATCTACATATCTATTGAAGTTTAAAGCTCCTCTTACATGTATTGGGCATCCTTTGTTAAGATTTCCATTTATATCTATCCATTTTTTAAGTTCGTTAATTCCTCTAGGAAAAGATGTAGAATTAACTCCGCTAGATATAAATTTATTCTTAAATTGTTTAATATGTTCTTGAACAGCTTTTTCACCAGAATCAAATATTATTTGAACGGCTTCTTTAAGAGAAGATCTACATATTTCGGGAGTAGATGATCTTATTATCTCTATTCCTTTAACTTTCATTTTTGGTTTTGCATAAACAATTCCTTCGTTAGAATGAACCATAAGAGCATATTTCTTTCTACATAAAAATATACCTGCACTTGCCAAAGATTCTGATTTGATAACCATTCTTGGTTTATAACAATTCAAATATTCATAAAGCTCGGCAAATGATTTTGCCATATTAGGAAGTATTTTCTTTTCTGTTATTTTTTGCATTGTTGATATAACAGTAGAAGTATCATTTACATCTGGAAAATATTTATTAATCATATCCTCCATTGTTATAAACACTGAATCAGTATCAATGGCAATAATATAGTCTTTATCTGTCTTTAAAACCTTATTCATATATTCATTGGTAGACTTTTCGCACCATTTAACAACACTCTGACCTGTTAAAGTTACTGCAGAAGCCATTCTTACATCAAAATACCTAAAATATCTATTAGCTAGGGCTCCGTATAACATATTCAAAGCTACCTTTAACGCATTTTGAGTAGAATTATTAGCTCCTATTTCATCTTCCAAATTCTTTTTATATGAAATAAGTTCCTCATCACTCATCTCCTCTATTGCTTTCATTATAATTTTCTTCTTTTTATTTCTTCTAGTACTTTCTGCAATTTAGCTTCACCTGCAAGCATCTTCTTTTTATATTTTGTTCTAGTCTCGTAAAGTTCTTCTAGAATTTCTGGAATAAACCCTTGTTTTTTCTTAGAAAAATATACCCCGTTTGCTGCTAAAGTAATATCTTCTTTAAGCAATTCTGAATTATCATACTCTTTATTTAATATAGAATCTACAGTAACCTGAGAATGTTTTCCATTAATTAAAGTTTCTGGAGAAATGTTCCACTGAATAAGTACAGATGGATATAGCGAATTCAAATCAAACGTTGATACCCATTTATGCATACCTACGATTGGATCTTTTACAAAACCACCTGGATATTCTTCTTTTCTTGTATCTTTAGGTTTTGGTGGAATTGCTATTTTCTTTTTGTAAAGATGATTATATATCTTAATATCCCAATATTTCACAGTGCCAAATACATCCTCGTAATTTACTTTTCCGAGGTATGCATATGTAACTACTAAATCAAAATATTTAAGTTTATCATCTAGTTTTTTAACCAATTCTGTATCACGTAAATTGTATCTAATAAAAGTTTTCCAATCTTTTTTATAAAGGTCCATGAGAGAATCGAATTCGGAATAGTCTAGTTTTTTCTCTCCAAGTTCTTCATAACAAATATTATTAAGAGAATATGATTCTCTAGGCGTCATATTAAATTTCTTATATGTCTCCATATAATCTAAAATAGCAATTCCTGGAATAGTATACTGTTGAATTTCATTTCCTACTAATTCTGGTGCATGTCTCCAAGGAGACATTAAATTTGCATATTCTCTTTTACCTAAAAATGAAACTCTATTGAATAAATATGGAATATCAAATCCATTAATATTCCATCCCGATATGATATCCGGTTTTTCGTGTTGAACAAACTTAAAAAAGTCATGCAACATTTCTAATTCATCGGTAAATTCTCTATATTCATGATCTTCTCTTTCTGCTTCAAACTTACCGAGTCCCCAAGAAACATATTCTATATTATTTATCCACACACAGATTGCATTTATTTTCTGATGAGGATTTCCCCAAACTAATTTTTTAATATCCTCATGACCACCTTCTGTTTCTATTTCTATATCAAATATTAAAGTCTTTATGAGATCCATTTTATGTTCAACTTCACCAGGGATGATGTCGTTGATAAATGCATATTTTTGATCACGAGTATCTATAAGTCCACAAATATTATCTAATCCATTCACATATTCTTTCATATCAAATACAGAACGCATTTTTACGGGCTTTACTGGATCTCCGTAAATAGTTCTCCAACCATCTGATTCTTCTATTTTATTTGTAGGTACAAATATTGTTGGCTGGTAATCAACTTTTTTAGAAACATATTTTCCATTTGTGTCGTAACCACGAACATAAATAGAACCTCTATGATATTGTGAATTTGTATAAAAGAAACCCATTAGTAATTCTTAATTTTCATTATGTTAATAATATAGCAATGAAGTTGTAAAATAAAAATGGGAAGAGGAGTAAAACTGCGTATGATCCGTGTCGAATCAGCAATTTTCCTCTTGTCTCTTCCCACTAGATATGTTTAAGATTCACATAATAACTGTTTCGAGTCACCTTTTATTGAATCTGTTTTAGATCCCGCTAAATCACCTCCAGTGACAGGATCTGTGTTGGTTTGATTGATAAGAATTTGTCTTTTTTGAAGTCTCTCTGGTATCCATTGACGACATGTTATAGTTAAAAGCCCATTTTTTAGATCAGCTCCTGTTACTTCGATATTATCTGCTAATGTAAATGTTCTTGTAAATGCTCGATTAGCAATACCATTGTAGACTACTTCAACATCGTCATTATGTTCCTGTTCTGAATTACCTTTAACTGTCAACGTCTTATCAAAATACTCTATTTCTATTGCTTCCTTTGTAAAACCGGCTATAGCAATAACAATATTGTAAACATCATCTTTTTTCAGTATATTATATGGTGGAAAACCAATAGGTTTCTGAAATTCAATGAATCGATTTGATGATTTGTTGATAAGGTTATCGAATAATCCAATTGAAAACGGACTGAATGCTTTATTTAGTCTGTCCAATTCTTCGAATGTTGTGAGTGTTCGTTCTGAGATGCGTGTCATAAGTCTCTCCCCTTTTAGGCTAGAGTTTGTAAATATAGAATCCCTATAAGGCGATTCCTGTTGTTTGTTAATTCGGAGTCTGCAAGCAGCACTCCGTGTATCTAAAATATATTTATATAAAATTACCAAGAAGAAAATCTAATTTTTCCAAATAAATCATAATCATGTATTTGCTGATTATAAAAATTACCAATTGTATTATTTGATAAATCTTGCATAGCATCATATTCTTCATCAGAAACGCATATATAATTTTTACTTTTCTTATGATAATGAGGAATTAATAGTTTATAAAGTGAAAAGTTTTTTCCAGAAGATTTGATAGTTTCAACAATATCAGATAGAGACGAACCATTATCTATTTTTATTGTATGTGCAATAATTGGATCTAACATATCATAAATAACTCCATTAAAATGAGGAAAAGTAACTGGCTCTGTCATGTTATCCCAAACTTTAATTCCATTTAATTCCAACTCATCTTTTAATTCTTTTTCTGTAAAAGGAATTTTCCAAGTAAGAATAGGTGCTTCGTAGGAATCGATTGCATCCATAATAGATTTACCAATTATAATATAATATTCGTCTGTTCCCTTTGAAGGTCCATCTAATTTTTGAACAAGTTCTAAAGGCCACTCAAATTCCGCATGAAAAGCTGGTTGAAACGTATAAGGATCTATTCTCATTCCTGCTTTAATAATGTTAATTTTCATATTTTTAAATTTTATTCCAGTTATCTTCTTCCTTATTAGAATGAAATTTCCCAATAGAATATTTTTCTATAAGTTCCCATTCTCCTTTTTCTTTAAAACTTAATACTTTAATTTGATTCATTGGCAATTGATCTTGTATTTGATCTGGTCTAACTACCGATAATAATTTCCAATCAGAAAGAAGTCTAACTATAGTATTTCTACGTCTAATATCCGTTTCATCAATATTAGATGGTTTTCCATCTAATTTAAATAACTCTTTAAAGTTTACGATGTAATATTTACCACGTTTATGCAAAATATGACAGCTTTGGTAAAGAGTTTTTTTGTGCTTCGACGATACGCCAATACGTGTTAAAGATTCCTTAATTTTTAGAAAATTGTCGGGTAAAATCAATTCTACCTCTACCAAATTTTCTATAATTTCTTCAATGTCCATTTTGTCCGCCCTCGTAATACAGGTTTGAAATTAGTTTAAATTGATCATCCGATAAAAGTTTCACAACATCTTTAGCCTTCTTATAAGAATATTTATAATGCTTTTGTATGAGTGATATTTTATCCGATTTTTCACGTTTTTCCCATTTTGTGTATCTTTTCTTTTGCCTAACAACATTCAATAAATATGCAAATTGCATACTGTTATCAATAACTCTAATATTCATCTCATTTGCAAAGAGAATAGTATCAGCGAAATAGCTTAGGGTTTTATTTGCAATAAAAGGGGAATACATTTTTTCTATAGCATCGGTATTTGTAGTACCTCGCATAATATTATGTTTTCCATAATTTATTTCATTTAAGAAATCAAATGGGCTTATCATTATCTAGTATAATTATTTATAGTTATTCGAATTCTAAATAAAATTAATCTCTGCCATTATAGATGTTAACATCGCAACAGTATTTATTTCTTCATCTATAGAGAAACAATTTTTGTAAGAATAGTCTGCTAAAATGATTACCAAAGGAGGAATAGATTCTGGTAAAATAAATTCATACGATAAATCAAAGAGTCTTCTGCATAATAAAGAATGATTTATGTCACTTTTAGCGACCCAAGTTCTCATTCCTTTAAAATTTTTTTGTTTTAAGAGCGAAACTAAATTTTTTATTTCTGCATCAGAAACTGTTGCAAGAATTCCAGTATCTATCCTACCTGACATTCCATATCCCTGAAGTTCATTAAGGATTTTTCTCCAATCTGGAAAATATAATGTTATATATTCCACCAAAACCTTAACATCATAAGTAACATTTTCGGCGTCTAAAATCATCTTTACTCTAGATAAAAACTGTCCTGCCAATTTAGCCGATTCTGATTTTGATATCTTAAAATCTATTCTAGTACATCTAGAATGAAGAGCATCGATTATTTTTTCTGGGAAATTACAGGTAAGAATAAAACCACAATTAGAAGAATATTCTTCTGTAAAATTTCTAAGAGCTTGTTGCACTGGAGAGACTCCTGTACTTAACAATTGATCAGCCTCATCTAACAAAACATATTTTCTACCTCCATTAAAACTCATACTACTAGCAAAGTCTCTTATATCTCCTCGTAGATTTTGAATATTAGCATCCATAGAACCATTAATTACAATGTAATCGTTTCCAAGTTCTTCTAACATAGCACGAGCTGCTGTAGTTTTTCCACAACCAGAAGGTCCTGCTAACAAAAGTGTAGGAATATTACCTACTTCTATAAACGATTCGAATTGAGATTTTATAGAAGTAGGTAATATGATATCTTTTACTAACTTGGGTCTATATTTTTCTACCCACAAGAATTCTTCCATGATTTAATAACCTTTATTTATTTTTAATTATAAAACATTATTCTTAGCCATTTCACCAAAAGGTTCTAATAACACAAAATTTGAGGATGTCGAGTAAATTTTGTTATTTTGTTCAGAGAGGTATTAACTCTATCATATTTTTAGTCATCTGCAGCGTGTCTATCGTCATAAACATTCAATATTGCTTTCAAACCCATTGGGTATTGTTCTGGGTTTCCAAAATATTCAAAAAATTTCATAATATATAATTTTAAATTTCAGGACCGAACCAATAAGTAATATTGTTACTCGAAAATTGACATATAGTTATTCCTTTTCTTATTCCAACTGTAACAGCATAAGAATCAGGTATACATTTCAGATTATCATTATTAAGAATCACATTATAATCACCCTTAATATCTGACTTTTGAGTTACTGTAAATGTATTGGAACTTTTACTTTTAATATTACACACTGAAATTGTTCTCTTATTATCTTTTCTATTAATAACAAAATCTGGTATAGACATAATCATAGCAGCTTTGTTTAATTTTGTAAGGGATGAATTGTCTAAAGTAAATTCATCCATTACTTCATCTAAAACAAATCTTTTGTCTGGTGGTTGGGTATCTTTAAAAAGATTAGCTGCTGCATAATAATATCTTATTTTATTTTCTGAATTAGTATCATTTATATCTACATAACATGAACCAAATTCTAATTCAGGTTCTTCAAAAAGAGTTATTGCAGCCAGAAATTTTGGTAATTCGTATATTCCGCATTCTACAGGAAATTCTTCTGATAAAAAAGCTTCTGCTAAAACATTTCTTTGAGGGATTCGTATTGTTCTTTGAGTATTACCAGGTCTAATTAACATAGACTGATTAATAATAGAGAAGTTTTTTAAAATATCAAGTGTTTGTTTTGAAATCTTCATAGTATCATTAACTGTTTATAATAAATATAGCAAAATATTTGACTTTTATAAAATAATTCACTTTCCTTTATTCATATGGGCTTTTACAGAATCGTTATGACTTGGATCGATTCCTGAAGGATTTATAGGCTTACCTAATTGTGCATGATGAGCAATTGACCCTCCAAAAGTATACGTCCCTGTATGACCTAATGAAATCCATGGTGTAATCCATATATGTAAGCCGATTTTCCTAGACATCTTACAAAATTGATAATCTTCACTCAAATACCGACCTGTTTCTGGATCTATTCCACAATCAAATATTGCATAAACAGGTCTTGAACCATCAAAATTAGCGGTTCTTGCATGGTCTGGTATGTACTTCTGTTTTGGATATTTCTTCCTAAATGTCTCTATAGCTTCTTTAGAAATACACATGAAACCAGTACCCGTTTCCATAACTTCTAAAGGTTCATTTAATTTGAAAGAGCTATTCTCTGAAGTTATTGGATTAAATACAAAATCGCCAACAAAGTTTCCAAGTTCCATCGGATTCCCATCTACTATACCCGATTTGGCTGCATCATAAACCTTTTCCCATGCTATAGATTTTTTTGGATATGGAGCACCTATAATATCATATTTAGGTTTTCCTGGTTCTTGAATACCACATAGAGATAGTAATGCAATAGCATCCCTAGCATCGAAAGTGATATCTGCATCTATGAAAAGAAGATGTGTAGAATCCGAACGATAAAATTCGTCAACAAGATAATTTCTTGCTCTTTGTATCAGTGATTCATTGAAGAGATATTTAAATTTTATAGGCAATCCTATTTTCATACAAATCATTGCAAGATCTATACATGACTTTGTATAAGAGCCTAGACATTGACCCCCAAACATCGGAGTCGCAACCATCAAAGACTTACCTTTAAGTCTTAATGACAATAAATCTAAATATTCTTTTTGGGATTTTAATTGGGCTTCCTGTTGTTCAGCTGATGTTCTTTGAGGTTCTTGATTTTCAACTGTTGGATCAAATACTTTAAATTCTTTTTCACTTGACATTCTATTTTATGGTTTAAATATGATGTAAAAATAAACATAGTATTAATATAGAAATATTATTGTATATTTATAGTACATCATACTAAACAAAAATTTCTAAAAAGAATTTTCTCTTTTTATATTCGTTAATCTTTCTCCTTAACAAGAAAGATGTTTGAGATTGCCTTGAATGACTTCTCTCTCTTTAAAGTCTTAAAAATAATACCTTCACGATTTATATTGGAGTTCAATATAGATTTACCATCAGCTAAAGATAAAATATTTTCTATTGTAAGTAATTCAATACTATTCAACATATCTATGAACGGTACTTGTTTAAGTTCAAAAATTTGACATATATCATCCAATTCATTCACAGAAAGATATTTTTGTTTATCAATATCATATCCATTAAATATATAAATATCTTGACCTTTAATTTTGTATGGATTTTTTTGAATACCTTCACCAATCACTTCACCCTGAATGGCTATATTTCTTCCAATATTCTTAAATTTTTCTTCTAAAGAATATCTTCTAGCAATAGACCAAAGAGTATTACCTTCTATTTCCTTCAAGTCAAGATTTCTTGAACATACACCAAAATAGTCATTGTTTTTATAGATGGTACAAGATGTGCCGTCGAGCTTTTCCGTAACAATATATGATAATTTCTTCAGATTATCCCATTCATTAGTAAGATTTTGACATCTTTCTTCGTCTGTCCGTGGAATAAAAGAAGGAAACATACCAATAACCTCACCTGCTAGACATGCTGGAATAGGTGCTTCATATTTAAGAATACCCAAAAGATCAGTAAAATCTAATTTTGTTATTTCTTCTTCTCCTTGTGTTTTACCTAATACTGCAATTAAATCATCCAATAAATCAAGAACAGGATACGGTCCATGTAATACATCAAGAGAATAATTTTTAATGCATGTAAGTGGAAGCAAAAGACCCTGAGAAATTTGTCCTCTCAATTTAATTGTTCTTAGTCTTTCTCCTTTAACACCATTATATTCACGCGGTTCTTTTCCCTTTGAAAGAAAAGATGCTATCTCTGTGGGAACCCAGGAATCTACCTCTAAATAAATTACAAGATCGCCTGGCTGGTATAATCCTTTTTGCGAGACGACCTTCCATCCATCGACGGTAACGACCTCAATAGAATCTGCACCTTCGATGGGATTGATTTCTAAAATTCTTCTTACTGTTGCTAATTTTCTCTCAGACATAATCAATTCTCCCAACTTCACTCAATTTATAAGTTACAATTTTTATTCCTTTATTTTTTGCTACTCTTTGTGCTGCTTGTAATGCATATTGACCAGGATTTGCCTTTTTAAGATATAAATCTGGTTTAGGAAAAGCATTTGTTAATGCACTAGTTGCATGATTTTTCTTTTTCCATACCTTTCCTAGTTCTTCTTTTTCGACCCAATCTCCTCCCTCTTTCATCCAGAGTGCACTATTCTCATTGTATATTTTATAGACTATCATAATTTACACTTTTATTTTATTTTGAAGTTCTTTAATCTTATCTATAGGATTAAAATCATTTCATTTTGTGCATAATGAACAAAATTGAGAAGGATACGATCTTATTTTTCCTTCTGTACAATAATGAAACACAACAGGCGCTCTTAAACTTTCAGTTAATTCTTCTATAATCTTATCCTTCTCGCATATTACATCTTGATGCACTTTATATAATTGACTAACAACATGTTCAATTACATCTGCATCATCTGAACCCTTAAATATCCCTTTAATCCTCTTTAATTCTTCTACAAAGATGTTTCTAGACAAATCAGGAACACTTAGTTTTTGGAAAATCATGTTGTTTAAAAAAAATAAATGTTTTTACGAATTTAGTTCATCGCTCATCTGTTCATCGGTAAATGCTTTTAGTATTTCAATTCTTTTATAAGCATCATTCAAAAGAATTGCATTTATTTCCGCATTTGTTTTAGCTTGTTCAAAATCCAATTCAGTTTGTGCAATCGTATTTGAATAACCGAATTGTGAAACATCATCAGCAAAAGCTCTACTAATATCTCCTTGTGCATCTCCATGTTCAAAGTAACCATACCTCTCATTCAATACTAACAATTGTTCATCTGTAATAAATGCAATTCTTTGATTAAATTTAAATAGTTTTTCTAAATCTTTAATTCTATTAGACTTTACCCGATTTTCAATATTTGATAATAGAAGTTGATCTCCAATCATTCTTCTAACATCAAGAATTTCTGATTTATGTAAATCACTTATTTTATTTTTAATATCTTCTTGTACGTATCCCCCACCTTATCATACCTTCGGTTGTACGGTATCTCTTTGACTCTCCAAATGCCTCTGATAAAATATCAGATATGATTGTTTCAATCTTGTCGTCAAAATCTATATATTGCTGTTCACTCATTATCGTGGCTTAGTTGGCGTAGTTTTAATGTAATATTCGGTGTGATCTGGAGTTTTTGCATATGGAACAAATACCATAGATACTGGACCGGTACTTATATTAGTAACAGAAATATATCTATAAATCCATCCACCAGGCACCTGCATATAAGATGTATTATCGTCAAGGTTATACCAAATTGAAGATACTAACATCAAGGAGAGTAATAATTTTTTCATAGTATCAGTAAAGTTTGTTATAAATTAATTCTGGAATATCATCACCTGCAGTTATTATTTCAAAATGAAATCCTTCTGTAATAAGAAAAGAAATAATTTTTTTATCAATTAATATCGCTTCTTCTATCGTTTGATTTCTACCTAGAGGTGAATATTCAAAATTTCTTTTTATAAAATAATTCACGTTATCATATCCATTAAACAAATCAATGCAAAGTTGTGTAAAACTTTTAGGATAACTGTCTTTTGCATAAAATGTAGATAAAATAAGTGGTGAATCTGTTATCGCAATATCCACTTTATCGATGAGTCTTGCTATGCGGTATTCTTGATTTGCGAATACATAATTCTGTTGAGAAAGTGCATGATTAGATCCCTCGTATACTAAATCCTTAGCAAATTCTGTAACGAGTTCTACGTTAAACTTTTTCTTTTTCATTAAATAGAAAAGCCCTGCAGCAGCTGTTGATTTACCAGAGCCAGGGCCGCCGAAAAAATTAATAACCCTCATACTTCTTCTTCAAATGCTGTTATAGTATATTTCTGATGAAAGTTTTCAAACAATATATTAATAAGATGTTCTTCTTTTTCTTTGCTATCTAAATGTTCGAATGCGTCTGGAACATCTACTATGCATGTAAATGACATTAAAGAATCTTCTTCTTTAAAATTTACCTTTATATCCATTATTGTTTTTCCTTATCTTCAAAATTAACTTCTTTAATACATGCAATTAAAAGTAAAATGCAAATGAACAATATTATGACAGAAATTAATGCTAATTCCTTACCAATCAAAGTTGCTAGTATAATTGTTAAATATGACAAACTTCCAAAAAATAATACTAAACATAGAATTAGTAAAATTAGTATACCTATAGTAGAAAAGAATTTCTTAGCAACTCTTTTTAAATATCCTTTTTTCATTTGTATTATTTGAATTTTATTTTATGATCCAACAATTCACAATATATCTTAATGCTTGCAGCAACCCAGCTTCTATAGCATCTTCGTAAGTATCAAAAATAGCATAAAAATAATATTTATTAACGGTATTGGAGAGTTCGTTATGACCAATTGGCACGTCAATATGAACATTCCACCCTTCAAATATTGGTGATGGTTCAAGGTGCCATTCGTATTGTCTTGAAATTACAAGGTGAATATCATGATTTTCCCTTAACCATTTTTGAAGTAAATTTTGAGTAGGAACAGAAACCCGAGGCTTATAAAAATTATGATTCTGTGGAATTACACCTAGTTCTGTTCCTTCTAACTTTTCTGTATCAGGAAGATAATAAACAGGTGCAGTAGGAACATCAAATCCTGCATTTTTAGCAAGAATTTCTGTATCAAATGTTACAAGTGCATCTTTCATAATATAATATTTAGTTATTTTTCTTATAATATAATATACAACAAAATGCAACAAAAAAGAAATTTTATTTTCTGAAAGTTTCTACTGTAGCAAATTCTGTTTGAATATTACATTATAATTGAAAAACCCATTGCTTCCACTTCAAAAGAAGTACCATCCAATACTATAATATCTCCAACAGAAGTGCTACGATGTGAATCTTTTAAATTAAAAACTGCAATGTCTTCATTTTCTGTCCACGCGTCATAAAGATTCTGAGTCTTTTCATAAACATATTCCAGCGCATCAGTTACTACTTCAGCATCAACAGCAATCATTGCTACAATTTTTTCTTCTTTTTCGAATGCTTTATGAATAACGGTTGCTATCATCATGATATATAATATTTAGTTATTTTTCTTATAGTATAATATACAACAAAATGCAACAAAAAAGAAATTTTATTTACAAATTGTTACTATCGGTTCTGCATTATTAAAAATAACATCAACTTTATTCGTGATTTTATGAAAAATAGGATATTCTATAGATTTGATTATATGACGTTCAAATGACATCTGAGGATCTTTATGTGCTCTATGTTTTACTGGTAGATCTTTTAATTCATCTTCTGTGAATTCATTAAAAACTTTGACGCGTTTTACATATGAACCTCTTTTATTTTTTGTAGGTAAATCATTCCAATTTACAGATTTTTCTAACATCATCTTATCCTGCATTTCAGAACCACTAAGACCCTGCAACTCTTTATGTGAAAATAAACTTTGTGCAACGCTGGAAATGCTATTTTTTGTAGCATCGTTTTCTATCCATAGTAATTGAACACACGCATCATGTAAAGTCGGAGTCTGGTATATTCGACAATCAAATGTAGCTATTTTATTATGTTCTGGTAAATATGATTCCCTAACAGAATTGAAATGATTTACACATTTAGCAGTTAGCTTAGAAAGAATTTTTTGTTTTTTTCCGTCGTTATATAATGATGACTTTTTATCATCACTGTAAAGAATAAGAGTAATCTCATCGCTTTGTGTATAACCAATAACAGCATTAGTTTCTTCTACTAAAAACTTAGTAGTATCAATCATTAAGTTGTTCAAATTTTCATCGAATGGTCTATTAAGTCCCTTTGTCCAAGAATGAAAATTATTACCATCTAATCTGATTATAACGGGAAGAGTTGGAATCATCACTTCTGTTGAAAAATTACGTTCCAACCATTTACACCAATCACCTAAAGTTTTAAATTTCATAATATTTAATTCAACATAATTTATTGATTTTGTGATTAGACGAACCGTAGAACCAATGCTTCTGTGTTGCTACATGGTTCGGTCTAACATATTTTGCTATACTCTTCCTAAACTCGATATAAGAGAATTTTGACGCAGTTCTTACAACATAACCTTCATGTACATCTCTGTCTGTTTTTTCATTATACAGTTGCCTTATAATATCTTCATCCCAAATACCATCATAAAGTATTGGAACCATAGGAAACGCCAGAAGTTGGAACCACTCTACAGTATCATCCCATGAAAGACATTCGTTCTTGTCGTTCCATATAGAAAAACCAAGAAGATATCCTTCCAAGTCATTATAAGACAAAGAATGTTCGGCGTACATATTCTCAGCACAAACTCTCCATCCCTTAGGTAGTTGGTATGACCTCTGCATCCAGAAATTTTTTGCCCAGTCTCTTGTATAATGTGAACGACCATCGACCGACCTGGCGTGGCAATAATCTGTATACCCAGAAAAGTTTTCTCCGTCCATTTTCCTGGTAACGATAACCCTTTTACCTTCAAACACAGATGTATCTGCCATAACCCTATCATCATCTGTTATTCCTGGTGACCAAGGTAAATGGTATGTTCTTGGATATTTTACATAATCGGTGAATAGGTATAATCTTGACTCAATAACCCTTTGCACAGATTCATCGTTAAATAATGGTCCTTTAGTTCGATTACCATTTCCCAGTATTATATTTCCCCATTTATCGTAAATATGGTCTGAATACATATCATCAGGAAGACATATCGATTCTATTTTCGCTGCAATTCTGATATCTTCAACACTCAACTCAGTTGTTTCTGCTTTGTAGTGACAACCGTTTTTACCATCATCACACAAAGTTGCGCCATTATCGACGTAGTAACCCCCATCATTCCATAGTCTTCTTTCTATGATATGATGAGCATCGAGTGATATACCATCAGAGATTTTCCTTCCACAGACAACACACTGGTTGTTATCTCTACTAAAAACTTCTTCTCTAAATTTTTCTCTACTTAATAACATAATAGAAAATTATTTTATAATTATACTAAGATAATATAAAATAAAATTTAATCAAAGTGAAAGATTTTCAAAAACTATTGGGATTCTTTTTTGAAATTCTGCTAGCATAGGAATGGTTATGCGCCGCATTTCTGGATGTGCAGCCTTAGAACAACGTAAACTAAAGAAATGTCTCCATTCCCGAACATTCATCATAATAACTATTTCAGTTTTTGTACAGCATGGGAGTATTGATCTAGCATCTTGTGGTTTTAGTCCGTTTGCTATAAAGTATACGTAAGCTTTCTCTATATCACTACATGTCTTTCTAAATGTTTGTTGGCAATCTTTAGGACCTTCAATAATAGATAATGGTTCTATAAATTCGACGCCTCCTTTATAATTAACGTAACGCGTACTTTCCTGCGCAAACGATGCAATTCTATGTCTTACTAATTCATGCGAAACTCCACGATCTGTAATTATTCTAACAGAAACTGAAACAAATTCTAACATTGCTCCATGTCCTCTACTTATTAAATTTTGAACAAGCTTTTCTGAAGATCCTTCTGTAATTTTATCTTCTGACTTGTAACAGGTTCTTGCTGCTTGTTCTATAGTTTTTAAATCTCCAGAAATATTTAATATTTCAAATGATGGTTCTACAAGTTTCATAGTATTTCTATTATTTTATGTTCTTCTGGGCCTTGTTTGGATAGTCTTTCTAATGAGTCTGCACTTATTTTTAAAAAAGGTAATTCATATTCTGTATACCAAGATCCTACAGAATTTTTTTCAAAATTATCAATTTTATCTCGACAGATCCATCGGCATTTGTTATTACCTTATGATATGCATCTGTTACTATTTGTTTAGTACTCATTTTATAAAGTTTTTAATTTATTAATTAATGAATTTATATCATTTGCATCAAACACAGCAAACAATTGATTGTCATCAAAGCATCCATCTCTATTTTCTATATCCAAATCTAAAGGTACTATAACACCTTTTTCCAAAGAAGCATCGAAAATATCATAACAGCCATATTTACTAGAACCGTCATCATTAAAGTCCATTAGTGAAATGTAACAAAAATCATTTTCTAATGTTCTTGTTTTTATACAAAAATCTCCAAAAATATTTGGATCAAATTCGCAAAATAATATATTATTAGGTAATTCAAGGAATGTTTTTCTATTTACAATTTTCATATGCTATACTTTAGAATTTAGATATCCAACTACAAATCTTTCTCCATTTTCATATCTACACATAAGCAAATCTCCTATTGAATTTACATAGAAAATTCCTCCATGTATTCTTCTGTTATCGAAGAAATTATGTGTTAACAGTTCATCTATAGTATCGTATTTTATAAAAATTGGATCTGCATCAACATATCCTGGTACTCTAGATCTAAATGTTTTCATATTATTTGTGAAAAGTTTTTAATTTTTTCAAATTTTATAATTCTATTTTTATCAGATTCTAATTTATCTGCAATTTCTTGTTTATGTGTGATTATAAACACATTTTGATTTGTTAAAGATTTTATAATTTTAATAAAGGCATCTGAGCCATCTATATCCATTGCACTATCAAAAATTTCATCTAAAATGAGAAGATTTGTACTCATAGAATTTTTTTTCTTTGAAACATCTCTCCAAGCAAATAAAATCGATAGATTTATTCTCTGTTTTTCCCCTTCTGAAAAATTATAATATTTAAAATTATCTAAGTGTCGCGATTTTATAGTCTCCTCAAAATTTTCGTCTAAATTAAACTTGACAAAGAAATCCATATAAGAAAGATACTTATTTATCGATGAATTTATAATGGGGATATATTGTTTGATTACATTAGCCTTAATTCCATTATCTTTCAGAAGAACAGATGCAATATTATAAATATCGCGTAATTCTAATAATTTATCTTTATCTGATATCTTATTTGCGAGAGTATTTTCCTGTATTTTTATATCCTTTGTTTTTATAGAGTGTTTATTAGAAATCAAATCATCTATATCAGATTGCAATTTTTCTATAAATTTTTCATAGGAGAATATTGTATTCTTATGAGCATTTATCCTTTTTCTTATATCATCAATTTCAGAAATCTTTGTAAGAGTATCTACTTTGTTTATATCAAGTTCTGTAGTCTTCTCTGTAAGAAGTTCTACACCCTTTCTTGTTTCTATTATCTTATTCTTTTTTTCTATTATAATATCTTTTTTCCAGCTTTCCTTCATCTCCTGTTTACAAGTTGGGCATTTATCATTTTCCCCAAAGAAATGTATATCCGTCTCAAGATTTTGTATCTTAATATCTATTTGTTGTTCTAGTCTATTAAGTTCTTGTGTTTTCTTCTGTATATTAGATAGAGATTTTTTTAAAGAGACTTCATCTCTAGAGTCTAGATCTTCTTTTAGAATCTTTATTGCTTCTAATTCTTTTGATATAATTTCCTTAGTCTTTTTAATCTCTAGTTTATCTTTTTTTATCCTTTCTGTATTATCTTGAGTTGACTTCTTCTTGTATGTTTTTTCTAATTCTATTTCACTTTCTAAAGAAGATATTTCTGTATTCAAGTTCTCAATATCATGCTTCAAAACATCAAACTTATCTTTAAGCAACGACTTCATAATAGAGAATATTTTTAAATCAAGAAGATCTTCAATTATTTCTCTTCTACTTCCAGTTGGAAGTTGCATAAATGGATGATGAATTGCACTACCTAACATTACTACCTGAGTAAATGATTTCCAATTTAGATGTAGAACAGTTTTCTCTAAATAGGATTGATGATCCCTTACGTTGGAAACTTGATCTAAAATGATACCATTAACATAAATCTCAAAAAAACTAGGTTTCGTTCCTCTTCTTACTATATATTCCTTTTTCCCAATGGAGAAACCAACTTCAGTTTCTTGTTCAGAATTATTAATAGAATTTACAAAGTTTCCTTTTGGAACATTTCTAAATCCCTTATTGAATAAACAGAAACAAATAGCATCCAACATAGTTGACTTGCCTGCTCCATTTTTACCAACAATTACAGATACAGCATGAGATTGTAGATTTATTTCATTGAAATAATTTCCTGTGGATAGAAAGTTTTTCCATTTTACATATTTAAACAGTACCAAATCATTTACTCCTCTATTTGTAGTGCTTCGTTATAGATATCTTCTATATAATTTAGTAACTTATTCTTATTAGAGTAATTTTCAATTGAATTTATATGTTTTCTAAGAATAGTAAGAGTGTCTTCTATGTTATCTAAAGGTTCTATATACTCTTCTTGACTGTATTGAATTATTGGATCTTCTGTAACAACACTATGCGGGTCACAATTCTCTAATGCATCAATATATCTATCTAAAATATATGGATTAGCTCCTTGTTTTATTATAATCTTTATATACTTATCTCTAAAAGCATCTTGATGATTATTAACAAAATCTAACTTTTCGGTAATATCATAATCACCTTTATCTTCCCAAAAAATCTTCATATAAATATCATGAGGATTCTTTATGAAAGTTATTTCTCTAGTTTCTGTATTAAAGACATGGAAACCTTTTTCGTTATCAGTATCATCCCATGCCATTTGATATGGGGTTCCTAGATATTTAAAATTTTTCTTTGTGATTTTATGATGATAATGTCCACTAAGAACAATTTCGAATTTTTTTACATCTTCTAAATTTATTCCACCTGAGAATTTAAAATTCCTCTGAAGTATTTGGTTAGATAACTCAAAATGACCAATCATTATATGAGCATCGGTATTATTTATAGCATCAACACATGGTTTAGAATTTTCCGAATTTATCCAAGGCATCATTAAAAATTTACACCCATCTATTTCTATATCTTCTGGGTTTTCGTAACTCTTAATATTGGAATATTCGCGAAGTGCGAGAATGGAATTTATGTCTATTCTATTGCCAAAAAACGCATCGTGATTTCCAACTATAGAATGTAATTGTATATTTGACGCTTGAAGATGATCAAAATAAAATTCCTTAACATGATGTAATGTGTTGTAATTGACATTCTTGCGTCTGTCAAAGGTATCACCCAGTTCAAAAACAGAAACAATATTATGTTCTTTTAAATAAGGGAAAAAGGTTTCTTCAAAAAACTTCCTTTGGTAATCAAGAAATATTTGCGAATCACCGCGCACACCAAAATGTTGATCTGTTATCATTGCAATAAATGCCATTATCTAATCTTTTATTTTTTTGTTTAAATCTTTTATTCTCTTTCCCTCAGTCAATTTATATGATATAATTAAAGGAATGTGAGGACAATAGAAAAATCCAGCATCATAAGAAGATCTTCCTTTGTAGCCAACATAACTTTTATATCTTTCTCTAAAATCTTTAATACCTTCTATAGATACTTCATGAAGAGTATAATAGCTATTTCTACGACTAGCTTCTTCTTCACGCCTTTTTCTAAATTTGTCTATTAAGTTATTTTCCAATTTTCAATTTATTTGGTGTAAAAGTTCTTGTTAATGAAACTATAGATTTATTTCTTGTCTCATAACGTCTATTAGGTTCTCCAAATACTTTTCTTTTAAATTTCTCAAGATAAAAGCTTATCAAATTCCTTTTAGTTTTCTTAAATAGTATAAAATCACCATTAAGAAAAGAATGTTTATGCCAATCAGGTCTAAATCTTCTTGTTTTAGGTTCAATAATAGTTTTCTCTATTACGAAATCTAACTTAGGAAATTCATTTTTTATCGTAATTATAAGTCATTAGGTTCTTTTAGTTCATTTTCTATTTCTAAAATAGGCTCTATTGCATCTAATAATATGTTCTTAGGTGGTTCTTTCTTTCTACTCATGTAACTCTCAAAATCTGTAATAAAAGAATCTACTTTATCTAGGTCCAAAAAGGATTGTCCTGTATAAATCATTTCTCTAGAAGTATCGCCAGACTGAAACGTAACATTATTGTCCATATTATCATTATTCTGTTGTAGTTTATACTTCAAATAAAGATGTTTTTTCTCGCCTTGTATTCTTCTTAAAAATGCATAATAAATAACTTGAGTAAAATATGCAAAAGGATTCTGAGACTTTTCTGGATCAAAATTGTCTATATAAAGTAAACAATTTTCTACACCGTCCATTTGCATATCTTCCTTAAATATATAATTAGCAAATTGATATTTATAACTCAATCTCTGTGCAATCAACAAAATACATTCGCCGACGTATTCAGGGATTCGAGGTCTTTTCTTATCTTCTGCTAATGATCTTGCCTGAGCTTCTTTATATTTCACTAACTCTGCAAATAGTTTCTTATTGTCTACATAATTAATCTTTTTTGCTGCCATTTACTCCCGGTTTTGCCTAGTTATTTGTAATTTCTGATGCAAGTTTTGCTTTATATCTTCTATTGGACTTTTTCTTACGAGCTAATATAGAAGGTTTTTCAAAGAATTGAGTTTCTGCGTATTCTTTCATCTTACCTGATTCTAACATACTCTTTTTAAATCTTTTTATCAAAGAATCTACAGACTCTTCTTTATGAAGTGCTACACCAATACCAGGTTTATTGTTATTTGATCTAAATTGAAATCTAGCATTCTTTTTTTCTCCAAAAAATTCGGTGTCTTCATCATTCATTCCTGTAGTGTCTACTGGATTTAAATCATACTTAATAGCACCTTTACTGTACCTACTGTTACTCATGTTGTATTTTATTTTATTTATTATTAAATGGAATATCTATTATTTTAAAATCAAACTGTTCTTCATTATATATTTTTATTCTTTCCAATAAATGTAATATGGAATAATTTTTTTTAGATTTTACAGAACAATCATCTACAATATCATAGAGAACCGCAATATCTTTTCCTTCATTTAATCTTAAACCTCTACCTATAGACTGTAAATTTTTAATCTTTGATTTATATGTAGATGCAAATATTATCACATGCAAATTAGGAATATCCAAACCTGTAGAAACTGTTCCAAAACTTCCAATTATTATATTATCTTCACTAGAATTGACGGAATTTCTTATTTTTTCTCTAATTTCACCATCAATTTCTCCAGATATGAAATAAATCTTTTTATTACCAGCTTTCTCCTTTATCATTTCATAAAGGACTTTGCCTTGTTTTTCTACAAACTGAAATAAAATTAAAGTATTCTTTTTTTGTGATAATGCTAAATTACAAATAAACTTGTTTCTTTTTTCATTTCTAACAAAGAAGTCTACTTCTTCTTGATAATTCATTTTACGAACTTTAATACTAGTCTCTTTGTCGTGTTTTAAAAGTAAAATGTTTATTTTGAATTTTGCCAAATAATTATCGTCCATTAATTCCTTTGTAGAAGAAACTTTATAAATCGTTCCAAAAAGACCTTCTAATGTAAGAGAATTAACTTTAGCATCCACATTAGATATAGTTCCTGTTGTTCCTATTCTCCATTCTGTATTATGATTTTTTTCCATAATTCCACATAGAGAAGTGGCAGCGAATAAATGAACTTCATCTCCTACTATACAATCAAATTGATTAAACCAACTATCTGTTTGTTTAGTTAAACTTTGCCAAGTAGATATTACTATAGGTTTCTTTGTGTCCTTATCTTCTCCTGCCATTATTTTATGAATCCAATTGGCACATTTTGGATTATATCCTACAAAATCAGACGCTAGTTGATGAACTAAACCTATAGTAGGAACTATTATTAATGTTCTTTTTTTAATGTGCTTCATTATCATGTAGATAATAAAAGATTTTCCAGACCCAGTTGGAGAAAGAAGAATACATCTTTTATTTTCTAACGCAAATTTAACTGCCTCTATTTGATAATTTCTAGGTTCAAAATTAGCAGATTCAATTTCTTTAGGATCATAACTAATAGTAGATTTATTAAAGAACCCAGCTGCATATTCTACAGAATAATCTGATTTTTCTAAAAACTTTTTTAAAGAAGAATGCAGACCATAATACATCTTACATGAAGATAAATTAATTAACCTAATCTTTCCATCCCAAATTTTATGTTTAAATTTTGGATTGAATTTATAATTAGGAGCATAAAAAGAAAATGCGTCTGAAATTTCATAAAGAATACTTTTTTCACATTCTACCTTCAACCAAACCTGATCTACCTTATGGATAATTACATCTGGCATCCGTTAATGTTCTCCTGATGTAAACTTTCTCCAAGCAATTGCAGAAGATATACTAAAATTTCTTTTATTAATCTGTTCTATTATAGATTTAAGGTATTCTAGCACTATCTTATTATATTCTATTCTTGTTTTAATCTTTCTTACGTCAGGATCAGTTTCTAGATAAGATTTTACATCACTCCTAAGAACCTTGATCTGAAATGGTTCCCATCCTTTTTCATCTAATTCTTCCTTAGACATTTTACCGGTATAATATGAACTTTTTATCATAGCAAGATCATTATACTTTTCTTCTAGTTGTAATAAAAGTAATCTTACTTCGTTATGAATAATAAGATATTTATTATGTAATTTAGGAATATCTAAAGCAGCTACATCTAGCATGACTGAATCTATTTCACAATCATTATTCCAAAGTTCTTCTATGTCTTCTATCTTTGCCATTAATTATTTTTAAGTTATTCTTGATTAATAATATAGCAAGTGATTAGACAAAAAGAAATCAAGTACTAAACCCTTGAATAGCCCGTCTTGACTAGGCTCTACTTGTATTTTAATGGTTATGATGGTTATGCTTGATAATCATGTTCTACAGAATTGGTTTCCAATTCTGTTGGAGCAAGGCTCCATGTGGTTAGGGTTTTCCAGGGTTAGATAATTGCTTGATTGCTAGTTTATCAATATTGGATTATCAAGGTTAGATGATTGCTAGCTTATTAGCTTATCAAGGTTAAATGCTTTTAGATTATCCAAACCCTGATTACCAGAGTGCTCCTGTCTTCACGCAAGACGGCTCCTTGTCGGATCTCACGTGAAGTTCAAGAAAAATAAAAAATACAAATTGTCCCTCAGTTTTTCGTGAACGCCTTTAACCTGATTAGGGATGCGCGCCGTGTAACTTCATTACTAGACTGGATCGTGTGTTCTTTTTTTTGTCTTAATGAGAAGAAACAGTTCTCTCATCTTAGAAATTATTTCTGATTCTGTAAATCATAGTCTCACTGAATTTCTAGGCACTTTCGTGTCCTTCCTAAAACGTGACCTTATCTCAACAGTAATTTCTTACTGCCTACACACCTTGCTGTCTGACAACTCTTTCAAGTGTAATCAATAGGTGTTGACTCCTCGACTAAGGAACCGCCATTAGCGGTGGTGGTTTCTTTCTCTGCGACTCCGGTATTCAGCAACAATTCTTACTATTGTTCTCCATCTGCAAGCCCCGGGTTTTCAGATATTCTGTTCCCATAATATTTAGATGCTCTCTTCTATATTTCGCAAATACTACTATGGGTCCACCTTTTGTTCTTTTGTACTACATTCGTTAAGTAAGATTAACGACTTGTTGTTTTAAATTTTTCAATCCCTTAATATCTTTTCTTATTTCAGAGATTAAATACTCTTGATCGTATAATTTAGATTGAATATCCTGTAAAAGTTCAATAATTTTATTAGATTCATTTTTTTCTTTTTGCAATCCATATATCGGTTTTATTTTAACTTTCCCATTAAACCTAGATATGGTATATTCTGTCTCCTTACCAACTATAAATCTATCTTGATTTTTGGTGGTAGAAGTATAAATTCCATCATCACCATTTTTCATAATTATATCATAGTTATAAAATGTACCATGATCACCATTAAATGAATCTCTATATAATGCTACTATAACTTCTGAAGACTTTGTTGACATCTTAATTTTATTTTAGTTCAATCTTTCTTATAAGAATAATATAGAAATGTCGGGCTAAAAAAGAAATAGTAACATTTACTAGAAAAAGAGAAGATTATGAAGTGCACAGAACATGTTATTTCTAAAATGAGGGGAAGAGAGTTAATACTGGCATACAAATAATTTCATATATTTTATATTATTTAATATAGATGATATAACTACCTTTAATTAAAAGAAACTCGCGCAGAACATGTTATTTTTATACTATATTATCAGGTACTGAAGTTAGATTATACTCAGGGTTTACTCTTATATTATAATAACTATATCTAAATGATACTGTAGATGTTATTGCTTCTATAGCAGTATCCGTTGTTCTAAATTCAATATTAGAAAGTGAAGTGGGAAATAAATCTTTAAAATCTACACTTATATTAACATTAACAGAATTAGTCATAATAAGAAGAGTTCCATCAGAAATTCTACCAAAATCAGAATTACTTAAAGTAGCATATTGATTATTTTCTTTTCCTAAACGGGTTGGGGCAAGACTTCTCATCCAATTGTAGATTTCTCTCCAATTATTCATAGACTCATCAATAGCAAATGTTAATGTAAGTTCGTTGTATTCCAAATTATCACCAGGGATAGCTGCCTTACCTGTAGCATAATTTCTTGATGAATCACCTAGAGATATACCAGGCATGTTAATTTCCTGAACAAACCAAGTTAAATTAGGACATCTTGCCAATGCAAAAGAAAACCCTGTAGTTGATAGAAAATTTAGATTATTTACTTTCTGTGTCGATGGCATTTAAAAAATATTTTTAATTGTATTATTTATACAATATATTTTTAGTGAAAAAAAGAGCGCTTTAAAGCGCTCTTTTTTGTTATTACAATCAAATATTATATTAAGCCATTGATTACAGCAATTCTGTAATATTTGTTCTGGTGAGATGCACCTGGGTTAATCTTATGTGAATAAGTTGAACCTGAGAAAGGATGTTCTACAAGACCATATCTAGTTTTGAAACCGATTGCTGGTTGGAATGTATGAGGATCCTGTGCTCTTACCAACTGTAGAGGAACGTAAGGACAATAGAACAATCCAGCATCATAAGGAGATGTTCCTTTATAACCTACGCAATAGAAGTTAGCACCAAGAGTAACGTAAGGATCTACATATACTTTAAGACGTCCACCAAGTGTACCGGCAAAGGTTGATGTAGTTTCATCTGGCACATCAGCAAGAGTTGCTTTAGGTGAAATTACTGTAGAGTAATCAAGAACACCAGCAAGTGAAAGTGCAGAAGCGGTTTCAGCATCAACAATGATAAAGTTACCTTTTCCTCTACGAGTATCTTTTGCAATACCAATAGCGTCGCGTTCGATTAAGAACTGAAGTCCTCTCCACTGTTCTGCAAAATAACGACCATCAATGTCAGCTTTTATACCACCTTTTACTTGAAGCTGAACTGAACCAACGCTGTTTGTTCCACCAGCTTTAGCTACAGAATAAATAAGGCGAGTAACTTCACGGTTAATGTCACCTAAGATTTCCTGTGAAAGGATGTTAGAAAGTTCTGATTCTGCATCAAGGTTATGAACTGCTTTAAGATCCTGTGCAAGCTCTAAAGTGTAGTCAGCTCTCAATCTACGAGTCTGAACGTCAACTGTTGCTTTTTCGATTGTGAATCCCATCTGAGGCCATGCAGAATCTGCTTCACCAGTAGATGTAGAAATACCAATACCAATATCAAATAGAGCAAGAGCATTATTTGCTGTACCTGGAAGACCAGCTACACCATGTCCAGAAGAAGCACCTGAGAATGCAGAGTTTGCTTCGTTGAACAATGCTTCCTTATGGAAAGCAGAAGTTGTATTAGCATATCCAGATCTCATAGCAAAGATAAGTCCGGTAGGCATTGTCATCGGCTGAACACCACAGATATCAAAAGCGATAAGCTGAGGAATAGCACGACGGATAAGTGAAATAAGAACTGGGGTGAAGTTTGATAGCGAACCATTATCTGAATTGTTAGACGCAGAATAGTTACCTGACATGCTATCACCAGCTACGTTACCTTCAAAAACCATACCCTGGCTGCCTAAGACAGTTTCAGTAGTTTCTAAAATAGTAGCTACAACACTCTTTTTGTAGGAATCTTTGATTGGGTCAAGTGATTTATGATCCAATATAGGAGTCCACTTTTTAACTAAAGTCTCTGTTAGATGTTCCATGTGTTTAATTTTATGTTTTTGTTATTTCTAATATTACTTTTTACTTAAGATACTTTGATAATGTGTCAACGTAAGTAGACATCTTCTTATTTGTAACTTTCATAGAATCTTCTTCTAGGATAAATTGTTCTTCATCTATAGAAATAGATTCTTTTTTACGAGGAGCTGGTGTATTGAAATACGATTCTCTGATTTGAGATACCTTTTTCGCAAAATCCTGAGTTCCTTCAAAATCTACAGATTCTGATAGTTGCGTTAATTTTTCTGCTTGAGTATCTGCAAGACCCTTTGTCATTTCAGAAATGATAATACCTTTCTTAAGATCTTTGTTTTCCGCAGCAAGTTCAATATTTCTTTGAATAGCCAATTCAAACTCTTCTTCTATTTCAATTTTTTCTTCTGATACCTTAACAAGAATATCTTCTTTTCCTTCTGGTACCTCTATATAATTCTCGATGAATAGATTCTTAAGACCTGCGATGAAACCTTCTGCTACGTCTGTGCGAATTCCTGTTTCTATAGCAAGTTTATTCTCTTCCATCCATTCTTCTACTACATAATCAAGATATTGATCAATTTTTCCTGTCAATTCTTCTGTCACCTTTATTACTTCTTCTTCAACAAGATCATCAATTGCTTCTTCTACAAGAGATTTGTAATTAGAAACCTGAAGATTTACTTGTCGTGCAACAGCAGCTTCAAAAATCATTGTTGCTTTATCTTTAAATTCTTCTGTTAGGTCTGCTCCTGCAAACATAGCATCAACATCTTCAGAAACACTAATTTCACTTTCATCACAACATGATCCATATGTCTCATCAATCTTAATAATATCATCTAGACGTCTTTTGACAATACTTGAATAAGATTCATTTTCTTCTTTTACATCTTCTTTGTCGTCGTCGTTATCGTCGTCGTCATCGTCGGTAGAACCAACACCATATCCATCTGGTGTTGTGTTTGTTTTTTCTCCTTCAGGTTTTGCTTTCTTTCTTTTGTCATCCTGATCTGCCTGAGGTCCTTCTTCTACTTCATCGGCATCTTCATTTTCTTTCTTATACTGAGCTTTATAATCATTTGCTATAGAACCACTAGGAGCTGGTCCATAACGTTTTGCTTCTTCTTCAGAGCCATTGATATCTTCATCAAGATATTCTCCTGCTTCTTCTATAACAGCTTTATAACCTTCTAAGCCACTTTCACGGAGTTCGGTGAGAGTTTCTACTAGAGACTTACCTTCCACATCCTCTGTTAACTTTGCAGCTGCCTGAAATAGTGAAAGTTCTTCACCATTTAAACCAGCAGATAGTTTTGAAATAATAGTTTCTTTAAACATAACTTTGTAGTCCTTTTACTTTTTAAATGATTTTTGCAAAAATCTTTATTGTTTTATTTATATAAACCCGTTTTCTCACCCTTTATCTCTTAGAGAAACCCAGAAATGAGAGCCTTGCTTAGTATTCGATCCTCCTCTAAAAGGTTTGTCTATTTCTCCATGATCAACTACCTCATGTTCTATACCAGCATCATTTAAACGTTGAGATACTTTATTAGCATGATCCTTAGATGTTTTTCCATGCGTGTAGAAAAATCCTTTTCTAACTAATGTATTTTTATCTTTATCTTTACCTACTAAAGAACCGTCCTCATAAGAATCAATCTCTTCTTTATAGTGAGCTCTCACTTTATCATGAAACGACTTTTCTCTTGCTTCATCTATAGTTTCTAAGGATTCGTTCTGATAATCCTTCTTTACAATTTTATCTACAGCTAAGGCAATACCTTTCTTTCTTTTAACATCTTTAGCATGAAGTTCTATCTGTTTCTTTGATGCTAAAGATCGATTTATAACAAAATCCATTACTTGTTTTGATCCTATATTTTTTCTATCATAAGACGCACCTTTAACATAAGACGCAAGAGTTTCTTTATGCAATTCATCTATAGTTTCTTGTGAAGAAGCTTCTTTGAGACTTTGATAAAGATCTATTCTATCATCTATAAGCGCCATCTCATCTCTTATTACACGCAATCTTTTTTCATCTCTATCAGGACCACTACTAAGTTTCTGAAGTCTATCTTGCAATGTTCTTTTCTTATCATGAAGTTTAGCTATCCTACTGCTTTTTGATTCATCTAAATCTATTGACTCTTTATGCCAATTTTTAGAATTTTTAGCAAACTGAGCCATTTTACGGACATGAGAATCTTTAGAATCTAAACCCCTTTGAATATCTTCATCTGTAATTTTTTCACCTTCAGGTTTTCCTAACCATTTATGAAAAGCACCTTTCTTTAATGAATAATTAGTCGTTTGTTCTTCGGTAGGTCCAAAATCATGTAGATTCTCATTCTGATAATCTCCCTTTGCAAGTTTCTTAGCAGCAGTTTTAATACCTTTGTGTCGTTTATCTAGTCGTTCAATTTCTTTCCAAGTTCCATCTTTTCCATCGATACAGGAATATGGAGACCCGCAAAAGTCATCAATGTAACTATATTCATCATCATGTGCATCCCTAAGTTTATCAGTATTAGCTGCTTTGTCTATATAAGAAATCAAAGTGCTTTTCTTTACTTCATTAACATTTTTTTCTGTACCAATTAAAGAAGAAGCGAGGATCTGTTTTTCTTCTGATAAACGAGAAGCTATTTTTTCTTTAAGAGATTCGAAAACACTCTCTCTGAATTCTTTATAAGTTTTCATTTTAGTTTGTTTTTTAGTTTCCATTTATCCGGTGAATCGCCGTCAGCATGATAACTGCCGTATTTATCATAACCACCCCACCAATCTCCGCCTTTCCAATCGCCGCCTAACCAAGTGCCGCCTCTCCAGAGACCATCTTTCCAGATTCCGTCTTCCCATGTTCCTCTTAACCAAGTACCACCCAACCAATTCCCACCTAACCAAGTGCCACCTCTCCAAATACCATCTTTCCAGATTCCGTCTTCCCATGTTCCACCTAACCAAGTGCCATCTTTCCAAGTTCCACCTTTCCAAGTACCGCCTCGCCAGGTGCCGCCGTTCCAGATACCGCCTTTCCAAGTACCACCTTTCCAAGTGCCATCTTTCCAAGTACCACCGTCCCACGTTCCGCCTAACCAATCTGCTCGTGTCACAGATTCTTCTATTTTTTCTTTAGAGATTTTGTCGGTTTTATTTATTCCTTGTTGATTAGAACCTATTTCATATCCCTTTTTGTAAGCACGAGGGTTTTTTCCTACTAGCTCTTTAGAATCCTGTGGTTTACCAGCCTTTCCATCAATGAAACCCTTTAACTGAGCTGCTTTTTGATCTTCTAAGAACAGATTGATATCATCTATCAGTTCGAAATTTAATAATGGATTGTTTTCGTTCATTTATCCTCCAATGATAATCCGGAACCTTTAAGAACTATATTAGTAATATATTTTTGCACACCAAGTAAATTTTTCTGAGATCTAACATTAGATTCAAATTTTCTTAGATATTCTGAAGATACATAATAATCTTTAGATTCTTCTTTTACGTATGCAATCAATTTATCTATATCACCTGCTAATGAGATTAACTTCTGATAGTGCTTATTAAGAAAGTCTGTGAATGATTTTTCAAAACCACCCAAGTCTACACGAGGTTTAGGTAATTTTGCAGATTCATTAAAAGTTCTAGAAGTGATGGTTTGTGTTTCTGTTTCTAATCTTTTTAGAATTTTTTCTTGTAGTGTTGCGATAATGTTATCGCGAAAATTTTTGTATGACATTACATTTTTTGTTTAAGATGTTATTCCGTTTGCTGTAAGGACAGACTTCTTTTGATTATATCTTTGTAAATTATTTCTAAGTGTTACTATTTTTTTATCATATTCTGTAGAATTTTTAGGATCTTTTGTTTTCATCTGTCCTAACATTTTAATTTTCGCGTTTGTACTATCAATATAAGCCTTAAGAATACAAGAACGATTTCCGTCACATCTCTTAATTTGATCTTTAGTAACACCGTGAGCTTTTCTCCATTGATTTCTAAGTGCCATTAAAGCTACCCCTACTCCTACAGCAACAATACTACTTCCAGTAGCTTTATTTATATTTTGTGAAACTGAATGTTTATTATCATTAGTGCCTGCACGAAAACCTATATCAAACACTCTTTTGTGCTTCATCTTGATTATATTCATTCAATAAATCTTCAAATAAAACATCAAATTTTTCTGATTCAAAAATAAAATCTTCACTTAAATTTTCTTCAAATATATTAGATGCAATAATTTGTTTCTCTAATTGCAGTCTAGCATAGACCTTATATTTTAAATCATCTAAGATTGTTTCTCTGAATATTTTATACGACATTATTTTCTATTAATCGTTATAACTGCGCGCAATAGCTGCTCTAGCATCTGCATTACTCTTAGACCATTTTGCAATACGATCATTCAATTTTTGTATCTTAGCATCAAATTCCTGTGATTTTGTAGGGTTCTTTGCTTTAGCTTGTTGCAGAATAGAAATTTTCTTTCTTGCACCAGCAATATAAGCAGTTTTGATACACTTTGAATCGCCATGACAAGCGTTAATCTGGTTTAAAGTAACTCCATGTGCAGCACGATAAAGACCTCTAATCACAAGCGCAGACTGTGCAGCAAGAGCAACCGCCGCCACCGCTCCCATTGCGGTAATATTCCTAGACAGATTATTACTAGACAGATTATTACTAGACAGATTAGAATCTTCATCAATTCTATCTAATTCTTCAAATAAAAATTCAAAAGATACTTCTTCACCAAGATAATTAGAATCTTCTTTGATGGAGTTAATCTCTTCTAGTAACGATTTGTAAGTTTTCATTGTAATTTTATTTTATTTTTTGTAAATTCTTGTTTAATATCTAATAATTCTTGCTGCATTTTTATTAAAAGCTGCCTATCATCTGGATTTTTTTCTAATTCTCTAGAATATTTTATTACCATATTTTGAATAGCAATTCTTACTTCAGGTTCTTCTATTCTATTAAATGAACTTCTTACCTCTTTAGATAATTTTTGAATATCTTTTGGTTGAATATTTTTTTCTGTTTTCATGTTAAGAATAAACTTAATAGGATCGGTTATATTTTTCTTAATCCAAGAACCGAAAAGAAAAACAGAAGACCCGAATATAGCACCAAAAAGAGTTCCTATTATAAGAAGTGAACCATCTGTGTAAGATATTAGACCTTTATCAATAAAAAATCTAATAGTCCTAAACAATATAGAAGCATCTTCTATAGAAAACATAATAGAAAACATTTCATTAATTTGCTTATCATAATCTATGAACTGCATTTCTTCTAGTAGAGATTTATAAGACATCTATTACTTTATTTTACGAAGAATACTTGATAAAATACTATTAATTAAATCAATAGCAACGCGAGGTTCTGTTCCTCTTCTATCTTTAGCATGTTCTAGTGCTTTTTCTAAACCTGATTTATCATAACCAGAAAATAATTGATCTACAACTTCATCTTTAACAACACCATCCAAATAAGAATCCATTATTAATTTTTCAATTAATTCACTATGCTTTTCACGGGATTTATCTCTGATCTCTATAACAGAAGATTTATATTGTTTCCATTCTTCTTTATAAATACCGTTTTTATCTGCAGAATCATATGCTTCTGCTATAAGTTCTTTTCTTTCTTGAACTTTCAACGTCTGAATAGCTTTTTTAAGGTCAGCTTCTTCCTTTATTGCTGCTTTATCTTTAAGAAATTGTGCAAAATCATTTAAGATTTGATTTTCCTGCTGAATTTCTGATTCTCTTTTATATAAAGTCATTTTTCTTCCTTTTTTCTATTTTAGTGTTATTTTTAATTCTTCATCTCCTGGAATATAAGAGAATTTAAATATTCAGAATATCTCCCTTGATTAATCTAATTTATAATCATCTATTACAATTTCAGAATCATAATGTTTCTTCAAGAAAGAAGCGACTTTTGAAGTATCGCCAACACATCTAATTTCAACTATAGGAAATATTCCATTATCTTTTTTATCGGATAATTTTGCTTTAATTCCTGCTTTTAATGCAAGTTTAATAAAACTATATTCAAGACCAGCATTTCCAAACGGTAATTCATATATTGATTCTTCATTCTTTTCAAGGAGAAACTTAGAAATGTCTTCTAACAATTGTTTTTCTATTTTTGGTAACATTTTTATCCTTTAATGTTATTTAAAAAGTCAGAAAATAGTAATGCTTTTTGTTCAAGTGTTAATGACTTATATTGTTCTTTAGCAATTTTCTCGTGTTGTTCTACTAAGTCTTGTTTAACATAACAGTGACCGTCTTCGCAAAAAATCCAATCCGCAGATTCGTTGAGACCATTTACGTAAGCGTCTGGAGCACTTGGGTCAGACACGATGTCGACAGCAGATAATTTAAAATCATTTTGAACTTCATGAAGACCGTTTCTTTCTCTAAGAGAACCTAAACCTCTTGAAGAAACTCCAATCTTAACATCTCCTTCTAAAAGACCCATCACAACATTTCCCATAGGAGTATGCAATATTTGTGCTCTCCCTATCCAATTATTCCCATCTTCTATCAATCCAATAATACGATGTGATACTCTATCCAAATTTATAGAAGGTGTAGCTGGATGATTTAACTCTCCTACAGCTCTATTTTTTTCTACATATTCCTTTATATAACGATTAACTTCTTCATCTAAGGTTGGTTTTGGATAATAACGACCATTTTTATTTTTTAAGTTTCCTTGTAAATAAACACCTTCTATGAACCATCCTTTTTTAGAGTCCTTTACAGCCTCTGCTATAAATGTTTCTGTAAGTAATTTCATTGATCTTTTTTTATAAGTTGATATTAAATTTCCTATTCTTGATAACAAATTTTCTATAGAAATTTTATGTTTCTTAGATACAGATGTAACGTGTTTATCAAAATCTATTAGATCCAAGGGATGAATTGGTAATGTTACTTTTTGATAACTTTCTGGATCTTTAGATTCTAAGATATCTCCTTCGATTTTTACTGATTCCCATTTTTGTAAATGCGAATCTATAAATTCAATTTGTCCTTCCCATTTCCCAATTTTATTTTTAAGCTTTACAATTTCTGCTTCTATAGTTTTATGATATAAATTTGCTTTTTCGTCATCAAATTTATTAGATACTTCTGATTTCATCTGCATCAAAATATCTATTTTATCTTTAGCACCATCTATATAAGCGCTTAAAATGCATTTTTTATATTGTTTGCTTCCTCCGTCAAATCCAGATGCATATTTACATTTCTGTGATGCTGCTTTAGACACGCCATTAGCACGTCTCCATTTTGCAGCAATAATATCATTTAATTGAGTTGCTATAGCACTAATTACTAGAAGAGCAGCTCTACCTATTTTATAAGCACCATATCCAGCTGCAGCTGTAGTAGCAGCTAAAACTACACCCAAACCTTCATCTAGATGAATATTCGCATGCTGAATTTCTATTTCCTTTCTAAATTCGTTAAATGTTTTCATCTTCTATTTATACAAGCTCAAATTTCTGTACTTTTTTTAAAATTCCCTTTTACTTGAAAGGGTTTTCTTTTGCGATCAAATCTAGAAGAAGAGTTCGATTTTTGTTCAGGTTTCTTATCCACAGGAATATTATCTATATCATCTGTTGGAACCTTTTCTGCATCAGCAGGAAGATCATCTACGCTATCTATCGAAGGGTCTACTACATTACCATCATTAGTAGATACATTCTCTGCTTTTTCTGACCTTTTCTTAATTTGTTCTTCTTCTTTATTAATTTCCTTTTTATCTTCCTTAATCTGTTCTTCTGTTCTTTGAAGAATATTTTTAAAAATCCAATCTGTAGAAACATATGCCTGTCTTGCAGAAGCATCTTGTGCTAAAGCATTGGGCGAATATGCCTCAACAGTCTGTAGAAGATCAAACCGGGTTTTAATCACTTCCATCTTTTTCATTTCAGAAAAATAAGAATCACATTCAAACCTATATTTTATTATACTCTTAAGTTTTTTCCATTCGTCATGTGAAATTATTCCTTTAAAGATAAGCTGTTTTTCTAAAATAGAATCAAATAAATCACTAAATTTGTTTTGTAGTTTTTCTATAAATCTAGCAAATCGAACCTCATCTCTAGTTATTTCTGTTGCTCTTCCAAGAGTCCATTGTGCCTCTGAATCTAATCTAGAATAAGGAACGTTAAGTGATTTCATAAGTTTTTTTCTAAAATAGTCAACGTCATCCAAAGCAGATAAATTCTGCCCAGGTTGAAGTGTAGTTATTTCGGTACCAACACCATTTCTCTTAGGTACAAAAAAATCTTCAAGCATTGACATGTGACGTTTATCATCTCTAAGTTCTCCTGTACTGTTACAGGTATATATTCCTACTTGCAGTGCAAATGTATGATAATCATGATACTTTTCTTCTCTATCAATAGTTAATGTACCAACATCCATCTTTTCTGCGAGATATTCTATACTAGAAATATTACAATTATTAAATTCTGTTGTATTTATGTCTTTACTAAATGGAATCATAGAATCTCCAACAATAAGATTTCTTGCCTCTACTTTTCCTTTCTCCCAAACAGGGAACTTATGATCATGTGTACATGTTATAGATTCTCCATTATCTAAGGTTATTTTTAGCACGCTTTCCAATTTTCTAGTGATACCTGCCCATGAAATTATGCCGGGTGCAAATTTACCTGTAATAGGATCACATGAATAAGCCCAAAGTTCTTTTCCAGAATTATACTCTCCTATTATTTCTGATAGAGATAAAGTTCTTCCATCTAATAATGGTATTCTTGTAGTTAAGTCTAAACAAGCATCGTATACCATCTTATTTCTGTATTTATTCATAACAGAAGCAAGATATTCTTCTGCCTTTGCTTTTGGCAAATTACCAACTTCTATAGAATAAATTCTTCTTTCAGGAGCTCTAGCTAATCTATATATTACAACAGAATCTTCAAGCATTCTGAGTTGATTCATTGGCTTTATTGCCTTATGAAGATTTGATAACACTGTAACATTATTAGAGTCGGTTATTCCAGACGTTACATAACTAATAACATCAGGACTGAGCTTTACTAATTCAGTATTAGGACTTTTAGCAGAACTTGTAGGACCAAACCCCTGAGCGCTATAAAGATAATATTCTTCATGTCCGGTTACAACTTTAACTCCAGAATTACTTTTTTCTTGTTTTACTTCTCTAATCTTTTTAATACGTCTAGGATCTATGTTACGTATTTCTTGAATTCCTTTTTTAGGATTTTTTTCATCTATCATCGTATGATAATAAATTCTACCATCTACATACCATTGTCTAAATATATCATTACCTTTATTATTAAAATTGAGCATAGATATAATCTCTTCAAACTCTTTAATAATGGAATCTTTTATTTTATCTGAATATTCGGAATCATCTAGATTAATCGTAACAGGGTGTAAATCATTATCTATAACTATAGCTTCATTTACAATATCACCAATTGCAAAATCAATTTCTGGTTGTAACGCGAGATCTCTATATCTAGATATAAGGTCAAAGTCATTTCCAATTTTGCCATCTATATCAAGATAATGTCCATATACACCAGAGGCAGCAGCAGCAATTTCTACTGCTCCATCATCTTCTTTTTGTGTTACTATAGATGGCAATATCAATGGTTCTTTTTGCTTAGAAACAAATCCAAACCTTTGTCCAATAGATTCAAGTAAACTCATTTTTTCTTCAGACATGCAAATATAATTTTGTTTAACAAAAAATGGAGACTGCAATATACAGTCTCCTAATGTAGTAAGTAATAATTAAGATGTGATTATATTAGCAGAAGCATCAACAGCGTGAAACCAATCAAATTTCATAGTTACTTCAAAGGTCTCAATGTCGTCTTTACTATTCCAATCAACGGTTATCTGTCCTATAGAAGAAGGCCAAAGATTATAAAATACATATTCTTTTAAAATATCACCGTTTTTTCCAAATTGATGAACAGAAGCATCTACCACATACTCACTTGGTCCAACTCCCAACCCCTGTCCTCTACCAGCACCAGAATGTCTATCTATAGCATCTAGCCAAATTTCAAATGAATTACGAATTTTAAAATTTTCATCGTTATAAACCGTAATACTCCAATCATCAAATGTTCTATTTCCTGCTAAATGAACATCGTGACCATAATACGATATAGTTTTTGCAGATACAGAAGAAGCAGGTAAATGAGATGCGCTACAAATAAACTGAAGTGCATTTCCGTCAAGTGCTCCTACTGGAGATGTTATATTAACACCAAATAGGGTAGGTCTTGCGCCATCCCCAACAAAATTGCCTCTGAAATCAGAAACATTAAAACTTTTTGCCATATCTTTCCTTGTTATGTTTAAGAATTGGCTAGTATTTTATAATACTAGCCTTTTCTATTATATTTTTTATTTATATGATATTTACTTAAAACTTACCTATAATTTCATTAAACGATACACCAGTACGGACAGCAACGAAATTTAATTTAATTACAGAAACTGATTTTGCTGGTTTTATGTAAATATCGCCAACAAACTGATTCGCATCAATTACTTGTGCGGTATTATTAGTACCATCACATATTACTTGGAAGTCATAAACTCCTCTACGTGATTTAATGTCACGAAGTAATGGTTCTATCATAGATTTAAATTGAGCTCTAGTAAATTCATCATTAAATTCAAACAAACTGTATTTAGCAGAATTTGCAATAATTTTTTCGAGTAAAATAAACAATCTACGCACATTAATACGGTCAAATGCAGATGGTTTTGTAAGACCTGTTTTATCGCCGTAAAGAATTGTACCTTCACCTGGGAAGGAAACAACCGGATTTACATTAGCAGGATAAAGAAGATCTCTTTCTGCTTGTCCTGGATTCCATGCCAATTTAATAATATTCAGAATGTTTCCTCTGTTAAATCCAGCTGGTGACCACCAAGGATCTCTTGAAGAGTCTGTTCTAGCGCAAAGTCCAGCAATATCTCCATTAAGAGGAACCCAACGATAAACATCATTATATTTATCGTATTGATACTTCCAACCCGAATCTACAACAAAATATGAAGACGATCTATTCAATGAATTTCTAAAACCAGTAACAGCTGTTGTTATAGTAGAAATACTTTGTCCAGGTTGAACGTTAGCCCAAAGAGGAGAGATAAATGCTATTGAATCTTTTCTATTGGTAGCTATATCAATAACAGATTGTGCTACAACAGTAGAAGCTGCTCCAGAAACAATAAGTGCTACATCAACTGCTTCAGGGTTAGAGAATAGCGAATAACCTATAATATATTCGTTGGTTAGTGAAGAAAGAGGATCAAGATCAGTTCCTTTGCTCAATGATACCACATTAGAACCAGTAGGAGTCCAAGTTGTAGAAAGTGTTCCTGACGTATTAGCACCTAAAACAAAAGCTCCACCAACTCTAACATATTTTGAAGAATTATTTATTACATCTACATAATAGTTATTTGTTCCATCTTCAGCCTTTGCACCTTTTGCTTTTGATAGATGTGCATAAGATTCTAAAATAGTTCCACGCGTTCCTGAAAATGCACCATCCTCATCTATAACTAAAATATGAAGCTCATCATTCTGACCTCCATTTATAGATGCAGCTAAAGAAGTTGAAGGAACTATAGAGAAATTGCTTGACCATGTTCCAACAGTATTTCCTGTAATAGTAACATTACTATTAAATGAAACAGAACTATCACATGCAGCAACCGCAAGCGAATTTCCTTTTGCACCGGGATATCGTGCTATCCATGAACCAGTTCCAACTGGTTTAGATTTTACGAAATAGTCTTCGTTATTATCTATTCTTATTGCACTAGAACCGGAAGTAGAGTTTAAATTTACTTGATTATTAGCATCTCCTATTCTAACTACCCAAGCAGCACTAGAATAAGAAAGAAAATTTGCGATAGAGAAAAAGTCTTGATATGTGTCTGAGGTTGGCTTTCCAAAATTATCAACTAATTCTACTTCACTACCAATTAAAGTTCTTTCATTTACAGGTCCCCACTGAAAATTACCTGCAAAAGCTCCTGTTGAAGTAGAAACTCCAGTAGATACTGTTGTTGTTATGTCCACTTCGGAAATTAAAACTCCGGGACTTACAGAAAATGACATATTATTGCTCCATTATTGTTATTAATTCTATTGAAACGTATAGTTTCCCTAATATTCTTATTGATGATATTTATAAAAATACTAGGTTCTAAAATGTTTAACGTTTGATAAACAGAATATCATATAATAACAGATTTCCAACGATCTGGAGCCAAATTTAGTGGTTTTGCATTATCAAATAAACCAATATCCCATTCATCACCATAAGAAACAACAGATTCTTCTGGGATTCCATTGTCCATAAATCCAAAGGATAACATACTATCATTTATAGAATCTACACTATTTTCTCTTAGCGCACTAAGTGTGCTTATATCTGTCAACTCTTTAAAGTATTTTTGATCTGATAGCCAAGCAAATAAAACTAGACACATTACAAGATCATCATTACAACCAGGCTCTGCTTCGTATGAGTTTGCCTTTCTAGAAAAAGTTGTTAGTTCCTTTATAGTATCAGCATCATTAATAATTAGTTGATTTTGTTCTATTAAAAGTTTTAGGATAGAACATCCAACAGATTTTACAGTCTTTGTTGTTCTAATTCCTTTATCTATAGATTTATTATTACTATATCCTGTAGATATTTGTTTTCCAGATCTACCATTTGTTTCAGTATAAAGAATATTTTCATATTCATAATCAAATAGAAGTAAATCTGATACCTGTGCTCCTATATCATTTATTTCTATAAGAACTGCGCATTCATTATAAGTCTTACAAACTCTATAAATTATTTCTGTAAATTCTACAGGTGTTATTCCATTATCTTTAAAAACACAGACTTGTTTATAAGGCATTTTAGTTACATCTATTACCTGAATAGCAGAATAATCAAGTCCTTTACCACGTGAAACGTCTACAATTGCAACATACGTTTTATCTTTTTCTACTTCTGAATAAACCGAGATATTGTTAGAGAATTTTAATGGATTTATCGACGCAAGATTTTTCAGTGAATTTCCTGATATAAGAGTACCTGAAGATCCTAGGAATTGACAGAGAAATTCTTGCTCAAATTGTTCGTAACCTATATTGCGTAAAGTTTCTTCTTTCCAAGCTTCATCTCGTTTAGGATGTTCCCACCAATCAACTTTTACAGGTGTAAAATTGTTGATTCCCTGTTCTGCTTCTGTATATATTTTATAAAATAGATCTAAACCATTTGGTGTGCTGGTAATTATAACTTTAGAATCACTACCAGACGAAATTACAGGATATGTTGATTCCCACCAATGAATCTGATTAGAAATATGAGCAAATTCATCTAAATATATGATGTTAAAGGCAAATCCACGAATAGAACTTGAAGATGTTGCAGATGACATTAAAATACTTCCATTTCCTAGTTCCATCGATCCCTTATTCCATTCCTTTACTCCAGGTTGAATCCACATAGGAAGATTTTCATACATTCGTTGTATACGAGATAGAATTTCTCTAGCAACTAAAGCTTTATTAGCAAGTATACCAATCATTTTATCTTCATTAAACATTGCGTAATGAAGTAAATAAGCCGCAACAATTGCAGTTTTTCCCATCTGACGAGGCAATAGATTAACAACAAATTTATTATTTTCAAATGCTTCTATCATTCTAATTTGATAGTCAAATGGCTGAAATAGTTCCAAACCTCTATCAAGAGTAACTATTTTGCAATAAGTTCTAATAAAATAAATTATATCGTTTTTACATTTAAGGTATTCCTTTACTTGCTCACCCGTGAAATTATGTTCTATGTTTGCCTTTTTAACAAACTGATTTCCATTATATCCTACATTCTTTATCATATTTTTTATTTAATGAATTCTTCCTTGATGACAATAGTCACATAATACTCTAAGATTTGTCTTATCTAATTCTAGATCTTTATTATTTTTTCTTGTTATTATATGATCAACAGTCATTTTTAATTTTTTTCCATTATCATCAATATCATCTTTAGTTTTACCACACAAAGAACATCTTCCATCATTTTCTTTTAAAACTTCAAATCTAATGATTTTCCATTGCTGGCTAGAATAAAATGGGTCTCTTTTCCTGGTAGGGGTTTTTGCTACCTTAGGTTTTCTCTCTGGTGATGGAATATATTCTTGGTTTTCGTTATTTTGTGGGTATTCTATGTTCTGTTTAGCTCTTTTACTTGGCTTCGTATAATTATTGTACTTTGCCATATATTATGATTTGAGATTCGACAACGAAATTAATTTTTATTTTAATGCCTTTAAAAGATCTGCAGTACTTCCAATAAATACTGCTTTTTCTATTTTTGTATTTCCTGAACTTTCTTTTTCTAAATTAGGTTTAATTTTCTCTTGTATATCTATCAAAGAAATATTCTGATCACCTATAGTTTTTAGTAATTGTGAAAGAACAACGTAAACATTGGGATGTTCTGTTGCTTTTGCTAATTCTAACAAATTATCTAAAGCTTCTGTTCCTTTAGAAATTAAATCTTTGATATTACTACGAGCATACTCATAGTCTCCTTTGTCTTCCGTATTTATTTTTTTTATAATTGCAGTTTCTGTCTTAATAGATTTAACCAAAGACTTACTCGAATCTAGTGGTGAAACTCCAAACGCTGTAGAAATATTATCCTTCATATTGTTTCTGTTGTAGTTAAAAATCCCCAGTCATCTGTAAGAAAAATTTCATCTAAAGTCTTTCCTGGTACAACTGGAATAGTAGTATTTTTCTGAAATAAATGTTTTCCTTCGAAGTCCATAATACCAAGTTCAGTTATTGCTGTTTTAATTATTTTTCCTGTAGAAACTGGACCAAACGTAAAGGCTTTCATTGTAAAATCTAAAGTCCAAACAATATCTCTTCTAGTAGTAAAATCTCCCTCATAATTATCCGCTAAAGATATAGAATTAAGAATAATGGGAACGTCTAATGATATATTATGTTCTCCAGATATTTTTATCGTAACATTTAATTGAGGTGTAAAAAAAGGTAAAATCTGTTCTATTATTTTTGTTCCATGCTCGACTTGTTTTACCATAACATAAAGACTGAAACTAAAATCATAGGGAACTCCAACACACTGTCTACTAACGCGGTTTCCATCGGTATCTATTGATTCTACATAATAATTTCTTTTATTAAGAACTCTAGCAGAATCGTAAGAAGTGCCATTCAACTCAAAGGCAATTCTAGGTAAAACCATAGCAACATCATCTCCAAAACCAACTTCTGCACGCTGTCTAACTCTAGCAAGAAACTTCTCCTTAGGACCGTACGACACCGGAACCTTTATAAAGTTTTTCCATTTGTTTATATTAGCGTCCCATTCTCTAATGGTAATATCAGAAAAAAGAGCACCAAACGCAGAAACGAGTTTGCGGGTTATCATAAATCATTCTCCTTCCATAAAATATCTGAAGAATCGTCGATTGATATCTGAACCCAATTTTTTGTAGGAGTATAAGGCTCAAACTGTGTTCTTTTATGTTCTATAGATAAATCCAAATGCGGATTTATAGAAGTTTCTGGTAATTTTATTACACTTGACTTTGTAGTTGGTCCAAAAAAACTTCCTCGCATAGTAAATTGAAATGTCCATATAAGACTCCTACGTGTTTCAAAATCTCCCTCATAATTATCTTCCATCGAAATAGATTTCAATATAATAGGAGTATCTAATATAATGTTCATGCTATTCCTAAAACTATTAATATAATCTTGAATAGAAGAATTATAAGCAATTCCTAAATTAGGTTCCATCTTAATGGCAATGTCCAATTGAGGTGTAAACATAGGCATTATCTTATCCATAATAAGAGATCCATCTGTTTCTGTATTGGTAAGTACAAACAAAGAAAAATCTATATCATAAGGAACTGGAGTAAATGTAGAAAGAACTTTATTATTTGTAATATCAATAGAAGTATTACCAGAAAGATCAGAAATGTTATTATTTTTTACTATTGTAAACGTCTTATTTAATTTTCTCGTAGCATCATAGGAAAGTCTATTCATTTCAAACGCCATTCTAGGGAGAGTCATAGCAACAAGATTATCTAGACCATTTTGTTCTCTTTGGGAAAGCCTTGCAAGAAATTTCTCCTTTGGACCATAAGAAATAGGTATCTTAATAAGATCACCATTTAACCTTTTGATTGTTATATTACTGAATATAGAACCAAAACAACTTACAAAGTTCCTTATGCTAGACCAATAATAATATTCTTGTCCTAAGATAATACCTCCTTTGACAATCTTGTCAAATCTGCTACATGTTCTAATTCTTTATCTAAAATTAACTGTAATAAATGTCTATTATTTTCAGAAAATTCATAATCCTGTAAGATATTTGCATATAGTTTAACTGCTCTATGCTCTGCACTTAGGTTACTTTTTAACATTTTATTATCTACATTATTTCGCTTTTCAAACTTCTCTGATGAAAATTTAAAGACCGTTTCTGGTGTAATTGTAATCGCAATAGAAATGTTTAACATTATCTTTTCCAAAGACAAAACGTGGCTGCTTTCCTCTCTAGCATGTTGAATAAACTCTCTACGAACATCTAGATTATCTGCATTCATTCCATCGTTGTCATATTGAAAAATTGTAATCCATTCATTTGCCAATGCTAAATTAAGAATTTTTGCTAAGTCTGTATTATTGTTTGCGTTATGTTGTTTAAAGCTTTTCATTTATTGTAATCTTTTATATTAGAACAATTCTCCAAATGGATTTTCTACAGAAAATTGATTAGGTTCACTAAAATCGCAAATTTGTGCGGCATCTATTTCAAATTGAACGTTGTCTGCTGGGATCTGTAAATCTGTATTTGAAGAACCAACATGATATTTTGTCGTAACAGAATCTATATTAGAATCTCCAGTAGAGAATGTTTCTCCTGTGTATTGGAACAATTCAAGACTTAGTTCCCAGCATAGTCTTGTACCTTGTGGCCAGAACGGCTTTTCATGTTCTACATACATTATTTGGAATATATTTCCATTAAAAGGAAATTGAACAAGATCACCTTCTCTAGGGAAGTAAGATCTCATTTGTTCTGTATTTGCATATCCTACATTTAATGCTTCTTCTGCAAATCTATCCATAGAAATCCATATTCTCGCAGAGTCATGGATTTCTACTCCGAACTTAGATAAGAGATCTCCAGGACCTTCAAATCTATCTGTCTGTTCCATATATGCTTCTATTACCATAGAACTTTCAAATGAACTATGAGCCGCTTCTCCAAATACTGTATCAATAGAGAATAATGTTCTAGGCAAATAATTTACATCAAATCCAAAGAAAGCGATAGATTCTGCCATTAAAGACTTCTCTAAGTCCTGAGCTGATGTATAATTTCTAAAATCTATATAAGGGTTAGTTGCCATTTTTAATTTGGATTTTCCGTAAAGTCAAAAATACTATCTTCTATTCTTTCTGTTTTTATAGTAGTACGTACTTCTTTAGTGTTGATTGCAGAAGCTCTTATAAAATTCGAAAGGCTCATATCATTTTGTGCAGCATTACTTTCTATAATTTTACGTTCCTTTGGAGATACTCTAATACCAATAAGTTCTGTTTTCTGCAAAGTACGATTTTTCATTATTTTCTAATATCTCTTAGTATTTTTAAATCTGCACGACGAACTTTTATATAATAATCTCTATCTCTATCGCTATCTCTTTTATAATCACTTTTAAGGTCTCTTAATAATTTAGCATACTTTTCTACATCTTTATCTTCTTTTGATAAACCACCATAATAATCGCTAAGGTGTTTTTCTAAATTTTTAGTAGCAATAATCGCTCCTTCTTTATCTGAATGTTCTATAGCATCTCCTAGTTTTTTATAAAGTAAAGATGCTACATAATAAGGATTGCCTGTAGATCCTAGCTTTTTATTTGCAAGTTTTTTAGATGCAATAATCTCATTACTTGTAATAGAATCTGTTCCCGCTCTTTTTCTTTCCAATCTCGCATCGTGAGCCGCCTTACGTCTTTTATCTACACCTATAGTAACTACATTATATGAGTTTTTCTTAAAATGTTCTTTTTCAGGTTCATCTAAGTTTATATTTCGGTTTATCTTATTCATCGCTCTATCTATAGCTTCACCTTTAGGGAAACCAGAAACAGATTCTCTTTTTACATACTGATACGTTCCACTTCTTTGATTTTTAACTATAAAATTAACATCAGATGAATTTGGTGTATGTACACTATAATTTGGTCTTTCATTCCATTCGATAGATCCATCGTTGTGTGCTACAGCAGCAATTGGCTTTCCATTCTTATGAATGATTGCCATTTTATGTTCACCAACAGCATTAGCTATCATGCTCTTTAACTGGCTTTTAGTCTTTGCAGAAGAAGTTTCTTCTCTTTTAGAATAAGCGCCGCCTCTTATAGTACTGCCATATGATCCTTTTCCTGTAATAGTTTTTAATAGTCCCGGCGGAACACCCTGAAGATTACCTAAACTCTCTTCTATAAATTCTTCCTGAAAATAATAGAGATCTTCCAATTCTGAATCTTCTATAAGTTCAAATAAAGATTCTTTTAACTGATTCTGTAATATAGATTGACTTATTTCTTCTAATAAAGTTAAATATGGTTTCATAATTATATGTGTTATTGTTTGAAATCTCCTGAAGATAATCTTTTTTTAGCAGTATCTTTATTTGTTTTATCATAATCTTCTGAAGCTCTTAAAAGAAGAGCCTTAGTAATATTTGGATGAACTATAGCCATATATCTAACAGATTCATGTGGATCATTTAATGCCATTGACAGTTGTTGTTTAGATATATTATCATAATCTAGAGCCTGAAACTTAACCATATAATCTGGAGAATTTAATGCATTATTAACAAATTCTTGTGTAGTTCTTGGATCGGCTAAAGTTAAACGTGGTGTACTTTTTAACAATACATTAAAATATTTACCAAAATTTTTATCGGATGTCAATATTAAAGATTTACCTTGCCAATTAGGAACTTCTTTAAGTTCAGGATTTTTCTTTACTAAATCTTCTAAGTTGATAGATCTATCATTTTCATCCATATAAGAGTCTGTTTCAAAATGAAATTGGTATTTAGCTAATTTTCCATGCATATCTTTAGCGAATATTATATACAACGGACCTTTATTGTTATAACTATCAAATCTATTGTAATTATCTGCTGCTGTGCACCATTTTGTTCCCTTACCATAATAACAGGCAGCTTCCTTATTTTTTATTTTATAAACAACGATATCATTTTTATCTAGAACTTTGTCTGCTCCTTTGTGTTTTATTTCTTTCACAACCTCTCTATTAGATTTTGTTCCAAGATGAGATTCCAATTGTTGTTCTAATTCATCTAAATGTTTGTAAAAATTAATATCTTTATTTTTTAATTTTGATTTAAATTTGTCAAAATTCTTAAGCGTCGCATGAATTCTTGGTGCATCTTCTTGCCTAACGTTCCCATTTTTATATTGTATAATAATCCAATCTGTATACTTCTTGGAAAATGTAGGGTCGGCATTTTCTGCAAAATATTGTATAATATCTTTTGCTTTCTCTAATTTTGCTAAATGATCATGTTTTATAGAAATAATTGGATATTTCTTTTCTAAATAATCAAGTCGGTCCTCTAAGAGATAAACCCCTTCTATAATAAATGATTTGAAACTTAACATGTTATCCAATCAAATCTAAAGGTGGTAAAATCATAGACATATATTCTTTTTCTATTGTTTCTTTTTCATCTTTACCTTCTTGCCAAATTTTGTCGCCATTGACAGTAAGGCCACCGGGAAGAGGGACTCCCCCGAATTTCTTCAAATTCTCTCCCCATTGCATCTTAACAGAAGCTGTAACGTGAGCAAGTATAAATCTTTCATTAAGTACATCTTTACTAGTTTGTGGATCGAGAAATGTGTGTACTTCTGCAACAATCCAATCCCCAACTCTAATATCATTTTGCCAGTCAAATTCTATAAAAAGTCTGTGATCATTTCTACTAAATAGAATATTAGGATTTGATCTAAATAACATATCCATATCTGCTATTCTCTGCTGAGTAAGAAAATAATCTACGAACGATGCTTGAGTAGAACCAAAGAAGTCAAAGAAGTTTATTTGAGAACGAAGCCAAAATTCTACAGAAGTAAACATAGAACTCTGAGCGCTTCTAGGATCAAGAATTCTCGTTACACCCAAAACATTAGGGCTAGTTGTTAGATATCTATTAACAATATCTTGAGGAGTTACCTGCCACTTTGAGTATGTTCTAAGTGATCCATTGTAGTGGAAATCTTGATAAAATTGAAGAGTATCTGCTATTCTATCATAGAACTGCTCATCAGTGACGTCTATTTTTACAACAGGATGCCCTAAGCGACGTTTAACATAGTCCTTAAGTTCCATTATATTCTGAGGTAAATGTATATTTGTTAAAGTTCCGTAAGTTGTTGCCATTGTAATAAATAAGTAATTTTTTGATTATTTTACTTATTTATAAGGAATGTAATTTATAGCTTTGTATTATAAAGAAAAGACTGTCCAGTAGTTAGAAATAAAAAACAAGCAGATCTATTATTTAAGCTTATAAAATATCCCAAATTAGTGGGATATATGATATTAGACGTAAAGCAACAGAAAGAGATATTAAAATGTAGAAAGCCCTGACTTTGCGCTTACCTTCTGGATTCTCTTTTTTCCGATGTGGTAGTACACCGCTATCCGGTCTATCTTAAGCTCTTTTGTGATTGCCGCTATCTCTACGTATGCCATATTTTTGGGTTTAAAGTTTTACGTTCTTAACAATGTATAAATAATAAGGCAAATAAAAAACCCTGACACCAACCTATTAATGCCAAGGTTTCAACTGATCTTGTCGGGGAGTCAGTCCGTAAGACTCAGGTTAGGATACGAACTCATACGCCAGTCAACGCTTTACGGGCAATGGTTTTGGTTATGTACTCATGTGTGCGCTTATTCTGTGACTGTGAGCCTTGTGATTTCCTCAAGTGCAGTATCAAGATCAAACTGCTTTGCTTCCAAATCACTGTCTTTTTCTGCTATTGTAGCTATTGCTGATTCCGTCTCTGCCTTTGATGCGGAAAGTTCGTTCGTCAGAACGTCAATAGACTGCAATGCCTCTTGAAGCGTCAAATTAATAATATCCAGCAATGGAAACCCTTCAGTTCCAACTGGTAAAGCAGGGCCTTCGGTTTCTTGAAAGACTACTCCGTCTCTGTCAAGCACTGTTTTGAATTTTACGTGTGAACCTGTAAGTATACCATCATTCCACCGTACTAAAAATTCATACGGCTGTCGTGTCTCGTTGATTGTCATTTTGATTACCTTTTAATTTTATCTATCCAAGTGAAAGCCATGTAGAGCCGTCACTACCTTGATATTTACTGCCTGCGCTGCCATCTGTCACGTATATCACTTTACCTGCGCTATGTGTTGGGCGTGTAGCTGTTGTATAGCTACCTAACTGGACAGACCCTGTAAACAGTCCGTTACCGACGACATGACATCTTTCAGTTGGTCCCGGCGTTCCGATACCGACGTTGCCGCTTATTATCATATTCCCTGCACCTGGGTCTGTTGCAGCATATGCGTTACCAAGCGATAATCCTCCCGCTTGGCTCAACACCATTTTTTTCGTTCCATACGGGTCTTCCGTCGCATTAGCCGAATTCCAATAATAACAACCGCCCTGCATAAAATAAAAAGCAGTCGTTGATTTTACATCACCCGTCCCGCTTATTCCCCTAACGTAATTCCCTGCTGAGTTTATATAAACATTAGAACTAAAATAGTTTGTTGGCGCTCCAGCATAGTAACCGCCAAAGAATGAATTGCCTTTACTTACTCCAATTCCACCTAAGTTTATAGCTGAACATGCATTTGTCGCCGATGATTCAAACTTACCAAGAATAGCAACACTATCACTTACATCCACTTTATACGCCGGTCCCGTCGTCCCGATGCCGACGTTGCCTTGAATTATCATATTCCCCATTCCAGGGTCAGTTGAAACATAAGTATCGCCCACAGAAAATCCGCCAAGATTGTTTAATCTCATATGCGGGATGTAAGAGCCCGTGCCTCCCGGTTGTGTGCTGAAAGATAGCGACATTGATGGTTCCAAAGTGAAAGTTCCGTAACCAGAATGCCAAGTTCCATTAGTGCCAGTCATTCTCAGATACATATTTGCAGCACCAGAATTGCCACTTCCGTAAATTGTTAAAATCCTATCAGTAGCATCAGTCGGACTACCAATATTTATATTTCCGCCTACAACATCAAGTTTTCCTGCCGGCCCCGGCGTTCCGATGCCGACGTTGCCGTTATTCAGCACCGTCATCGCCGTCGTTGCGCCATTATTCCCCACTAAGGCTTTAATAGCAGGGCTTGTTAGAGTACCGTTACCACTTGTGCCTTGTATAGTTAATGTATCGGTAACACCTGTGCCACCGATCAATGTTTGTCCACCTGTCCGGCCTGCGAGTTTTACGAGAGATGTATTGTCTGAGGTATCACCCGTATTCGTCCCCGAAGTATTTTCTATTACAGTTTTTTGAGCATCAGTACAAAACCGTTTATTCAAACTGTCCACAAAATCAGCAGTAGTAGCATCACTGCCGCCTGTCACCAACCCATCAGCACCGTAACTTATCTTAGTGTGGGTGCCCCCTGTTATCGGTGTACGAGCAGCAAGGCCACCCAAATCTGTAAGTGATATTATTACAGTACCTGTTTGTCCATTAACACTAGTAACATCATCTGAGTTATCGGATTTCTCGATCATACCTGAACTATTATAGATAGCCCAATCACCGAGATGAAAAGAGATACCAAACTGAGTTACTGTATGATAAGGCGCGACACCTGTTACATTATAAACATAGCCTGCTTTTGTAATATCCACAGCAGTTAGTGTTGGGGAGTTTGTTGTGGCATTCCAAACTCCAATATATTGTAATAATGTAGTTGGTAGATTTGTGATAGGAACTTTTCCACCACTATCCAGACCACAATACCCATTATTAACATTTTTGTTCGTGTTGTTTTCTGGATTAAATCCTAAAGCGTTTACTACGCTATTATATGTTATCCCAGATATAAAATTTGATGGATTGGATGCTGGATTGAATATTCTGGGGAAACTGTACCACTGATTCTGGAGGAAAGTGTACCACCCAATTCAGGATGGATTTGATAAAGAAAACATACAAAAATATCTCAAGATTTCTTTCTTCTTAGCGTCTCTCC